GAGTGACTGCCTGAACCGGGACGAGCATCTGGTGTTCTCCCGGATCATCAACAGCATCCTCGGCCTGAGGGCGGTCCACATCGTCCAGGTCTACGAAGACGACGTGCGAGCGGAAACCGGGACGAGGCACATCCCCATCCACCAGTTCACCGCCTTCCCCCTTGAGCCACGGGTCCGTCACGAGGTGCCCGCCTTCACTGTCCGGGAGTCCGCTGACGGTGAGATAGAGGCGGTCATCGCCAAGCCCGGCGCTGGGGTGCTGCGGCGGGCCCGGCTCCGCTGGCAGATGACACGCGGAGGCTTCGCCGCTGTCACCTCCGGCGACATCGCCGCCCTGGCCGTTCTCCTGTGGGACGCCGACCCGCTCGGCCCCCGCTAGCTTCCACCACCGCGCGGCCCGGCAAAGGTGCCGCGACCGGGGATGGCGTAGATCAGCCCCTCGTCCGCGAGGACACTAAGCGCTTTCCTGACGGTGCCCCGCGCGAGCCCGGTCTCTTCCGCCAGTTCCGTGATCGACGGGAGCGGGCCGCGGGGCGGTATCTGCCCGGACGTGATCCGTTCCCGCAGTTGCCCGGCGAGCTGCCGGTAACTCGGTTCGGTGCCGTGCGGGTCGACGGTCAGCCGGTTCATGCCGCACACGCTAGCCACTCCCGTACCGGTTGCAATGAGTGACTTACCTATCCCGCGTGGCACACCTAGCAGACCTAGCACGGCCGGTTTACCATGACCGCGGGGGGTGCGTTTCCTGTTCCCCGGCAGGAAGGACACCGCCGTGCGCAACGACACCTGGGGCTGACCCCTCACCACCATCTGAGACGCGCGGGGGCCTGGGGGAGCCTGCCGGTTCTGTACCCCGGCCCCCGCGTCCCCCGTGAACGGAGAACCCCGCCATGAGCCCGTACCGCGCCGGTGTCACCGGCTCCCGCGACTGGTACCGGCCCGGAATCATCCGCGACTGGGCCAGGGGTGTCCTGGCCGCCCACCCGGACGCGGTACTGATCTCCGGGCACGCCAGCGGAGGCGCCGGCATGCTCGCCGAACGGGAATGGGCGGCACTGGCCGGCTACCGGAACGCTGACGAGGCCGCCGCGGCGGGCCGGATCGAACGCCACCCCGCGGACTGGTCCCGGCACGGGAAACAAGGCGGCTTCATCCGGAACGCCGAGATGGTGGCCAGCGGCGCCGACGAGTGGGCGGCGTTCGTGCGGCCGTGCACCAAGCAGGACTGCCGCACCCCCGGCACCCACGATTCCCACGGGACCGAGCACTGCGCGCGAATCGCCGAAGAGGCGGGGATTCCCGTCAAGCGGTACAGCTACTGGTCACAATGGGGATCGTGACCGCCGCACCGGATCTCGCGCCCGCACTGGCCGCGCTGCCACCCGGGCAGCTCGAGCGGGCCCTGCGGCGCCGTCTCCGCGTCTCCACGGTCGACGGGACGCTCGGTTCGCCGCTGCTGACCCAGTACCCGGATGAGACGGCGCGGCTGGTGCTGGATCTCGTCGCGAATGTCCTGATGCTGAAGGGGTTCCCCCCGGCCAGCGACCCCGCGCCCGTTCCGTAACGGCCGGGTAACGGTCCCGCAACAGCGGTAAACCCTGACAGAATGCTGCGCGTCTCTTACGCAGAGCCACAAGAGTCACTGTCCGCCGCTACGGTATACCGCAGCGTCACACGGACAGCCCTGGGGAGGGAAGCACGATGATGGGGGAGCGGAGCTAGTGGCAGGCACGGTGTTCGTGATAGCGCTGCCCGCGGCGATGCTGGCGGCGGCGGCCGGTCCCACGGTGGCCCACCGGGTGGCCAGGTGGGCACGCCGCCGCAGGTTCGAGCGGGAAACCCGGCAGGCGATCAAGCTCATCACCCAGCCCGGCGGCATCAGCGCCCTGGGCCGGACGGTCCGCCTGTGACCTCGGAGGCGGCGTGATTGTCGCGGGTGTGGCCCTGTCCACTTCCGGGCTGCTCTCCATCCTCGTCGCGGTGGGCATACAGATGACAGACATCTGGCGAGGACGGCCGGGCCGTTCTGTTCTCGGCGTCCTGATCATCGGCAATGCGGTCATCGGGACCGGGGACATCCTCGACGGCTCATGGCCGTGGTCGATCCTGAGCTTCACCCTCGCCGCGGTCCTGGCATGGCTGTGGTGGCGCAACCGCAAGCGCCGCAAGCGCGCCCTGGACGCTCTCGGCGCGAAGTCCAAGGCCCTGCGTGACGCCCTCGTGCGCCGCACCAGGGAAGCCGCCCAGCCCCGCCCGGTGCTCCGGCCTGTCCCCGGCGGGGTGCGGTGAACGAACCACCACCGAGGACGGGCCACGGGCACATGCCAGCGTCGTGAGGCCGCTGGCATGTGCCGGGGGCCCGTTTCCCCGCCCAGCCGATACCACCGGCATCAGCGGCTGGGATCATCCGAACAAGGAGAACAATGTCTTTTAAGGCAAAGATCGCCGCAGCAGCGGGGTCCGCCGCGCTGCTCGCCGGCGGGATGGGGCTCGCTGGCGCGGGGGCCGCCAGCGCAGCTCCGGTCAGCACCCAGACCTGCAACGCCTGCTACCACATCCAGAACGACTACGCCTTCCGCGGCGCTCTCGACGCCCTCCACCAGGCCACGGCGGTGAACAGCCCGATCGGCCTGTGGTACGAGAAGTCGTCGACCACCGACCCGGGCGCGGACCTGCTCATCGTCCCGGCGGGGACGGTCAGCAGCCACGGCAAGGTCAACCAGTCGGGCCTGAACTGGTCGGCCTACAAGGGCGACGATGTGGTCCGGTTCAAGTACGACCCGTTCGGCAACGGCGGGGCGAACACGTACGTCGGGCTCGACGGCCCCGCCGCGTCCACCGCGACGAAGATGGCGCTCCGCGCGGACAACCCCAACTCCGTCTGGCAGGAGTGGATCGTCCTCCCCGTCAGCAGCAGCAACACCCCGGAGCTGGGCACCCACTCGTCCGTCATCTTCGGCGGCGGGAAGTACGTGCTGATCAACGTCGGCCAGACGGTGAACACGAACGACCCGCTCGTGGCCACCGACCCCGGCGATGCCCTGACCGGCTCGCTGGTGCAGCAGGACGTGGAGCACGCCACCATCACCCAGAACTACCAGGTGCCGACCAACCAGATCTGGGACACCCAGAACTAGCCGCCGCCTGAAAGCTCCCGCCTCCCGGGCCTGGATCCTGGCCGGGTTCCTCCCCAGGGCCCGGGGGGCGGGCTCATGTGACAAACCGATCCGACAGGCAAAGGTGCCCCCTATGAAGACCAGCCCCGTTCTCACCACCATCGCCGCAGCTGCCACGGGAGCCGCCATCGTGGCGTTCCCCGCCGCCGCGAGCGCATCCCCGCACCCGCACGCTGTCCGCGCCTCCACGCTTCTCACTAACCGGCCCGACAGCGGCGGCAACGGGGACTGGGCCCTGGACCGCATGGACCGCGCCCTGACCATCACCCAGACGGGGCCGCACACGTTCACCGCGGCCGTCCGGGACACCGGCTCGTTCACCACCATCCGCGGTGCGTTCACCCCGAACCAGGGCGGCACCGACGCGGGTAAGCACATCCGCGGCCGGGTCAGCGGCCAGGTGAACGGTGCCGCGTCCTACAGTTTCACCGCCAGCACCGAGCCGAACGCGCGCCTGGTGCCGTCCCACGAGAACGGCGACCCGTCCACGGGCCCGCAGGGCACCAGCGACTGGTTCGAGCAGGCGTTCCCGGCCGGCACCACATTCGGCGGCGCGGGGATCGGCAACTGGAACTGGGCCTACGCCGCGAAGGTCACGGTGACGAAATACCGCACCGTGACGGTGCACCGGCATGGGCACAAGGTCCACGTGACCGTCCCCTACCGGGCCACGCAGACCCAGCGGTGGGACGACGGCATCTCTAACAACGGCGGGCAGGTTCCCGCGGCCGGGAACATCACCGGCTGACACCCAAGGCTCCCGCTCCCCGGCCTCTCAACCTCGCTGCGGGCCGGGGAGCGGGTTCGCATTCTCCCGGGGGACCGCAGCACGTGAGGGGGGCCGGTCCCCCGGGAGAGTGACAGGGGGAGATCCCGGGAGACCGGCACTTGCAGGGTGTGGCAGCCGGGGGGAGGACTGCCACCGCAACCTGAGCAACCTGGTCATACCCGGCGTAGCATCTTCCTGAAACACAAAGTCCCCTGATCGCCACACACAGTGACTGGGGATGCTGGGGGGATGCCAGTGACCGGCCACCACACGGGCCAGCGCTGTTTCACCTGCCCGTGCTGCGGAACGCTCTCGGTGCATGCCGAAGACTGCACGTTCGGCTACTGCAGCCGGTGCGGGGACTACACCGGGGATCCGGTACTCGGGCTGCTGCACCTCGTCAGGCCGTGCCCGTACCGTCAGCCGTAGCTAGCCGCACTCACAGGCCGACGCCGCGCATCGGGTGGTTCTTCCAGCGGTCAGCCGAGAGCGGCTCGGCTGGCTCGGCGAACTCCTTCGTGAGCGGATCCCAGTACCGCTCGACCACGCCGCAGATGGACGCGGGGTTGCGTTCCCGGTACTCCCGCCACACGCGCCCGGCGTAACGGTTCATCCCCTCGGCCACGTTGCAGCCGCGGCAGAGGTAGCCACGGACAAGGCCAGTGCCGTGGTCGTGGTCCTCCACGGGGGCACCCTGCCCGCCGCATACCGCGCAGCGTTCCTGCTGCCAGTCGGACATCACCAGGGCGGGCAGTATGCCGTCCCCGAGCTGGTCGATAGCTGACTTGTACAGCGTGCGGACACGCTCCCGGTCGGCGTCCGTCGGTGGCGGCCAGGACCAGCACGCCGGGCTGAAATCGTGCGGCTCACTCGTCATCAGTCACCGGCTCGAACTCGCCGGCCACCACATAGGCGGCGCTCTTGTCGAGCCGGTTCCGGGCCCGGTTGTAAATCTCGGTCGTCCGTGAGTCGGCGTGCCACATGTCGTCCTGGAGCTGGTGCAGGGACACGCCGCGCTTGAGCGCTTCGGTGGCGAACGAGTGACGCAGCGAATGGGGGGACAGGTGCGCTGCGGACGGGATCTCTGCCCGGACGGATAGGCGGCGGACGAGACGGAAGATGTAATGGCGGTCGACCGGCCGCCCGGTCGAGGTAGCGAATAGCGGGCCCTCCGCAGGGTGGCCGCGTTCGGCGAGCATCTTCGTGATCGCGTTGTAGCCGGGCGGGGGGATGGGTGCCTTGCGGCGGACGTCGCCCTTGCCGCGCAGGAAGATCACATGATGCCCGTCGTCTTCGGCGATGTCCTCGATGCGGGCGCTGACGACGGTCCCGACCCGCAGGCCGTTGCCGAGCAGGAAGCGCATCAGCGCACCGCTGCGGAGGCTGTCGGCGTCGGCCGCGAGGATGAGCTGACGGGCGTGGGCTTTGCTCAGGCCGAGCGTCGGTGAGTCGTCCCTAGCGACCTTTGGGCGTTTCCGGGTGTGTGCCGGGTTCTCGGCGGCCAGAACGACAGGGGAGTTGGCGGTTTCCTCGTGGAGGAACTCATACCAGGCGGAGACCGCTGAGACGCGGCGTGCGATGGTCCGTTTGGCGAATCCGCGGGCCTGCTGGTCGCGGATCCATTTTCCGGTGTCGGTCTTGCGTGCGGTGAGCGGGTCGATGCTGTTCGCCTCGCACCAGGTGCGCCACAGGTTCAGGTCGTTCGCGTAGGCGGCGGCGGTGTTGCCTTCGCCGAGAGTCCCGTACCACTCGGCAGTGAGCCGGGCGGTGAGTTCCATCTGCGGGGTGATGATCCGGCCGTCGAGCGGCGTGGTCGCCGCGAGGTCGGTCATTGGCCGTCCTCGTAGTCCTCTACGAGGCGCAGCAGCTTCGGCGGGCACTCAGGCATGTACAGGGGCATGAACTTGTCCAGCTTGGCGCGGGCCGCACCTTCGGTCATTGGCCCGAACGTTGCCCGCTGCCCACCCCACGGGCTAGCCGGGACGACGATGTAGTGATCCAGGTCGGTGTCCGCCGCGCGCCGCGCAGCCGCTTCCCGGTCTGCATCGGTCACTGGCTCGTTGTTCTGATCGGTTAGCTGACCCATCTTGTTCCTTCGGTCTGGTCGATACGAACGGCTGGCCCGGTAGGGATGACCCTACCGGGCATACATACACCATAACAGTCATTATGGTGTATCTCCTGAACGCCACGCCGGACCATGTAACTCGGTAGTTGCGTCCCGGTGGCCGGGCTGTTGGCGGTGTGTCGCCGACCACTTGCAGACCGCCCGGCCGCCTTATCCTTGAAGGGTGCGCCCCGTCGACCTAGCCCAGGTGGCCCAGATCCGCGCGGACCTGTCTGCGGGTCGGGCCAGGACGGCACGGTCGGCCGCGGATGTGAGCCTCGCCGAGTTCGCCGCGGCGCTGCACGTCTCGCATCAGGCGGTGTCGATGTGGGAGGCGGGGACGCGTCGCCCGTCCGCTGCGCATGCCCTGGCGTATGGCCGTCTGCTGGCGTCCCTGACCCGCGCGGCGGCATAGGGAACGGGTTAGCACACCTGGCACGCATGGCACGGCGGGGTTACATTGGTGTGCTGTGAGCACTGGGGAGCGATATACGCAGGTCGGTGACCGTCTGCCGGCCTTGTCCGGGGATTTGCAGCGCAACCTCGGCAAGGCTGCGAGGGCCCTGAGCCGGGACCGTGTGCGGGCGGTGGCGCTGGTTTACCGGGGGCAGCAGGCGATGCGCCCGTACATGGCTGAGGTGGCCCGCGCCTACGTGGCTCGCAACGTGGAGACGGGCCGGCCGGTCCAGCTGCACGAGTTCCACCGCCTGTTCTACTCCGCTGGGGCGCTGGCGGTGCTGCGGATCGGCGGTGACCTGGCCGCCTGGGACCTGTTCAGCTATGACGCGGATGGGATCCGGGTGCTGGCCGGGCAGATGGTCCCGGGTTTCCGGGAGTACCGGCCGGGGCGGCTGCTGGAGATGTGGCTGGTGGCGCGGGCGCGCACCGATCCGGGGTGCCGGGTGGTGGACTGGGGTGACGGGCACGCCGAGTCGCTGCTGGCGATGGCGTGAGCTGGGCGGAGGTCGGCGCCGGGGACCTGCTGACCCTGGTCGCCTCGGTCATGTACGTGGTGTGCACCCTGCGGGGTACCGCCCGCCCTGAGGTGGTCTCGTGGGGGGCGTGGGCGGCGCTGCTGGCCGAGGTCACGTTCGCGTCGTTCGTCACCGGCCAGTACCCGAGCGCCCTCTATACGGGGATCTGCGCGGCGGCGTGCGGGACGGTGACGGTGCTGTCGCTGCGGCGCGGGGACTGGACGGTGACATGGCTGGACGTGCTGAGCCTGACCGCGGTGACCGCCGGCCTGGTGCTGCTCATGGTGGTGCGCTCCCCCGCCGCGACCGTCATCGTGGCTGCTGCCGCTGACCTGGCGGCGTATCTGCCGACGATCCGGCATGCGTGGGATGAGCCGCGGGAGGAGCCGTGGTTCGTGTACCTGCTGTTCGGGGCCGGGGCGACGCTGACGCTGGCTGCGGCGGAGATCACGGTCACGGGTGTCCTGTATCCGCTGTACCTGGCGGTCGCTGACTTTTTCGTGGCTGTGATCATCGTGGGGCAGCGGCGGGCGGAGCGGGCCGGGACCGCGCGCCTGCTCGGGTTCCCCGATTCCCGCTCGTGGCGTTACCGGCTGGACTGATGCGGACGGCACAATGGCGCCTGTGACTACAGAGCGGAAGATCACCGCTACGGCGGCGGACGGGAAGATGACCCTCGCCGAGCTCGGGGTGTTCATCGCTGACGCGATTGAGGCGGCCGGGGCTGTCCCGGTGACGCCGGTGGTGCGGACCAGGGGTCTCGGCGGGATCAAGTCGATCTCGGTGACGGTGACGGATGATAGCGCCGGCCGGTGACATTACGGGCCGGGCGGCCACTCCCCCGCAGTTACTCGGGCGCCTTCCCATCTGCGGCGCACTGCTGGCAGAGGTCTTTGCCGCCGGGCAGATTCACCCGGCCGCCCATGCCACGGACAGACCTCCGCGCCACGGCAGCGGATTTGGTGCTGGCGTCGATGATCTGGCTGCAGGCGTCGCAGTAGACCGTGTACTCGATGCTCATCGTTCGGCCCGGCGCTTCATCTCGGCCGCGCGGTATTCCGGGAGAGCCAGCTGGCGGAGGCGCTCGCGTGTGAACCCGGTCTCCTTGGCGATGTCGACTTGCGGTATGTCGTCCTGGTCGGAGGCTTCCCAGATGGCGTCGATGAGAGCGTCGCGTGTGGCTTCGCGGTCGATGTTTGCGACCTGATTCTCGACGGCCAAGGAGTGCAGCAGTGCCACATCTCCGGTCAAGGTGTCGGCCTGCCCGGCCGTGAGCGCCTTGAGTTTGTTAGCCGCCGTGCGCCGCGGTCGGCGCGGGTTGTGAAGGATATTGTGTCGCGGGCCTTCAGAACGAATGGCCGCTTCTTCCGCAGTAAGCGCGCGCTGCCGGTCCGGGTGCCACTCCACAGTCTGCCGCTGGACCTCGGGCCACCACGGCTGCATGTAAGCGTGCTGTTCCCAGCGAGCGCCGAAGCTCTTACTGATGCCCACATAGAGCAACTCGCCGCCCGCGCCATACAGCCGGTAGACCGCCGTGCGCTCGCTCACCTCTCCCCCTGCTGGGGCTCGGGCCGCTGGGGCATCTCGTTGATGTCTCCTACGAACCATCGTGCGAACTTCCGCAGGACGGCGGACCGGTTGGAGTCCGGGTCGGATTGCTTCGCTGCGTCGTCCAGCCGCTTCCACAGATCGTCGTCGATGCGGATGCGCCGAAACGGCGTCCCTTCTGGTGCCATGGTGTAAGCCCTTTCGTTTCCCCTAGCGTACACCCCACCGTAGGGTTTGACTGTGGCTACAGTAGGGCATACAGTTCGGGGCGTAGGCAAGAATCCACCGCAACACAAACCCCGTGGGGGAACCGGATCATGATCACCGTCAAGACAGCCGCAGGGATCGCCGCCATAGCCATCACCGGCGTCAGTCTCGCCGCGTGCGGGACCACCGTCACCAAGGCCCCGGCCGCCAAGACCGGTAACGCCTCCGGTTGTGTCGCGGGGTCCAGCACGAACCCGTCCTGGTGCCCTTCATCTCCCACCACGGCCGCCCCGTCCCCGTCCCCGAGCCCGGCGAAGCCGCTCACCGGCGGTATCGGCACCACGTTCGAGGTGACCGGGCCCAACGGCCCCAGCGGCGCGACCACCGTCTACGACGTGAAACTCATCGCGGTGGAGCAGCAGGCCACCCTCGGCCAGTACGACACCCTCACCAACGGCGCAGACCACATCACCGCCGCCGAGTTCACTGTGACGGGGAAGACGGGGCAGGCCAGCGACGACGCGGACGCGGACGCGGTGGCGGTCGGCTCGAACGGGCAGGACTACCAGCCCAGCTTCGACCAGATCACGGCGGGCACCAACTTCGACAGCGGCCAGTTCAACGTCTCCCCCGGCACGACGGTGACCGGCTGGGTGGCGTTCGAGATCGCACCGGGCGCGACGATCGCCAGCATTCAGTGGTCGGCGGGGTTCGATGGCCCGGTCGCCACCTGGACCGTCAAGTAATCAGGCATACGGAAAGCCGCCCCGCTCACCCGTGAGGGCGAGCGGGGCGCAGGAGAAGGGGATTACAGCAATGATCGGCAACGGCTACTGGTCCACCGGCATCGTGGTCGCCTACTCGGACTGGCACGGCGGCGCGTGGAGCGCCGAGGTCGAATACTTCGACAGCGGCTTCTGCGACGACGACGCCGCGAACGGGATCATCTCCACGCAGGGCAAGCTGAACACCCGCTACGCCGTGCGGGACGGCTCCGAGGCGACCCTGACGGCCGTCATCGACGTCATCAAGGCGGACGCCGAGCGGCTCGGGATCACCTTCCGGGCCGGCGGCGGAGCACCGAATGTCTATTACAAGGGCGACGGCGAAAACGGGAACTACCCTCCGCCCCCGAACTGGCGCGGCCTGATCGACGCGCAGTCCCGGCGGCTCGGCTGGCAAACCGTCTACGGCAGCCAGTCATGAGCCGCATCTGGGAGCTAGTGAAGACCTGGATAGCGGCGAAGACGGGCCTGTGGCGGATCAACGCCGTGGTGTGGAACCGGCAAGCGCGCCGGATGGACGAACTAGCAGCCGAGGTGTCAGTGGCTGGCCTCGCGGACAGTGCAGAGTTGCTGTCCGCGAGAGCCCGGCGGCTGCGCACCATGGCACGAGAGGCCAAGCCATGAGATGCCACCACCATCACCATCACCACCGCACGCACGGGGGCAGTCTGCTGCTCGCGCTCATCCTGCTCGGTGCGGCGTTCGGCCTCTCCCCGGTCCTCGGCGTGCTGCTGATGGTCCTGGTGGCCGTCTCGATCGTCACCTACATCGTTGTGCAGGTCCGGGCCGCTGTGCGACACGGGAAGCCCAGTAAGCCCGCTGCGGGGAGCAGGGACGCAGGATGGAGAGCGGACCACGTGCCCGCGAGCGCCGAATACAAGGCCGCGCACCCGGAAGGGCCGAGAGATTGGGAGCCAGTGTCATGACCTTCTACGATTACACGGTCAGCCGGTATCTCGCCGGCACACCGTTCGAGGCCCTGATCATGGCTGCGATGCGCGGCGCTGACACCACCAACCTGGCGTTGCTGCGGGAGGCGTGGCCGGACGTGTGGAATGAGCTGGACGCCCGGTACAACGCTCCCGGTGGCGTGCTGGACGGTGATCCCGAGTACGTGAAGGCTCAGGCCGGGGAGCAGCCACGGCCGGGCAGTGGCCCGCCGCTGCCGGGATCACGTGCCACCGAGCACCCGCACTAGGAGGAACTCTGTGAGCGCCTGGACGCATAACCACTGCGAGCGATGCTGGGATGCCCTGTATCCCGGGCGGCCACCGACCCGGGTCCGCGACGACGGCGAGCAGACCTGCTGCCGTTGCGGCCGGGCACACACCAGCGGCATCTACGTGCGCGCGGCCCCGGAGACGCTTCTGTGCCACGGTGAGCACGCCGCTGACCAGGACGAATGACAAATATCTACAGGCATGACATTGGGAGTTTGACACGGTGCTTACCTTCAGACAGCAGGCTCGGGCGTTCTTTCGGGGCATGGCTCACCTGATGGACTTCACTGGCTCGCTCAAGCCACCGCTACCCCCGGACGTCACCGTGGCCGACGACATGAACGCTGCGTGGAAAGACATTCGGGACGTGCTGCCGGACGGTCCTGACGACCTGGACCAATTCATCGAAGAGAGCCTCAAAAACGACCCCGAATTCCGCGCGGCCTGGGCGAAAGCCCAGGCTCGTGACCAGCGACGTTGACGAATGTCACAGGCCATGACATTGACCGTTGACACGTTCCCGTATCCGTCACCGGCTGGGGAACGGATCCTCGTGCCGGAAGTATCCCGGCTTGATCACCCGATCCGGATAGGCCCGGTGAAAAACAGGGGTCGTGCTGCCGCTGATCGGCGGGACCATCCACGCCCACTCCGCGTACACCGGGCAGCCGGCTTTCTCCTCGGCCGTCGCCCACCTGGCGAACCGGGCCGCCTCGGTCTGATGGTCGGTGACCATCACCCCGGCCGCCCGGTAGCTGCGGTGAACCGCGTCGGCCAGCTCGACCGCCGCCCGGTCCTTCCAGAACGTGTCCAGCCGGGCCGTGTCCAGGCCCATCCCTTTGGCTACATCAGGGAGGACGTTGTAGCGGTCCACGTCCCCCAGGTCCCGCACGCCGACCTCGGTGGAGGCCATGTACCAGCCGGAGAACGGTGAGCACGGGTAGCGGATGCCGCCCGCGTCGAGGTACATGTCGCAGATCACCGGCAGCGCATACCAGCGCAGCCCCAGTTCGGTGAACCACGGGTAGCCGGGGTGGCTGATCGGCACCTCCAGCACCGCGTCGCCGGGGATCGTCCAGGCTGACAGGCCCCCGTCCGGTCCCTGGATGATCAGCGGCAGAATGTCGAACTGGCTCTTGCCCGGCTCCCAGCCGAGCCGCAGCGCCAGTGTGGTGAGCTGCTGGTTCGCGGGGTCGCCGAGCACGCCGTCCGGCTGCTGGTAGCCGGCGTAGCGGATGGCCTGGCTGTTGAGGATGCGGGGGCCGCGGCGGTGTGGTGTGTCCGGCGCGAATACGGTGATGGTGGAGCGGATCCGTCCCCCGTTGGTGGCTTCCCGCAGATGCCCGATGACCTCGGCGGCGACGCTGGCGGGGGCGGACACGTCCCGCTTGTCCCGGAGCCGCAGCGACCGCCACTTGTCCCGGCCCACGCACCGGCCGGCGTGCCTCCACGCGACCCGGGCCGCGTACGTCAGCTCCGGCAGGGTGTGGGTGTAGGTCCCGGTGGCGGCGATGGACTCCCTGGCCTCGCGGACCCGCCGGCCCGTGTCACCGGCGCCGGGGGTGGCGGAGTGGAACCCGCGGATGAAGTCCTCGGCTTCGGCCATGTCCACGGCCGGTATCCCCGTGGGCTCGGGGGTTCTGCGCCGGAAGCTAAGCAACTGCCTTGGTCACCTCGAGGTCGTCGCGGTGGACCTGGCTGGCTGCCATGCCCGCTTTGCACAAGCCGTCAGCGGTCAGGCCCACCATGCTGGCTGGGCCTGCGACGAACGCCTCCGCGTCCGACCAGTCAGCGTAACCGAGGGCAGCGTCCGAAACATACCCCTGACGGCCCGAGAAGGCCGGATCGTCCGATACGACGGGGATGACCCGCAGCCACGGGTAGGCGTGGGCCAGTTCATGCAGGGCGGGCATGTCGTACAGCTCCAGCGGGGTTTTCGCCCCGTGGAACAGGTGAATGTTGCGGCGCATCCCGTACCCGCCCGCCACCGCTGCCTCGTCGCCGCGCAGCACGTCCTCCACGACAGCCTTGACCGGTGCCAGGCCCGTACCGCCGGCGACGCACAGCAGGTCCCGGTCGCTGACCTGATCGCTGGTCATGGTGCCCGTCGCCGGGCCGATGATCAGCTCATCGCCGTCCCTGGTGTCGCGGACCAGTGCGGTGGACACCCACCCGCCGGGGATGGACCGCACATGCAGGGTGATCCTGCTGCCGTCCTGCGCGGGGGCGTTCGCGATCGAGAACGGCCGCCACACCCGCTGCCACTTCGCGGTCTGCACAGTCACGAACTGGCCCGCGAGATACGGCAGCGGCTCGTTCGTCTCCACCTCGAGGACCGCCAGGTCCCGGGACCGGCGTTCATGCCGGATCACCCGCCCGTGCCAGACCGCCGGACCGCGGTGCGTTTCCGCGCCCGCCATCATCGCCCCCGCCGCGAACGTGTAGGCAGCCAGCCAGCCCGCCTCGGCCCGCTCGTCCAGGGCGGGGCAGTTGTGCCGCAGCGCGGCCAGGAGCGACTGCCCGACCGGGGCGTAATGCTCGGGCCGGACCCCGTACTTCAGGTGGTCGGCGCCGAGCTGGCTCAGGTACCGGGCGAGCTGGTCCGGTGCGTCCAGCAGTTTGACGATGTTCAGCAGCGCCCCGAACAGGCGCTCGTTCTGGTTGTTCATCATCGCGGGGAACATGTCCCGCAGTTCCGGGTGGTACCGGAACAGGGTGGCGTAGAAGTCCCCGGCGACCTTCTGCGCGCCGCCGTTCATCCCGGCGAGGCTGTCCCGGAGCACCACCGGCTCCGGCAGATGCGGTGGCAGTAAAGCCGGCGGATCCACGGGGCAGGCCGCGGGTGGCCCTATCAGGGATGTCCGTGCCGGGCGCCGGTCGAGGTGTACTGCTGACTTCCACGAGATCGGCCGCCACCGCATCACATACCTCCGCTTTGAGGGCCCGGGGTCCGGGCATGTCCACCAGCCGAGCCTAAGCACTGCGAGCAACGACCCGGATACGGAACCGGGAACATTCCGCCTGGACGGTGACACCACACACCCTCCCCGGGGGTCTAGGCCATGCCTGCCATGTGTGCCATAATCCCGTCAAATGGCCAAAGTTTCACCCATCCGGGAGGAATCATGATCAAGAGGCGAATCGCGGCGGTCGCTCTGTCGCTCGCGGCGGCAGGCAGCGTCGCTGGCGTGTCCGTCGCGACGGCGGTTTCCTCGGCGGCCCCGGTCGCTGCGGCTGCGGGACTCCACGCCAACCCGAACCACGTCTTCGACGGGTGAGCGCGGAAGCCCTGCGGGGCAACTCGTTCTCCAACGGGCCCTGCACTCTCACCAACGGCCCCATCCAGCTCGCGTGGAACAACGTCATGGACACGCCGTTCGAGCCTGTGCTCCGTTACGGTTGATCCGCGATGAACTCATGGCGTAAGAGCACCCGAAGCACCGCCAGCGGCCAGTGCGTCGAGGTGGCGGCCTGGCGCAAGAGCACCCGCAGCAACAGCCAGGGTGCGTGCGTGGAGGTAGCGGACTGGCGCAAAGCCACCCACAGCGTCGCTAACGGGCAGTGCGTGGAGGCCGGGAACGGTGCCGGTGTCGTCGGGGTCCGTGACAGCAAGGATCCCGGCCCGGTTCTGGAGGTCACTCCGGAGGGGTGGGGCGCGTTCCTCAGCCGCATCCAGGCCGGGGCCGCAAGATAAAGGACTTCCGCCCAACGTAAAAAGCCGCCGCCCTCCCCCCGAAGGGAAAGGGCGGCGGCTTCTGTGTTGCTCGGGCTACTGCACGGCGGGTGCGGGTGCTACGGGCGGCACCGGGGCGGGGCGCGATGTGTGCGGGGCCAGATAGGCGCTGACCGTGCTCGCTACCAGCGTGACGATGTACGGCAGGAACGCCGCCAGCGCCGACGGCAGCCCCGAATGGAACACGGGCACGTAGGTGACCAGAATCCAGGTGATGACACCCGTGATCGTCCCGGCCGCGGCACCCGCAGCGACCTTGGTCTCGACCGGCCCGCCGGTCACGGCGTTTCCCGGATCGGCAGGGATTCGATCAGGGACGCCAGGCACCACGTGGCCAGCCCGCCCGCGAGCAGCCAGCCGGCCCCGGACGCGGTGATGATCCCCCCGGCGTAGGCGGCGGCGAGGATCAGGAACAGCAGGGCGACGATCTTGAAGATGATGATGAGGGCGAGCTTCATGCCGGTTCTCCTTGTCCCGCTTGAGCTTCCTGTTTCGCTTCGGCGGCCTGCTCGCAGGACGCGAGAGCGGCGACGAGGGCGTAGTTGGAGACAACCGCGAGGTAGACGATGCTGATCTTCTGCCAGAACGCCGGGAACCAGACGTCGGCGACGACCACGGCGACGGTGAGAGCGACCCACGCCCACTTCTCGATGCGGAAGCGGAGCGGGGAGCCTTTGAATCCGCCCGGTGAGCTCACCTGCCCGCCTCAGTGGTCGTTCAGGTGCATGGCGAGACCGCCCACCATGACCCGGCTCAGGTCCGGGTAGCGCCTGCACAGCTCGGTCACGGTGGGGACTTTCCCGGATGTGATGGCGGTGACCTCGTAGGCGCAGATCACCGCGACGGCCCATTTCACGTTTCGTAGTACAGGTGGACGCCGACCGGGACTTTCGGCCCGCTGGCCGCACGCTGGAAAACCCCATCCAGGTAGGTGGCCATGGCGCCGGAGAAAACCGACCCCGGCGACTTCTCGGCGGTGAGCCGGACGATCGCGGAGCACTCGCAGTGCCACGTGTTCGCCAGCCCCTGCAGCGTCTGATCGCCGCGGGACGTGAACGCCTCGTCTCCGCTGCCCTTGGGATAGAACAGCACCACCCCGGCCGGGATCACGGCCTTGTCGGCGGCGAACACCCCGTTGAGGTACGTCGCCAGCGCGGGGGCGTAGACGGCACCCGGGCTGCGTTCGGCGGTGAGGCGGAGCACCGTGGACACGCCGTTGTGCAGCGACCCGGAGCACAGGTCGGCGAGGGACTTCTGGCCCTGCGCAAGCCAGCCCGCGACAGTGGCGGCGGGTGCGGCGGGCGTGTTCCCGCCCGTGTAGCCGGCGATCCACGCGCTCAGGCTGGCCGCGGTCCCGTTGAATGCGTCCTGGTCTTCCGGGGTCCACGACCACTGCCAGAACATCCACCGCGGCCACGGGGACACATCCTGCGGGGCGCTGCTGGCCGGATTGGCGATCCACAGCGGATACTTCGTGCAGGTGGTGAGACCGCGTGCCACGGACAGGTCGCTGTAGACCAGCACCGGGCAGTGCGGGCCCGCCAGTGCGGCGACCTCATCGCAGCAGGTGCGGATCATCGCCGAGGTGACACCCGCGTAGTCGCTGGCCACGACCGCGAGCATGTCGCCGGGCACGAGGCCCTGAGTTTTCGCGGCGGCGACGAAGTGGCGGGCCTGCGCGGCGGGGTCTCCGGACGGGTGGAACTCGTGATACCCGCCGCGGTGGATGCCTGCCGCCTTGATCGCGGCCCAGTTCGCGGGCAGGTGCGGGTCGGTGCCGGCCAGGCCCTCGCTGACCTTGCAGAACGCGAAGCTGTATTTCCCCAGTCCGCTGGCAGTCTGGTCAGGCTGATACGACGAGACGTCGATGCCTTGCGCGCTCGCGGTCATCGGATGGCCTCCTTGACGGCGGGCCGCCATGCTTTTAGGCAGGACTGGCACCAGCCTTTGACACGCGATGGCGGCCCGTAACGACCGCAGTTCCAGCACCAGTGCATGGGCTCCCCTGTCGATGCGATTACCGCCGGCTCCGGAGGGCGGGCGGTGCGCTAGGGCGCCTTACGGTCAGAGGCCGTCGCGTTTGTGGTCGTACAGGCGTTCGCTGGGTGCGCCGGGCGCGGTGAGACGCGCTGTGTGCTGCCGGTGCAGGGCGAGGATGTGCGCGTGGGTCGGTGCTCCGCCGGGGGTGTGCTTCGCGCAGCAGAGGTGGTCCGTGCCGGGCACCTTGTGGCGGCCGATCCGCCAGCAGCGGCCTACTGCACAGTTGTGCTTGCGGACGATCGCGAGCAGCGCGCCGACAATCGCGAGCTCGCCCAGATCCCCTCCCGCCCCGCTCCACGCGAGGTAGGCGGGCCCGGATGGCGAGTCGAGGCCGAGGACGTGCAGCAGCCAGCTCACGGCGGCGTCTCCCCTGGGGTGGCGGACGGGATCGGCGTCGCGGACGTGGATGGGATGAGTGCGGGGTCGCTGATCGCAGGTGCGGCCGTGGGGCTCGCCGTGGGCGTCACGGTGAAGGTGGCCGAGGGGGTGGGTGACATGACCGTGCCCGGTGGCGCTGTAGTCATGGACGAGGGCGCGGGGGTCACTGAGGGGGCGGCCCCCGTCCTCGCGGGTGCCGGGGCCGGCTGCGGGGCGTTTCCCCCGCCGGTCACCGACAGCCCCGTCCCGTGGGTGCCCTGCACGATGGCGGAGACGGGACGCCCGGCCGCGTACTCGGCGGCGGTGAGCACGCCGAGGGTCACCACGGCTATCCCCGCGGCGGTGGCGGCCGAGCGGACGATGATTTTGCGGCTGGCCAGTTTCCTGCCCCGCGCCTGCGGTGACGGGGGCCGCCCGGTGCGCCTGGTGCGTGCTCTCGCCGCCGCCCGCTCGATGCCCCGCTCGTACAGGGCGGTCGCCACTCCCCCGACAGCTGAGGCGAGCCCAGCCCCGGCGAGCGTCCCGGCGGTGCCGATGAACGAGCCGAGGACAGCGGTGGTGATAGCGGCGAGGACGGAGGCGGTGAGTGCAGGAAAGCGGATCAGTTTGGGCGGTGGTGGTGGTGCGTCCGGCAACTCAGTGAACCCCTGGAAAGTGTGTTGACAGGTGCTAACCACCTGGGTTAAGCTGGTGCTAACCACCTAGTGAGGGAGCACGCGATGGCACTGGACGCAAAATTCGTCCCCACCACCGAAGTCAAGATCGGCGACCGGCTCGTCGGCGGGACCGTCACCGCCATCCGCACCAGCAAGTCCGGCAAGTCGATCTGGTTCACCATGAACGGCCACAAGGGCGAGTTCGAGTGGCCACGGGAATCAACCGCAGCCCGTACGGCAGTGTTCACCGAGACCGACGACGATGCCTAACCAGCACAAGACGCCGATGCTCGGCTGGCACCCGCCGGCCGAGGATTCGGCATGGGTGCGGGCCGAGGCCGAGCGGCGGGACGTAGACCTCAAGGTCATCCTCAACGAGGCGCTGGCCGAGTACCGCGAACGCCACGAGAACCGCGAGGGAAGCGAGGCGTGAGCGTTACCAGCCACACCGTGTGGACGGTGCTGTGTGACGGCCCCTCGTGTCCCTCGCGGGGACGCACGGACGTCTTCGAGGTGGGCACGGCCACGCAACTCCGCAAGATCCTCAAGCAGCGCGGGTGGCTGGTGAACTGCCCGGACGATGAGACGGGACGCCGCAAGGACTACTGCCCCCGCCACCGCCCGGACCGCCGCAGGGTGCCGCTCAATAGGATTCGAGCACGTCGGCCGCCGGCACGGTGATGGTCTCCCCGCCGTTGACCACCTGCACGTACGGCTGGAAGAACCCCGTCGCGAGCTGCCCGGTGGCCGCTGACCCGACCTGGCATCGGGCCCGGAACGTCCCGTCGGCCGCCGCTATCCAGTCCGCCGCGAGCCACGCGGCCCCGTCGGGGGAGCCGCCGACGGGCACGAACGCGACCATGACGGGCAGGCTGGCGGTGACCGGATCGACCGGTGTGCCGTCGTCCTGTTCGAGGGTGAGGATCGTGATGAGGACGTTCCTTACGGGGTCGGTGGCGCAGATACGGGCGAGGCCCATCGGTTCGCCGCCTTCTGTTGTCCTTGGCTAGGGTGCCCCACGTGATCAGATGGCTACGGACGCGCGGCTGCCGGTGCGGGCATTCCCGCGAAGCCCACCACCACTACAGGCGGGGCTCTGACTGTGCCGCGCCCCGGTGCGAGTGCCGCCGGTGGCGGATCTCCCGCAAGCCCCCGCTAGACGCGGACCCCGCCGGCCTGCACTTCCGTCCCGGCACCCGCCGCGACGAGTTCGGCGGTGACATGCCCCGCCCTGGCCTGCGTGACGATCCCCCCTACGGCCAGTGGCGTGACAATGACCCCGGCGCGGACGGACGGCACGATCCCGCCGCATGACATGACCAGGAACGTGACCGTGAACGACCCGGCCGTAACACTGACCGTGACAGCGGACCCGGCGAGGAAGATCCCGGCGAGCATGTCCCCGGCGGCGAAGCTGACGGTGACCGAGGTCCCGCCGATGGCCATCCGTGCCGTGAACCGCCCGGTGGTGCCCGTGGCCGAGGTCGCGGTCCCGGTGAGCGCCGCGGTCCACGTGAACGTGCCTGCCGCGGTGGTGACGGTGACAGCGGTCCCGGCGGCGGCCATGGCCTGAGCCAGCGCCCCGGCAGTGACGGATGCCGAGGTGGCGGTCCCGAACATGGCCGCGGTCTGGGTGAACGTTCCAGCCGTAGCCGTCCCGGACGTTGCCGTACCGGTGATGGTGGCGTGCCATGCGAGGGCACCTGCGGTCGAGGACAGCGACGCTGCGGCCCCGGCGATCGTGGCGTGCCAGGCGAGCGTGCCAGCCGTGACGGAAGCGCTGGCAGCAGTGCCCGCGATGACCGCGGTCCACGCGAGCGCGCCTGTGGCGGACGTGACCGTGGTTCCGGTCCCGGCCAGCGCCATCGCCTGCGTGAACGTTCCAGCCGTCGCGGAGACGGAGGCCGCCGTGCCTGCGAAGGCCGCGCCCGCACTGAGCGCACCCGCCGTGGACGTTGCGGACGATGCGGTGCCGACCAGCGCCGCGTGCCAGGCGAGCGCCCCGGTGGTGCTGGACGCTGAGGTGGCTGTCCCGGTGATGGGTGCGTGCCAGGCGAGCGTGCCCGCGCTCGACGACAGCGATGCCGCAGACCCGGTGATGACCGCGGTCCACGCGAGTTTGCCCGCCGCGGCCGAGACGGTGGTCCCGGACCCGGTGAGGGCCATCGTCTGCGTGAACGTTCCCGCAGTCGTGCTCGCGGACGTCGCGGTGCCGGTGAGCGCCGCATGCCACGCCAGCGCGCCCGTGGTGGAGCTCGCGGAGGCAGCCGTGCCGGTGACGGCCATCGCCTGGGCGAGAGCCCCGGTCGTGGCGGAGACGGACGCCGCGGATCCGGCGAGCCCGGGAATGTCGATGACCGCGCCAGCGGACGACGAGACGTTAGCCGCAGTCCCGGCGAGGGTGGCGATCCACGCAAGCGCACCGGCAGACGACGACGCCGATACGGCGGTGCCGGTGATGGGTGCCAGCCACGCCAGCGCGCCCGTCGTGGAGCTCGCGGAGGCGGCCGTGCCTGCGAGGGTGGCTGTCCACGCCAGCGCGCCCGTGGTGGCGCTGGGCGATGTGGCCGTCCCGGTGACGGCCATCTTCTGCGTGAACGTTCCCGCAGCCGAGGACGCCGATACAGCGGGGCCGGTGATGGCCATGGCCTGCGCGAGCGCCCCGGCCGTGGCTGTGCCGGAGGTGGCCGTGCCCGCGAGGGTTGCCAGCCACGCCAGCGCCCCGGTGGTGGTGCTGGCCGTGGTCGCGGTACCCGTGATGACCGCATGCCAGGCGAGCGCCCCGGCGGTCGCGGTCGCGGAGGTTGCCGTGCCTGTGAGAGTGGCGGTCCAGGCGAGCGCACCCGTAGTGGACGATGCGGAGGTGGCGCCCCCGGCGATGGCCGCATGCCACGCCAGAGCACCTGTGGTGGACGACGTGGAGGCCGCAGTGCCGGTGATAGGTGCCAGCCACGCGAGCGCACCCGCGGTCGTGCTGGACGACGCGGCGGTACCGGCCGTCGCCATCTGCTGGGCGAGCGCCCCGGACGCGGCCGAGACCGACGCGGCGGTCCCCGTGACCGCCATCGCCTGGGTGAAGGCTCCGGCCGTGGCCTCGGTGGCGGTGCTGTCCGCGCTGCCCGTGAGCGCGGCCTGCCACGCCAGCGCCCCGGTGGTCGTGCTCGCCGAGGTGGCTGTGCCCGCGAGCGCGGCGGTCCACGCCAGCGCCCCGGTGCTGCTGCTCGCGGACGTCGCGGTCCCGGTCAGGACCCAGGTGGTGGCCCCGGACTTGAACGTCGCCACACACGCGACGTAGGCGTTGTTCGTGCCGGAGATGTTCGACGTGCCGTTATAGGTCGCCGTGCCGGTCGTCGTGGCGATCTGGAAGCCGGTGAGCAGGAACACGCCGGTCTGGGCGGTGACCTGGGTTTCGTTGGTCCACGGCGACGACGGCCCGGTGAGCGTGGTGGACACCGCGCCGTTGTTGTTGAACCCGCCGACAACACCAATCCGCAGTTCAGACGCCTGCGTGCTGGTGGCGGTCGCGTTCGACGTCCACGAGCTGGTGGTGACCGCGGGCCCGTTGGACTGGGACACGTCCAGGATCGAGGACGTCGCGACCCCGGACACCTCGTAGACGAACACGCTCATCTGCGCCGACGTGCCTTGCGTGACCACGATCGACGTCTGGCCGCCGGCGCAGTTCGGGTCCGCCCAGATCGCCACGGTGCCCGTCGTGGCTGTTTCCAGGCTTTTCTGCGACGCCCAGTTACCGGCTACCCCGCCGAGCTTGACCCCGGTGATCGTCGTCGCGCCCGCGTAGACGCAGGCGATCAGGCAGTTCCCGGCGGTCGTCGCCGAGCTGAGGGTGACGGTGACTGTCGTCGCGCCGGTTGTGCTGCCGCTCTTGGTCTGGACGACGCTGAAGGTCACGGCTCAGCGCACCGCCCCCCGGGTGTCAGGTTCTCCCGGCGCGGATCAGGGCCGCCGCTTCCGGGTCTTTCACCAGCGCGACGGGGCAGCGGTGCGCCCACCGGCCCAGGCCCATGCAGTCCCGGCAGGACGCTCCCCCGGTCTGGGACACGAGGGCTTCATGCGTGTTGCACAGCCACACGTCCCGGATGTGGCCGTGGGCGCAGACCCGCCGGTACAGCCATGCGGGGGTCGCGCCGCAGTCCCGGCCTGTCTCGTCCGGCCGCGCCGCGCACGGGTGCATGCGCGGGACGTTCAGGGTCGGCGCGACCGGCTCAAGCAGGTGAACGGCCACGGCTCGTGACTCCTTTGCGGACCTAGACCGTGCAGGTGAACGCCCCGCCGGCCGCCGTCAGGCTGTCCCCGACGAGAGGGGTGCGGGGGTTGGCCAGCAGGTACGAGATGATGCAGTGCGACGTCGAGCCGGACACGGCGTCGGTGAGCATCGCCCACGTGCACGTACCCGGCCCGGCGGTCGTGATCGGCCCGAACGTGAGGGTCAGCGCGTTGGAGATCACCGACGGGGACGCCGAGGACGGCCCGGTCCAGCCGGTGGTGACGGCGAGGGGCTGCCGCGCGTACCCGTCGGAGGTGGAAAACTCCGTCTCCGCCGCCATCGTCAGGTCCGCACCCGACGCCGGCGCGGCGGTGATCAGCGCCAGGTAGGTGGTGGCGGCAGTCGGGGACTGCAGGTTCAGGGTGACCGCGTTGAGGGCTTCCTTCTCGGCGTACTCCATGAGCTGGCCTGCTGAGAGCGCCATGGGTCAGGCCCCTTCCGGTGTTCCGGGCACGAGTGCCTCGAAGTGCTCGTCGAAGAAATCCGGGTGGATCGCCGTGTGCCGGATGATGCCGGACGAGTCTTCCCACGCCACGATCAGCGCCCCGGTGTCCTCGTCGGTGGCACCGTGCTCAACCTCGGTACCGGGGGCCATGTCCAGGTCGCGCATCTCGCCGGGAAGTTCGCGGCCAGCCTCGGCGGCGTGATGCTCACCGAGCCCCTTGCTGTGCGTATAGCGGTGTGTTGCGGGCATGCGGGAGACCTCTCCGGGCATTGGGGGCGATGGCAGATGAGCGGGCGGGAAGGCGCTCAGGTCAGGAGGTTCATGGCGACGAGCGCGGTGATGAGCTCGTTGATGGCGTCTTCCAGCTGGTTCAGGCCGGACAGGGCGTTGGTGTTGAAGTTGCCGGTCGTCAGGGAGCAACCCGCGCCACCACCCCAGCTCGTGGACGGCGGGGTCACGCCACCAGCAGTGTTGATGGAGGCCAGGAACGTCGCCTGCGAGTTGGTCAGCCCCAGGAACGTGTTACCGCCAGACGGGCCGTTACCCGTCGCGTTGAAGCGCGCCGTATCCCCGATGCTGAGCGTCCCGCCGGTCCCGAACAGCGAGCCATCAACGTGCACGTCTCCCTGGAAGGTCTGGTTACCCTGCACAGTCACGTCCCCGCCGATGGTGCCGCCGTTGGCCACCAGGTTCACCGCCGGCGCGGTCGCGGCCACAGTCGCATTCAGCCGCTGCTCCACCGCGACCGTCTTCGACGTGTTCGCCGTGGTGACATGCAGCTGATGCAGCGCGACCCACACGACCAGCAGCGCCAGGAGGCTGAACCCCCAGAACGCTCCCGCGAGGTTCCACGCCAGGTCGGCACCGAAAGCCAGCAGGACGGTCATTGCACTGCGCATGGTCCTCCGCTCAGGTCGCCACGGTGATCGGGGTCAGGATGGTGCTCTGCGCGGAGAGCAAACCGGACAAACTGGTATCTAGCGATTGATAAGGGGTCACGGTCGCCGTCTCGGTCTGATCGTCGTAGCTGTAGGCCCCGACGATGAACGTCAGGGGGGCCGCCAGATTGACCTCGCCGCCGTACCCGAAGTCGGACAGGAGGAGGCGGCACACCGTCCCGGCCTGCTCGGTGCCGAGGTCAACAGCCTGCCCGCCCGTGTTCAGCAACTGCCCCGGCTGGACGGTGAACGGTCCCGCGAAACTGGCGCGCTGATAGATGCCCAAAACGAAATTCCCGACCGCGTTCGCCGCCGTAGAGGTCAGCACCCCGGCCGACGACAGGTCCAGGTAGGTTTCCATCTTCCCGTGCGCGGTCACCGACGCCGCGTTCGTCACCGACGTCAGCGCATACGTGGCCGCCGCCCCGGTGGTGGCGTTGTCGGCCGCCGACTCGTACCGGATCCAGATGGTGTTGATGTCCCCGCCGAGCGTCCTCGGGACAGGCGAGCTGCACACCAGCAGCCGGTTCACTGTTGTCGGCAGCGCCGCCACCGACAGGTCATTGCCCGGCAGCCCGCCCGGCTGGGAGGACACGTACCAGCCGAGGCCGCCGCGGGTGCAGAGCAGGTTCAGCAGGTCGGAGATCGCCTGCGCGCCCGGGTCGACTTCCTGCCCCAGCCACATCCCCGACGGCGTGCCCACGCCCGGATTTGCCCATTGCAGGCCCCGGGTGATCGCGTTGTTGATGGGCTGGTCGGGGATCGACGTCGGCCACGTGGACGTGTACTGGGCCACGAAGTCCTGGCCGAAGTTGCCGGCGCCTTCCGCGGTCAGGGTCCAACCGGAGGTAGTCGGCACGGGCTCGTCCATTTTCCCGAACCAGACCTGATGCCCGCCGCGGAACACCGACACGGAGCGCCCGGGGTTCATCGCCGAGGAGCGCCACGTGGCGGGCTGGTCGAGCGTGCACGTCATCTGGTCGCAGCCACCCGGGTATATGAACCCGTAAGTAAGGTCCTGGACGTGGCCGATCGCGCCGAGCCACCGCACATCCCCGCCGCTGGGCGTGCAGGTCATCACCTGACTCGCGTTCGGGACGGTGTACGTCAAATGTCAGACCCCCCGAATAGAATGGAGGCCAGACATTCATCGGGCCCCCGCGGTGCGTCAACACCGTGACCGGAGGCCCTAACCGGAAGCTGGTCCGGCTAGTGAGCGAGTCTACGTTCCCCCACCGCGGCGAGGCCGAACGCTGGCTGCCGGTGACCGGCTTCGAGGGCCTATATGAGGTCAGCGACCTTGGCCGCGTCCGCAGCCTGCCAAGACAGACCGTAAAAGGCGTAATGGGCGGCCGAGTGCTGAAGCCTTCCACTACCGGCCCTGGTTACTTTTTCGTCAGCCTCCATCGGAGCAACATCCCGACAGCTCGAACGGTGCACCGTCTTGTGCTGGAAGCGTTCGTCGGCCCGTGCCCGGCCGGCATGGAGGCGTGTCATGGCCGTGGCGGCCAGTTGGACAACCGGCTCGCGAATCTAACCTGGGGAACGAAGGAAAAGAACAACGGTCCTGACAAGGTGCGGGACGGGACCATTCAGCAGGGCGAACAGCACTGGTACGCCAAGCTTACCGACGCTGTTGTGGAGCAGTGCAGGCGCAGGAACGCTGCCGGGGAGACGCATGCCGAGTTGGCTCGCGAGTTCGGTATGAGCCTCGGAGCCATGCGGAGGGCGATCATCGGTGAATGCTGGGATCATGTCCGCGAAGCGGCAGTGCCGTCAAAGGACGGCCTCGGCGAGAACCATGGGAACGCCAAACTCTCCAATACGGACGTGATCGAGATCCGGCGGCAGCATGCGGCGGGTGAGAGTAATCGCGTGATCGCCCTTCACTTCGGGGTGGCCCGGACGACCATCGCCGGCATCACTAACGGCAGTCAGAGGCGACATGGCTGACGCGACTACACTGTGCGATCGAGGAAATACCGTGCGTAGTAGCTGACGCCTATGGCGGGCGCACTGCCGTCAGCCGAGTAGCAGAACATCGTCGACTCATTGGGCGGAATCGTCAAAGGCCCACCCGAGATGGCCTGGCAGGCGTCCATGACGCTGATCGCACTCGGCCGCCCTAGCTGGCTGCCGAGGTGCCGTCCGAGGTCCGTGGTCGGGTCGGGCTCGTCCAGGTAAAAATTGATATACCCGGAACTGGGTTCGTTGATGATGACCGTCTGGCCCTGCGAGTCGAGGAAGATGCAGTCGTAGAACCGGTCTGAGGTGTTTGTGTCGGTGACCAGGACCGTGTAGTAGCCGGTGTTGTTGTCCGGCGCGACCGCCTTCAGCGGAAGCGTGAGTACCCCTGCGACGAGGATGCCGTTGTTGACCTGGTTGCCGGGCCCGAACGTGCTGGCCACGCCCGGGGAGACGGTGACCGGGGTGGTGCTGACGCTGTAGGAGGACCCGCCAGACGACTCGTACTGCTTGACCGTGACCGTGATGGTCCTGGCCGCGGTGGGGTTGTTCCACGTGTTGGCGATCAGCACGACCGTGTAGGTGCCGTCAAAATCCGCCTGCACGTTGGTGACCGGCTGCGGCATCGTGTACTCGGTGCCGCCGTTCGGGACACCCGTCCCGCCGCCGACGGACACCAGCGGCGTGAACATCGCCGGTGCTGCGGGTGCTGGCCGGTGGACGATGAGGGACTTGAACGCCAGCGAAGCGAACGGGGTGATCTTGATCTGCCCCGTGGCACCCACACCACCCGCCTCCGAGGTGCCGGTGGAGTCCGCGCCGCCGCCCGCGCCGCCGGGTGCGGAACCGGCTGACCCGGCCGTGTTGTTGCTGCCGCCGCCCGCGCCGCCCGCGCCGCCGCCGGTGACCGCCGAGGCGCCGTTGCTGGTCGGGGCGCCGAGCCCGCCCGGGTAGGTGAGCCGCACCTGACCGGACGCCCCGGCACCGGACGCGACCCCCCCGAAGAAGGTGCCGCCGCCGCCGCCACCGGGAGCAGCCCCGGCGGTACCGGGGCTGCCGCCCGCACCGGACCCGGCACCACCAGCGCCGCCGCCGCTGGGCGCCGCGGTGGTGCTGCCGTAGCCGTTGCCGGTGTTACCCGCCGACGCGGTACCCGCCGACGATCCGCCAGCACCCGAATACGGGTTCGCGGGACCGCCAGCGCCGCCACTGAAGTGGACGGAGGCCGAGCTGCCGGAGCCGCCCGCGCCGCCGCCGCCGGACACGCGGGACACGCCCCCGGCCCCGCCGTGGGCGGTGACCGAGGCGCCGGAGTTCCCGGTGAACACCGAACTGGCGCCCGCGTTGCCGTTGCTGGGCGACCCGGCGACACTGGCCCCCCCAGCGGCGACCGTGTAGTTGTACACGTTGCCGGGGGTGACATTGATGAACGCCGCCGCGTACTCGCCGCCACCGCCGCCACCGCCGTTGGTGCTGCTGCCGCCGGTCGCCGCGGACCCGCCGGACCCCCAGCATTCCGCGTAGACCTGCGTGACACCCGCCGGGCACGTCCAGGTCGAGGAGCCCGCCGACGTGAACAGGGTCGCCGCGGTCCCGGTGGGGGTCAGGCCCGCCGACGCGGACCCGCCGCTTGAGCCGCCGCCGCCGCCGACCGACCCGGACGCGGTACGGCCGGTGCCGCCCGCGAACGACACCGAGTTGCTGGAGACGGGGCCACCGGCTGCGCCCGTCGGGGAGTTCTGCGCGGCCGAGGATCCGCCGTTCGCGGTGACGGCCAGCGACCCGGACGGCCCCGGCCCGAACACGGTCGGCTGCCCCGCGACCGGGGTAGCGCCCGCGGTGCCGCCCGCACCGACGTTGTACGGGATGACCTGCGTGGGTGAGGCCGGGAACACGGTCTCAGCCGCGTACCCGCCGCCGCCACCGCCGCCGCCCACGCCGGTACCGGTCTGGCCGGCACCCGCACCGCCGCCGCCGATGGCCTCAACTTTCAGCCACGCGGTACCGGACGGGACGGTGTACGTCCCCACGCCCGCGGTGCTGATCGTCGTCGGCGTGCCCGGCACCGGCGCCTGCTGGAACTGCAGCGACACGGGGGCGTCATGGGTGCCCTGCACCCCGTACAGCGTGTAAACCGACCCGCGGGTGACCGGGGTCGCGGTCTGGGACAGCGGGTAGGCGGTCAGCGCGTCCAGGTAGCCGACGACCCACCGCAGGCACGGGGAGGTGTCCCGGGAGGTCACCATCACCGAATACGACGCCACCGACGCATAGGCGAACGTCGCCGAGCTCTGCGGGATGGAAAGGGTCACCCGGGAAAACGCCGGGTTGTTCGGGTTCGAGCTCGACGGCAGCGTCTGACCCGACCTCGAGCAGGACAGCGTGTTCCCGCTCGTGTCGGTCAGGGTGACGTAAAAGTTGACCTTGAGCCGGCCGCTGCGGTCGTGCAGGTTCCAGTAATAGCGGGAACCGAGCCCGAACCACATCTGCAGCGACACCATGCCGGTCAGGTCCAGCGGCGTCGTGAACGCCGACCCGTACGACAGGGGCGTGCGGGAACCGCCCGGGTCACCGACCCGGGCGTCGTCCGGATCCCAGCAGGCCGTGAACGGGCCGACGATGCACTGCGAGGATTGGGAGAACTGGGTCGAGGAGATCGACGTGAAGTTGTCCAGCACCACCGGCGCCGGCGGGGGCGGTGGGGTCGCGGGGACGGGGGCGGCGAACGCGATCTGCTGCTGCGTGTCCGACCGGCCGTAGGGCAGGGCGGGGAACGTGATGGTGAGCTGCTGAAGCTGGGCTTGCTTCTCGTAGTTCGTGTTGTAGATGGGGACGGTCGGCTGAGCCCTGAAACAGTCCAGGACGAGTGGGAGGGGTGTCCCGCCTGGTCCCGGATCCCGGGTCCACGTCAGCGTCCACGTCTGGGCGTCGATGGTCTGCTCGAGCAGTTCCCGGGCCGCCGCGAGAATCGCCCGGGTCGGCGCTTTGATGACGATCGGCAGCGTGACCTGCCGGTTTGATGCCCGCCGGCCGAAGGGTTTTTCGCCATCCAAGATCAAACTCGCCACGAAGTCCGTGGTGGGCTGGGGTGCAGACAGGTCAAACCCGGGCAAGAGCATGAACTGCGCGCCGGGGCAGTGCGGGTCGGTGGAGACCGCTTCGCCGCCCAGCAGCTCGATTTTGCCCGCGATCACGAGGCTGTCTGCCATCTCACCCCGCTGTCAGGACGTAGTGGCAGGATGAGAGGCATGAACCGTCAGCACACCGTGGCGCTAGACAGGCATTGCCGCCTGTCGGTGGAGACCGTGCACCCGCAGTTCGCCCGGAAGCTGCCTAACGGCCTGTCCGTGGTGCTGACGGTCAACAGCGGCTACGAATGAATTGACGCCGGATACGGCGGGCCGGTCTGGCACGCCTCAGTAGCAAGCGGGAACTTCCCCATCCGCGCCACCCTCGAGCGGGAAGCTGAACGGCAGCTAGCCGCTATCGGGGATGCCTCTCTGGGCGAGTGGCGGGAGTGGACCGGGAAGGCGTTCCACATCCGGCGCAGGCTCTCGGAGCGGGAGCAGCGGCGGGTCGGGCCGGCGGTAGACATCCGGCACACACCCGAAGCGGCCGAGCGCGCGTACCGCCTCGGCGTCTACCTGAGTTTCGTGCCACCCGAGGTGCTGGCCGAGGAGATCGGGCAGCCCTAGTTGTTGCGCGGGTACCGGGCCCTGAATGACGCCGTGTGCGCTGTCCCGTTCAGAACCTCGGACACACCACCGGCGGTGGCGCGGGGCCCGGCCATGAGCAGCCCGGCGATCCGGTCGAGCTTGTCCCCGATCCCGTCACCGGACCCGACCGCGGAGGTGAGCCGGTCCCACTGGTCCGGGTTGAGGACCGGTTCCGGGTGCCCGGTGGCGTTCATGACCATTGTCATGCCGGGCTGCAGCCATCCGCCCTGGTCATACCACCCGTACTGCGCCTCATGAGCCTCGGCGGCGATGGGGTCGCCGTAGCGCTCTTTCACGTAGTTCAGGAACCCGGCGATCTGCCCGCCCGCCGTCGTGCTGCTGCCCCCGTACTGGGCATACTCGGACGGCCCCGAAATGAACTGGGCGATCCCGTACGCGCCGGAACTCGCGTTCCTGGCGGTGGTCGACCAGCCCGCCTCCCGCATTTCCACGGCGTTCAGAGCGGCCCATTCCGCGCCGGTCCAGCCCATCGCTGCGGCCATTCTCTGGCCGAGGGCCTGGTTGGCGCTGGCGCTGCCGCCGCCCGCCATGGCGGTGCTCCCGCCGCCGCTGCCGGACTTGAACCCGCCCGGCGGGATACCGGTCCACAGCAGCGGCATCGCGTGCAGGGCCATCATCTTCGGGCCCATCCCGCCGCCCTGGGAGACCACCTGGCTCCCGCTGGCGACGATCGCGACGTGGCCCGGGTCGGCGCCACCCGCCGGGGAGTGGTAGAACGCGAGCCCGCCCGCTTGCGGGCCGGCCCGTTTAACCCACGAGCCCTGCGCCTCCGACGTGCGCGGCGGGTCGTATCCGAAGTGGGATAGCACACTGCCGGTGAAGCCACTGCAGTCCGCGCCGGCGCTTGACAGGGAGGTGCCGCCCCACACGTAGGGGATTTTCCCGAGGAAGCTTTCGGCGTACTTGACGATATCCCCGCCGTTCCCAGCGTGGGCGGTGACCCAGGACAGGAACGCCGACCAGATCTTCGGCGGGTAGTCCCGCATGGCCGTGGCCACACCGCCGCTACCGGGGATCAGTTTCACGGCACCGTCGATGAGCCTGGTGCCGACACTGGACAGGGCATCGAAGACCCCGGTCTCAACCTCGGAGATGACCCCGGCGGCGTCGTGGACGAGGCCGCTGAGGATGCCGCCGATACTCCCGAGACCGGCTGGGGCGCTCCCTGACGGCTCCGCGGTGGTGCCGGTGTGGAGTCCCTGGCCCACGTTCCCCGGCGCGGTCCCCCCGGAGGCGTAATGGCCGGCGCCGCTGGACCCGACCGGGACATCCCCGTAGGTGCGGTTCGCGGCGTCGATGAACGCAGGCCCGCCGAGGGCCATCACCGCACCGGGCTGCAGGACCCCTTCACCGGACCGCATCCACACGAGCTGGTTGTCGACGGGGCTGTACCCGCCGGGGACCATGCCGCCGCCGGCGAGCTTGGGGAGTTTCGTGAGGCCGATCGCGCCGGCGGTGGCGTTCCAGAACGGCATGATCAGCTTGTCGTAGACGTTGGTGACGACCCACTGGACGGGGGTCTTCACGATCGTCTCGAGCTTGTTCCAGGCGGTGGCCACCCCGGACACGGCGGTCGCGAACCCGGTTTTGAGGGCGGACCAGAAGCCGCCGAAGTAGGTCAGGATCCCGCCGAACACCGATTTGGCGGTGGATTCGATCGCGTCCCAGGCTGCCTTTAGCGCATTTCCGATTGCGGCGGCGTCGTTCTTGAACGTGCTGAGCTCGCTGTTCCACCACGACGAGAAATACGACGAGATCGCACCCCACGCCGTCTTCGCGACGCTGGTGATCGCCGACCACGCCGCCTTGAGGGCGTTCTCGATGGCGGTGATGGGGCCTTTGAAGTAGGCGACCTCGGCGTTCCACCACGACGTGAAGTAGGCGGCTATCGCCGCCCAGGCGGCCTTGAGGGCGGTGGAGATCGCTGACCACGCGGCGGTCAGGACGCCTTTGAGGATGTTCGCCGCGGCGGTGAACCGGCTGGTTGCCGTCGCCCACCACGTCGTGAAATAGGACGCGATGCCGTTGAAGACCGTTTCGACGGCGGTGGTGATCTGCGGCCAGAAGTGGATGATGACCAGGATCGCGACGCCGAGGAGCCCGGTCAGGAGGACGAGGGTGTCCTGCCAGTGGGTTTTGATCCAGTCGATGACAGCCTCGAACGGGGCCTCGATCGCGGCCCAGGCGACCGAGATTCCGTGGACGATCGCGGCGACGGGGGCGAGGAGGGAACTGGTGAACGCTTTCCAGTCCGCGGCGATGAACGCGGAGACCGCGGAGAAGGCGTCCTTGATGGTGTCCCAGTGCTGGACGATTTCCAGGACGGCGACGGCGATGGGGCCGAGGAGGATCGCGGTGAGCAGCGGCCAGTTGTTTTTGATCCAGCCCCACACGTCCTGGGAGACGGCGAGGATGTCATGCCAGACGGTATTCCAGTGGGTGGCGAGTTCGTAGATGCCGAGCGCGAGGGCGGCGACGGCGAGGACGATCCCGCCGATCACGACGATGAGGGGGAGGCTCGCGGCGTCGGCGAGGAGCATCACGGCGACGTAGGCGGTTTCGGCGGCGTCAGCGAGCCACGTGGCCGCCGTGACCAGGCCCGTCCACAACGCGACCGCTTTCTCCTGGACTTGCAGCAACCCGAACTGGATCCGCATCAGCAGCGTGTAGCCGGCGGCGTCCTTGGAGGCGATCTCGTACAGGGTCGTGGCGACCGCGGCGGCCCGCAGGCCGAGGGACAGGGCCACGTACCCGTCGGCGATGGCGACGATCGCCCCGGAGGGCAGTGCCGCCAGGGCGGACAGGCCAGCGGTGAGCACCTTCAGATCGGAGGGCCCGGCGGACGCCAGCGCGATGACCAGGTGCCCGATGGTGGTGTTCAGGTCGTCGAGGAATTTGCGGACCGTGGGGGCGTTGGTCTGCGCCCACGAGAAAAACGCCTTGATGTCGTCGGCGGCCTTCTGCGACCCGGCCCACGCCGCGAACGACTGCGCGAGTTTCAGCACCCCGTCGGCGGCCCCCGCCAGATTGGGGGCGACGTCGTGGATCAGCGACCCGGCGCCTTTCGCGAACTCCACGAGGGCGTCACCGAACAGGCGGATGTTGGTGGCGGACCGGCCCGCGAAGGCGTCCATGAACTTAGTGATGTTGGCTGTGTTGCCGGTCAGCGACCGGTTGAGCTCGTCCCCCCAGGACTTGAACAGGGCAGCGACGGGGCTGATCAGCGGCTTGATGTACTGGAGCAGGTTCTGGACGTCTTTCATCCACGGGACCAGCGCGGAGGACACCAGGGGGGTGACCGAGGTCAGCATGCCCTTGTATGCCTTGTCGAGGTCCCCGACCTGCTTGGACAGGGCGATCTGCTGGGAACTCATACCCGAGTAGGCGGTGCTCAGCGCGGCGGCCTGGGCGACCGCAGCGGTCGCGTCGGCTTTGTGCTCGGCGGCGAGCGCGGCGACCTGCTGGGTGTGGGTTTTCGCGGCGGCGGAGGCGATGGTGTACTGCCCGGCGGCTTTGGCGATGGCCGCGGTGTAAGTGGCCTGGGCGGTGGACGCCGCGGTCGCGGCGGTGCCGGCCTGGGTGAGGACCAGTTTGGATACGGTCCCGAACGCGGCGAGCCCGGCCGCAGCGGACCCGACCGCGGCGGACAGCGGCAGCACCGCGGCGGTGACCGTGCCGAGGACAGGGACCGCGGCGGGGCCGAGGCCGACGATCGCGGTTTTCAGCAGCGAGAACGGCCCCGAGGTGAGATCGGAGATTTTCTGGCTGACGTCGGACGTGTCGGCCTTGACCGTGACCGTCTCGGTTTTCTTCCCCAGCGCATCGGCCTTCGCGGCGGCCTTGTCCAGGTCGGAACTGGCACCAGACGTGTCGGCCTTGACCGTGATGGTGGGGTTTTTCTTCCCCAGCGCATCCGCCTTGGCGGCGGTGGCGTCCATCTCGGTGTTGGCCTGGCTCGCGTCGGCCTGGACCTTGATCGTGCCGGCCTTCTTGCCGAGCGCGTCCGCTTTCGCCGACGTCGCGTCCAGGGTCGCGTCCGCCTGCGATGCGTCCGCCTTGACCGTGATGGTCCCGGCCTTCTTGCCGAGCGCATCGGCCCGCGTCTGCAGGTCATCCAGGGTCGCCTTGGCCTGCGTCCCGTCAGCGGTGATCTTCGCCTGGATGGGCTTGCCGCTGAACTTGTCCGCGTCGGCCTGCGCCTGGGTCAGCCCGGTGTTGAAGCTGGAGCGGTCGAGTTCGAGCTTCGCGGAGATGCTGCCGGCGTCGAACGTGATGGCCGCTCACCGCCTTCACTCAAGTAGCGACGGCTGGAGCGGTTTGGCTAGGCGCTGCCGGATCAGTGCCACGGCAACGGGGTCTTTCTCGGCGAGCACGCAGGAGAAGCCTTCGAGGGCAGCGGCTTGCGCAGTGGTGCCGGTTCCGGCGAACGGGTCGAGCACGGTGCCGCCGGGAGGTGTTACGAGGCGGACAAGCCAGCGCATCAGTTCCAGCGGTTTCACGGTGGGCCATGCGGTGCCGTCCGGCAGGCGGGGGCGTTCCTTGCTGGACGCCTTGGCCTGATAGCGGAACACGGGGAAGAAGCGGGACGCGCCGCCGCCCTCGCGCTCATACGTCCGGGCCACAGCGCCAATGCCGAACATGCTCGTCGCGCCGCTATCTACCTTCTTAGGGCCACCGCATCCGGCGAGATTCCCGCTCTGCCGGTCCATCTCGGCCGCCGCCTCCTCGGACAGCAGCACGTTCGGTGGCCAGCGGCCCTGCGACGACTGGGACATGGCACCGTTCCGGCCTGTTCCGGCTTTCATGCCGTACACCTGACCGGTCGGACTGTTGAACGCTGGCTGCGGCACTGACGGTGGCACGCCCTCAACCCGGCAATCGTCCAGCCCCGGCAATGGTGCGCTCTTGCGGTCAGGCTTGCGCGCCATGACGATCGGCTCGTGTGACGGCTTGAGCGCAGCTTTCCCTTTCGGGAATCCCTGCCCGTAAATCCAGTGCAGCGAGTCGCGGACCTCGAAGCCCGCGTCTTCGATCCCGCAGGCCAGCCGGTGATACGTCCGCGTCCCGCCGAACGCCAGCAGATACCCGCCCGGCTTCAGCACCCGCAGGCACTCACCGGCCCACTTCTCGCACCACGCCTGGAACTCTGACGGCTTGAACGTGTCCCACGACCGGCCCATGAACGAAAGCGAATACGGCGGATCGGTGACCACCGCGTCGATACTCGCGTCCGGCATCCCGGCGAGCACTTCCAGGCAGTCGCCCTCGTGCAGGGTAACGAGGGCGTCCACCGCTCACCCCTGCCGCTGCGCTTCCATCTCGCCGATGAGGGCGTCCATGTCGATGCCGGACGCTTCCGCCGTCCGGTACCCGGACCCGGATGCGGTCAGCGACCTGATGTCATCGGGGACGCTCATGTCCGCGTTCAGCGGGGCAGCCTCGGGGCGTTCCAGCAGGCCCTCGGTGTAGAAGCCTTCCATGTATGCCTGCTGATGCGCCCACGACAGCCCGCACCACTCGTCCGCCGGCATTTTCAGGTACCGGCGGGCCATGTACAGGATGAGACGGTTGTTGGCTAGCTCACGGACCTCAGCGCCGGCGTCGAAGCGGCGCTTGAGGCTTCCGGGCGCAGTTCACCTGCCAGCCACGCGAAGAACGCGACCCGCACCCGGGGCGGGAGTTTGGTCAACTGGGCTTCGGTGGGTGACCCGTCGCACAGGTCCGCGTACGGCTTGATCATCGCCATCGTGGCGCCGGGGAGGACATCCTCGGGCAACGCGGCGATGGCGGCGAGGACCGCCTCCGGGTCGTCCCCGGCCGCGGTCAGCGGGGCCAGCGACTGGGATTCGGTCTGCTGGGCCTGCATGACCTCGCGGATGAATTTGCCGAGCCGCGCGTCGGATGGTTCGGGGACGGTGCCTTTACCGGCACCGAATGCGGTGAAGTCCCAGTCGAGGGGCTCCACGACGGTACCGGCATCAAAACCGGGCATCCGGGTGTCCTTTCCGCCGCGTGTCGGCAGGGTGGAGGATCACGAGATCCTGTAGGATTCTGGTATGGATGAAATGAGCATCGAGCAGGCGCGGCTGAAGCTCGGGGAGGTCGTTGACCGGGCCCGGATCGCGGACAAGTTCACGACGATCACCCGGCAGGGCAAGCCCGCAGCCGTCGTGATGTCCGTGGACTGGCTTGAGCACACACGCGCGGCGCTCAGGGCGTTCGAGGAGAGCGACAATCCAGCGGTCTCGGCCGATGAGGTCCGCCACCATGTCGTCACTCTGGCTGGCCTGCTCGACGGCATGCGCAAGATCGCCTTCGAGCCGGACGGCGAGTTTCAGCGCTACTGGAAACAGCTTTCGGCGGCAACGGCCGAACTAGCCGACCTACTGCCAGAGAACGCCCCTGTGACGGAAGGCGGCCAGTCATGACCGGGAACAGGCCTAGCGAGCGCTGGATGCGCCCCGACGAGTACACGCCAGCCGTTGCGATAGCAGAAGCACGCGCCAGGATCGAAGCCGCGCGCCCGGCGTGCACCACGGCACCGGACATGACCGGCGCACGGTGCACCTGCGCTATCGACTGCCGCAACTACTGCCTGCGCGCCGAAGGGCTGGCGGGAAAATGACCGAGCCCAGCCCCGAGGTGCCGTCGTGGGATGCCGACACTCTCGTGAAGGTGATCGGGGAAGCGCTCAAGAACAAGGACTTTCAGGGAGTGGAAGCCGGGATCAGGGTGCTGGCCACCGTCGATCCAGGCAAAGCGCAAGACGTCTACGACACGATCCAGGCCGGCCTGATGATCCGCGAGAGGGCGGCCGGGCAATGAGCGCCCGCCGCAAGCCCGTCTAGCTCCCGAGGTGCACGACGTCGCCGATCCCGCCGCACGGCAGCTCCCACGGCCACCGCTCACACCTCGGGCAGCGTCCCATCGAGGTCTGGTGCGGCACGGATGCCTGCGGGTTGGCGGTGGTGTCACCTGGGATAGCGGCCATGACGGCACTCCCTCACTTGGCGTACAGAGATTGGCAATCGCGGGGCGCGTCTTTGATCCTGACCAGCTTGCTGAGCCCCGCCAGTTCCGCCTTCACCTTCGGCGTCTGCGCCGCCGGGGCGAGGTCGCCGAGGAAACTGTTCCAGATCGCAATGTCCTGGGCGCGGTTCACGTTCGCCTGCTGACACGCGCTGATCTCGCTGGTGCGGGTCGCGTCCTGGGCGTCGTTCACCCGGATCGTGTTGTAACCGAACCCGGCGGTGATCAGCAGATCCAGGCACAGGGACACGACCAGGCCGACGATGATCCGCCGGTTCCGTTTCCCGTAGGCCCGCAGCCGCGACAGTTCCCCGGTCATAGCGTCCAGGGAGGCTGTGAGGCTCTGCGCGGCGGCCAGCGCGTCCCGGTCACGGTCCGGGCCGCCAGCGGCCACAGTGATGCTGTCAGCCACGCCGCACCTGCCTTCCCCGCAGAGCGCCGGTCAGGGCAGCCGGTACAGCGCCTGGCAGTCCCTCGGCTTGAACGCCACCCGGATATAGGTCAGCAACTGGCGTCCGGTGGCGGTCTTCAGGGACAGGTTCGTGGCCGTCTCCGACAGCACGTGATCCCACAGGGTGACCTGCGCGGCCCGGGACGTGTTACCGGACTGGCAGGAGGCCAGCAGGTTCTGATGCTGCGCCGAGATAGCCGCCGAATTCGCCGCGGCCCGGGCCGCGGCGTTCTCCGCCGACCCGTACGCGAACACCAGCAGGACCGTCAGGACCACATCCAGGGCGATCGACGCGGCCGTCAGCCAGATCATGGCCCGGTTACGGCGCGCGTACTGCTCAGCACCGGCCTGCCGTGCGGTGACCGTCCGCAGTTCCGTAGTCATGGCGTCCAGGGCGGTCGCGAGACGGTCAGCGGTCGCCAGCGGGTCAGGGTCCGGGCCGTGCGGCATCCTCGTCCGCCTTCCCCTCACCGGTGTCTGTCCCGGTGCGGACCAGGATCTCTTTCAGCCGCGCCACACTGGCGAACAGGTCGTCGAGGTGCCGGTCGAGTTCATCGGTCACCGCGGCGATGGAAGCGAGCTGCTGCCGGGGCGGGCCGGCGTGCCGGGGCTCGTCAGCCGGCATCGGGCCTCCCCTGGGCCAGGGCACGGCGGATGCGGATGTCCATCAGCGAGTTGCCCATCCACAGAAGCTGAACCGAGACAAAGACGATCAGGGCCTCGAAGCTGAGCGTCCCCGCGCCGGCGAGCTGGACGGCCGCCACGGTCACGTACACGGTGGCGGCCAGTACCCGGCACGCGACGGTCCGCAGATATCCGCCGCCGACGAGTTCCTCGGTGGGGGTGCGGGCACGGCGGGCAGCGAGCCGGATGTACGCCAGCACCTGGGCCATCAGCGACAGGCACGACACCAGCAGGAACACGAGCACGAGGTCAGGCATCCGGGGGGCCTTTCCCGCCGCCCATGGCCAGTTTCCGCAGCGACTCCACCTCGCCGGACAGCAGGTCGATACGGACCTGCATCCGCTCGGTGACCCCCTGCAGCCGGGTGATCTCCTGCTGCAACGCGGCGTTCAGCGTCGTCCACCCCGACAAGGCCAGGTCAGTGGAGTTCACCGCCGAGACAGCGGACGCGGCGGCGGCTTCCTTACGGGCCCGGCGGCGGGCCAGGAAAATGGGGGTCAGCGCGGACACGATCGCGGCCAGCGCCAGCAGGCTCCCGGTGATCAGGGTGATCGTGTCGGGGCCGCTGGCCGCCGCGGCGGCGTCCATCGCGGTCACGACGGTCCCGCATGCCGGCCAGGGACACCGGGATCAGGGCCGCCTCCCTTCGACGGGGGCGGCACCTGCTGCGCTGACTGGCCCGTGGCCCGCGCGTACGCTTCCTCAGCCCGCAGCAGCGCGTTCCGGGCCTCCACCAGGGCGACCCGGGCCGGATCCCCGCCCGGCATCCCGCCCGCCGGGATGATCGCATGCAGGGCCTGCGCATAGGCGGCGCACGCGGCGCTCACCGAGTCACGGAGCCGATCCGAGCCGATCTCCACGTCCCGGGCCAGGGTGGCTTGCTGGTCGGCGACCGCCGTTGTCAGCGCGTCGTCGATGGCCTGCCGCAGCGCGAGGATCTCCCCCGTGTCCGCAGCATCCGCGACGGTACGGGGACGGTCCAGGCCGGCGGCCACTTTCAGCAGCAGGAACCCGAACACCGCCCACGACACCCACGTCTCCGGGGTGGTGCTGGGGCTGGACAGGTACCGGACGATGAACCCGAGCATCCACCCGGTCGTCAGCGTGAACGCCAGCGTCAGCGCCGCGATCACAGTCCAGCGGCGCCCGAACTGCCACACCGCCGCGGCCATCGCCACACTGGACGCCAGGAACAGCCCGCCCCATATCTGCGCCGCGAAGATCAGCAGCAGGATGTGGTAGGCGGGCGTGGACGCCCACCGGTGCGGCTGGAAGATCAGCGACAGGCCGAAGATGGCGAACGCGGTGGCCATGACCGACAGGTTGAGCTTGCCGGCCACGTCCGGGTAGGAGACGCGCGGGAACCACCTCACAGGGTGCCGCCTCTCCCGTGGGGCTAGAAGAGGGCGCCGTCCGGCGGCGGGATGACAGCGGCAGTGATGCGGCTAAAGGCCCGGGACAACTGGGACTGACTGACCCCCGACTCGGCCGCCAGCGCTATCTGCCCCTCACCGGCCCGCCACCGCGCGTAGAGAGGCGCGTACACGTCGCCGTCGTACTTGCTGTTGACGCCGCGCTCCACGTTGATCTTCTGAGGCACGGGCTCAAGGTGCGCCGGGTTCACGCACCGCCGGTGAAGGCACCGCCGGCCGCCGGGGCAGGTCAGGCGCTCACGGGTATGGCACAGATGGTCGAGTTGCAGCCCGTCCGGGACTGGTTCCGCGAAGTGCTCATACGCCCAGCGGTGCGGGCCGACTACCTTGCCGCCGCCGTCCCCGAACATGCCGTAGCCGTCGCGGCTGACGCTCGCGGTCCACATCCAGCATCCGCCCGGTTCCTTGCGGACGTGGGAGAAGAACCGTTCCTCCATGTCCGCGATGACCGTTGACCGTGGGCCGCCGAGGTTCCCCTGGTTCCGTAGCCGCTGGTAGTGCATGCTGCACAAGCCGCGAGCCACAGGCGGCCGGGGGCATCCGCCGGGGCCGTCATAGCTGCACGTACGCTGTTCCATGTCGGTCTGCTTTCACCAGATCGGACACGGCCCGGGACGCTTGCAACGTCGCCGGGCCACTTTCGTACAGTCTATCGCATTACCGCTCTTACGCTGGGCTAACTCGTGGCGATGCTCGTGAGATCCGTGACGGTGATCTGCGATAGGGGCGAAATCGCGTTGAGCGTAAGTGGGTAACTACGGTTGTTTGCGGCCCTGCGGTAGTCGGTTTTCACCGATCCCGCACTCATAACAATAGGAATGGACAGCACGCGGGCGAACCCGAGCTGGTTCTTCCCGATGAGGGCGCAGGCCAGCGACGCGAAGTTCGTGGAGAGCGTCAGGACGCTCTTACCCGGCTGCGAAGCCCCGGCCGCGGTGACCGAGACGGTGCCGCCGTTGCCCCAGGCGACGTTGATGTTGGCCAGCGTTTCCTCGGACAGTGACGTGGTGACTTCCATCGTCACCTGGTCGACGAGGGCCGCGACGGGGGTCTGCTGTTCCTCGATGCGGATGTCGGTGGTCGTCGGGTTGAACGTCAGGGACACACCTTGGTCGGTGGCGCCGATGTAGGACCAGCCGCCGGACACCCACGACGATCCGACGCCGAGGTTCTGGTCGGAGGGGACGGCAGTGCCGACGGGGGCGATGAACAGGACCCCGACGCCGTAGAGCACGTTCGTGGCGGTATACGCCGGGGGGGTATAGAGCAGGGGCGCACCGGGCACGGCGGGTCTCCTTTGCCGGAGGGCATGGAAAAACCCGCCACGCTGAGGTGACGGGCTGAGGGTCGGTAGGGTCAGCGCATGGATTTTCCGGGGCGGCTAAGCCGGTGGTGTTACCGCTGGCCGGTGGTGCTGGCGTTCGCCGGCGTGATCCTGCTGGTGGCGGGCGTGACGGTGGCGGGCCTCGCGTGCCTGCTGGCTGGTGTCTTTCTCGCGCTCGCGGCTAGCGGGCTGCATGACGTTCTTTCCGCGTCCGGCCCGGCTCCGGCGCTCGCGGTGCCGTGCGCCCATCCGGGTGCGGTGCCGGTGGATCTGCTGCTGACCGGTGAGCGGACGGCGTGGTGGTGTGAGGCGTGCGGGACGCAACTGGTGGCCGGTTTCGTCCCGCCCGGAGACGGGTCCGCTAGTCCTCGCGGATGCGGAACCCGGACGCCGCCGCGGCTTCCCGGGCGCGTTCCGCGGTCGCCTCGTCCACTTCGGTGCCGTACCGGTCGATGACCACCGCTTCACCGTCACCGTCCGGGGGGATGGTGAGGGTGCCCATGGGGGGGACCGCGTACATGGTGACCTTGCCGGGGGTGTGTTCCTTCGCCGGCTCGTCCTGCTCCGGTGCGGTGATCGACGGGGCGGGTTCGGGCTGTTCCACGTCCGCTCCCCCGGCCTGGCCCTCGTCTGCGCCGACGGGCGGCACCGAGGATTCGGGTGCGGGATTGTCCAGCGGCGCGGCGGACAGGTCCAGTCCCTCGGGAACGGGGTCCTGGCCAGTGCTGAAAGTCATGCGTGCCTCCTGGTCAGCTCAGCGGGGAAAGCTGATACAGCGTGATCGAGTTGGTGGTCTGGGTGCCGGTCAGGTCGAACCCGGTCAGCCCGGACCCGTCCTGGGCGGTGAAGTCCGACGGGGACCAGGGGCCGAACAGGTAGACCGTCGAGTTGGACACGGCCACCGTCGGCGGGGCGGCGATGGCGCCCTCGATCTTGCGGCCGAAGTTCTGCACGACGGTCCCGACACCGCCCGAGCCGATGTACAGGGCAACGAACAGCCCGCCGTTGTTCACGAACTGGAACCCGGTGAACCCGGACAGGGACTGGGCGCCCGTCGTCGCCGACAGCACCATTCCCTGCGTGCCGGGCAACTGGACGGGGGTGAGGGTAAGCCGTGCCATCGTGGCCGCCTTCCGCTAGCTGGGACGAGTGGATCGGGCGGCCCTTGCGTGTGGTGCTACCACCTGTTAGAGTGGTGCTACCACCGAATGAGGGAGCACAAGATGAGCAAGACACTGACCGCCCGGGACAAGGCGATTGACGCCGCCATGCTGGCGATGTACGGCTCGTATGGCCCGGACGCTGACATTGACGTCGACGCCATCCGCAGGATTCTGGGCGCAGTGTTCGATGCGGGCACCAAGGCGAAGGCCGCCCGCTAATGACCGACCGGCACAAGACCCGCCCGAAGGCCGTCCGCATGCCGGACGGTCTTCTGGCGTGGTACGAACAGCACGCCGAGGCCAATGACACCAGCGTCAACGCCGCGATGGTCCGGGCGCTGCAGGAGTTCCGCGAGCGCAACGAGGAGGGCACGGACTTCCACGGCATCCCTGTCGTGGCCGACGCCCGCATGCCAGCCGGTTTCGTGGCCCTCGTCGCGCCCGGCCAGCCTCCCGTCGTATTCCGCGCCCCTCCTGCTACTGACCAAGAGTGACGAGACGGCCGCTAGCTGTTGTCAGCGACCCACTTCTGGAAGTCGCCGTAGACGATGATCGGGCAGGACGTGACGGTCCCGGCAGCGGTCAGGGCGAGCCGGATGTACGAGCCGGGGAAACCGCCGTTGACGGGGACGATGAAGCTCGCCCCGGTCACAGCGGTGATCGCCGTGATCGCAGTGCCGGTGCCGTTCAGCGGGTTGGTGATCAGCCCGGCCGCCGCCGCGCCGGACGCGCCGATCCACGTGGTGCCGCCGTCCGGGGACACCTGCAGGAACGGCAGGACCGTCGGGGAGCCCACGATGGTCCCGAAGACGCCGTAGATGTAGCCGCGCTGCCAGTCCGAGGCGCCGAACGCGGGCCCGGTGGTGGTGCCGGTGGCGACGAGGGTGGTCTGGGGGTAAAGCTTCACGATGTCGGTCTCGTACCCGATGGGACTCAACTCCTTGGGACAGGAGACCGGCGGTCTCTCAGTTTGAAACTTCGATGAGATACGAGCAGGTGTAGGTGAATCGGTCGAGGTCGTCACTGGTTTGCGCCATCGGCGCCGGTATCCCCGACAGCCGGTGAGCAGTCACCAGCACCCGCCCCGAGCTCAGGACGAACGGGTACGGGGCAGCGAAGATCAGGGCGTCCAGGGTGTAGGCGAGCGTCTCGGTGGCCGCCTGGGCGTCTGTGGAGCCGTCCCCGGACTGGCCGCCGCGGACCCGGGCCTGGAACCCGCACATGTCCGTCGCGCCCTCGAGCATGTAGCCGGCACCCGGGGTAGCGGTGATGACGACGAGCTGGTCCGGGGAGTCGGGGACGTAGGGGCCCATGCAGAGGGGTGCGCCGGTTTCCTGGTTGCCGTTCCAGCCGAGCGATGTGATCCACGTGATGACGTCGGAGGTGGCGACGGGCACGGCTCACCTCATCGGGCTACGGTGAGCGGATGATTCGCATCATCGTGGATAACGACACCGACCTCGCCACCCTGCGCGAGGTCATCGAGCAAGGCCCCGGACTGCCGGAAATCTTCTACGACAGCGGCTATCTGATCCAGCGGGAAGTGGACGGGCATCTGCGGAGCGAGGGCGGAGGCGGCAAGAGCAACACCGTCATCCACTATGCGGGGCAGCCCGGTAATGGCCTCGGTGGCAGCGGCGGCGCGGGCGGTGCATTCGGGGGTGGTGCCGGCGGCTCTGGCGGGTCAGTGTTCCCCGGGATCAGCGTCGTGATCGGCCGGGGCGGCACCGGTCCTGATCCGTCCATTCCGCCGTGCCCTGAATGCGGGGCGTCAGGCGGCGGGGGTCACGGCGGCAACTGCCCGAACGCGGGACGGTGACCTCAGATCCCCCGCGACCACAGGAAGCGGAGCTGCTTCGCGGTGTACTTGGACGGGACCGGGTGATGCAGCCGCCACAAAGCCCGCAGTTCTTCCTCGGACAGCCTGTGCTGCCGCGGTGGCCGGTCGTAGACGGTCACGCCGTCACTGTCGACCATCGGATGCCCTGAAGCCCGCAGATTCGCGTACAGGACCGGCGCCCGGGTGGCGACCCCGCCGTCCTCAGCGAGGTCTTCCATGCTTGCGATCAGCGACTGCTCGCCGCCGTCCTCGAGCACCTGCCGGGCGTAGGCGTTCAGGTAGTCGCTGTACTTCTCCATCAGCGGGGCCTGAAGGTACAGCGCTTGGCCGCCGCGCGGGTGGTGCAGGTCTAGGCCCTCGTAAATGCTGGTAGCGCGCGTACACCTGGTCTACGACTACCGTGCCGACCAGATCGCCGCTACCGACCATCTCTTTGAGGGTGTCGATCCTGTCACCGAAGGTTGAGGCCACGCCCTCGCCACCCCCCTTCAGCGAAGCTCGGGGCGGTAGAATCGAACTAGCTTATGAGCGGGGCCAGGCGGTGTTCTCAGCACCGTTACCCCGGCCCCTGACGCAGAAGGAGCCTGCGCTGTGACCGAGCCTGCCACACTGCCCTTCCCGCATCACGGCGAAGCCGAGCGGTGGCTGCCTGTTCCTGGCTGGGAAAGCTTGTACGACGTCAGCGACCTCGGGCGCGTCCGCAGTCTGCCGCGCCCGACAGTGAGCGGCGTTCGGGGTGGCCGGATACTCAAGCTAGGACCGTCAGGGAATGGCGGTTACGTGGCCGTTCATCTGTACCGGGGCAACGAATGGGAAGGGTGGGCAGTGCACCGGCTGGTGCTCGCCGCGTTCGTCGGGCCATGTCCGCCGGGAATGGAGGTCCTGCACGGCCCCGGCGGCAAGCAGGACAACCGGCTGATCAATCTCCAGTACGGCACGCACGGCGAGAATCAGGGTGCCGACCGCGACCGGGACGGCACGCTCATACACGGTGATGATGCTTCCTGGGCAAAGCTGACGGAGGCGATCGTCAGGGAGTGCAGGTGCAGGAACGCGGCGGGGGAATCACAGCGGTCACTGGCCCACGAGTTCGGCATCTCCACGACGTGCATGAGCCGCGCAATAAGGGGAGTCAACTGGAGGCGTGTCGCCTAATACCAGCCCTCGCCAAACCGCGCACCAGGTGCGCCCGCCGCCTCGATGCCCCCACGCCGGTTCGGCACGACGCCGCTATCGGAGTAGGTGAAGATCGACGGAATGGTCTGTATGACCGTCCCGGGCTTATCGGTCGGGTCGGCGGGTGCGGTCGGTGCCACCTCGATCAGGCCCGCCGCGATGTCCGCGAGGACCTTGTTGGCGTCCACCATCCCGAGGTAAACGGGGTCCATGGCCGAGAGGTCTTTGCCCTTGCGGTACGTCAAAGTCGCGTAGAACGTGGCCAGCTGCACCGTGACCGTCTTCACCAGATCCGGCACCACAATCACCGGGTCAGCGGCGTCGACCACGTACGCGGTGCCCACGTAGGCACCGACCTTCGCGCTGGCCTGCCCGATGGCCGCGTTCAATTGGGCGTCCTCGAGCATGGCGCAGGTTCCCGTGCCCGCGTCCGTGCCGGCGACGTTGGAGCGGATGTCGGACGGCAGGCAGTACATGGCACCCATCGACGCCTCCCCCTGGCTTAGGCCGCGTCTTCCGGGATCAGTACGCCCTGCGAGAGCCGGCGGGCGGCGAGCTCGCAGTAGCGCTCGTCTGCCTCGGCGCAGATGGCGCGGAAGTCCTCAAGCCGGGCGGCCTCGGCAGTGGTGCCACTCCCCGCGAACGGGTCGAGCACCACGCCGCCGGCCGGTGTTACGAGGCGGACGAGCCACCGCATCAGGCTGAGCGGCTTGACGGTCGGATGTGTGGTGCCGTCCGGCAGGCGCGGGCGTTCCTTGCTGGACGCCTTGGCCTCGTAGCGGAAGACGGGGAAGAAGCGGGACGCGCCGCCACCCTCACGTTCGTAGGTCCGGGCCACAGCGCCTATGCCGAACATGCTCGTAGCGCCGCTATCGACCTTCTTGGGGCCACCGCATCCGGCGAGATTCCCGCTCTGCCGGTCCAGCTCGGCCGCAGCCTCATCGGACAGCAGGACGTTCGGCGGCCAGCGGCCAGCCGGAACCGTCCATGGCTCGGCACGAGGGCCGCCGGTCAATCCGTCACCGTGCGATCCACCGGGAGCCTTGCCGTGGTAACGATCGCCCCGGCTGGTGTCGTTGCCGATCCGGCAATCATCCAGCCCCGGCAGTGGCGTGCTCTTGCGGTCAGGCTTGCGCGCCATCACGATCGGCTCGTGTGACGGCTTCAGGCACGCCTTGCCCTTCGGGAATCCGGACCCGTAGATCCAGTCGATGCTGTCGCGGATCTCGAACCCGGCATCCTCAACCGCGCAGGCCAGCCGGTGATAGGTCCGCGTCCCGCCGAACGCCAGCAGATACCCACCCGGTTTGAGCAGGCGCAGGCATTCCCGCCACACGCCCACGTCGTAAGCGATGCCGCTCGCATCCCACTGACGGCCCATAAACGCCAATTCGTACGGCGGGTCAGTGACCACGGCATCCACAGAGGCCGCTTCCATCGCCGCCATAACCTCGCGACAGTCCCCAAGGTGAAGCGAGACGCGCCCATCGGTCCAGTACGGGGCGCTCACGGCTCACCTCATCGGGCTACGGTAAGCGGCGATCATTATTTCAGTGGAGAGGATCGCGCGGTGGACGACTGCCCGTTCTGTGCCCGCATCGCGGCGGGCGAGTTCGATTACTCGGATCGGACCGCTGTCGCCTTCGAGCCGCTGAACCCCGTCACCGAGGGGCATCTGCTTGTGGTCCCTCGCAAGCACGTCTCGGACGCGGGTGCCGATCCGGTCACCGCCGGCCAAGCGATGGAGTTCGCCGCGATGATTGCGGGGCCGCTGGAGTTTTCCGACTGGCACTACAACCTGATCACTTCGGCCGGGTCGGCAGCGACCCAGACCGTCCGGCATCTGCACATCCACTTGGTGCCGCGCCGCGAGGGTGATGGCTTGTCGCTCCCGTGGACTGGCCAGCAGCGGCCTACCGGCTCCCCTGCGCCCCTCTAGGCCGCGTCGTCGTCGGGGACACCGGAACAGCACGTGCACGCCCGTTCGGTACAGCGATAGCACTGGTTCCGCTCACACCACGGGCACACGTAGTCGGCGTCATCCTCACGCACGAGGGCGCTCACAGGACATCCCCGCGCGGTGGCACGGCCCCGAGATCCCGCACCGCCGACTGGAGCTCCGCGATCCCCTCAACCACCGCACCAGGCAGATCCGCCGCGTCCTGCGGCGTCATCCCCCGGATCATCGCGTCCGCTTTGCACACCCGGGCGATAAACGACGCGACAGGTTCCACATCGGCGATGGTGACCTCAAGCGTGGCGTACTGGGCCATGGGTTACTTGCTGCTGCCCTTGGTGCTGGTGGCCCCGGTGCCTTTGTCCTTCGCCGCGGCCGGGTCAACGGAGAAGTCCGTCTTCGGGTCCTTGGCTTCCGGGGCGTTCCGCGGGTCGGCGGGGTCGGCGACCTCATCGTTCACGGTCACCTTGGACGAGCCGGGCGGGTCGGGGCGGGCACCGAACGCCTCCGCGGGGGGACGCTGCCCGAACAGATCCTTCGCCTGAATGCTGGGGCTGGCGTCGTTCTGGTTGGCCGCGGGGCGGATCACCGGGCGGCGATGCCGGTTGAGGAACCCCTGCGCCTGGTCGTCGGTCAGGGTCACGGTCTCACCCTTGTGCACGATGTCCGCGGCCTTGTCCTTGTCCTCGCCGCGGCCAATCGAGAGGTTCGTGAGAGCTTCCCAGACGCGGTTCCGGGACCGGGGCGCGGGCTTGGATTCCGGCTGTGCTTCGGACATGAGTGATCGCCTCCGTGGCGGTAGGGAAAGCCCGCCACGGGAGGGCGGGGTTAGGTGAGGGTCAGGCCACCGGCGCGGAGCAGGAACGCAGTGCCGCAGGTGGCGTTTTTACGGGAATTGCACGGGTCGCAGGCGCGGACGAGGTTCCACCAGTGGTCCGTGCCGCCCTTGGCGAGCGGAAAGAAGTGGTCCGTGTCGGAAGTCTCGGCGGTCCCGCAGTAGAAGCAGGGGTTGTTCTTGATGTCCCTGCGGCGGGCGACTGACTGCTGCCGGTCGAGATCAGTCATGGCCACTTTGATGCGCGTGCGCCGGCGGGCGTGCATGGCTTGCCGGGCTTCCCTGTTGGCAGTGCTCCATGCGCGCACAGCCGCGCGGTGGTCATCGCCGTTGGCCAGCCGCCACGCCTTCGCGTACGCCTGGAACTCGGCCTTCCGGCTCTGGTAGTAGGCGCGCATGTATTCCTGGTGCTGCTCGGCCTCGCTGCGGTGCTCGTGGCAGTATCCGAGGCTGTTGTCCTCGTGCAGGATTTGCTCGCAGCCGACGTGGCCGCACTGCTCAGCCACCCAGTACTTCGCGTGATGCTCCTCCCAGCAGCGGCCGGTCGTGTTGCGCACAGTCAGGCGGTTGGTGCATCTCTCGACAGTGCATTCCGGCATGTCCACGGGGATATAGACGTGCCCCGCGCAGCGGCCGGTGGTGTTGTCGGAGCGGAGCCGGTTAGGGCATCTTGGCTCCGAGCAGAACCGGCGCTCGTCGGGGCGCAGGCGGTTTTGCTCCCGCAGTTTGGCGTTGAACCGGTCCCTGCATTCACGCCACAGAGGGGACTCTGAGAAGTGACGCGCACAGTAGCCGGATTCGTTGTCTATCCGGAGCTGCCTGCCGCAGCCCTCACTGCTGGCGCAGAACCGTACCGGCGCGCGCGAGGTGGCGTACTTGTGCTCCTCGCAGTACCCGCTCTGGTTGTCGCGCCGGACCGGCTTCCCGCAGTGGGTGCAGGCACCCATGCCTTCACCGATGTAGCGGTGTTCCTGGCATCGGCCGATGGTGTTGTTCTTGCGGAGAGGTGCCCTGCAAACGGAACAGCGAGGACCGGCGAGGCGGGCCTCCGCACGGACCGCCTTCCGGCGGATCATCTCCCGGGCGCGGGCCTCGCGAACCACCTTCGCGCTCTCCACGGCCTGGCAGTCCGGGCAGCGGACCTGCTTGGCACCTGTGGGCGTGAACCGGACCGGGCAATCTAGGCACTTGCGCGCCAGGAAGACCCTGCGGGCAGGGGTATTCTGCATGGTGTTGCACCGCCTGAATCGGTGTGGACACGTCCCGGTACCTGTGGAGCAGGTGCCGGGACCTTTACTTTTCCTCCATTCTATCGTATGAAACGAACGCGCTTGACCCTAGATCAAGTGTTCGATTATACCCCGCTGAGCAGCACGATACTCAAAGGTTGGTCAAGCCCAATGGCGCTGGCCCTTTGTACGTCCGACCTCTGTGTCTTACGCGGCTCATCCCTGTAGAGCGGGGAAGCCTGCATGGGCAATTCATCGGCGATAAAGCCGCACCTATTGCGCTGCATGACAATGGCATTTCCGGCCGGGATCTGTCGGCTCACCATTACATCAAGATTAAAAATGCGATTAGGCAGCACGCCCGTGTACTGGAGCGACTCCGACGCAATATCCCCGATGTAGGGCGCGGCGAACGAGGACGACTGGAGCAGGCTGTTCTTCGTCCCGTGGTTGATGATCATGGTGTCTGCCTCGAAGCCGAGGAACTGAGACAGGCCGCTGATCGAGCTGCTGATCGAAGCGTTCTCGACCAGATACACCGCGTTGGCGATGTCCCCGCGGATGGTGGCGTTGCTCGAGGCCCACGGGTTCGACACGGCCAGCGTCTGGATGCCGGCGTTGGCGACCACGGCCGAGAAGAAAGCCTGGTTCCAGGAGTACACCATCGTGTTCTTGACCTGGGTGAGCTGCCGCGTCACCGGGTCGATGGCCTGGCGGCGCCGCATCTCGTCGGACACCATGATCGCCATGGCGCGCTCGTGGGTGAACACCACGCGCGGGACGCCGACGCTGGTCGGCACGACCGGCACCTCAGCGAACTCGGCGCGGATCTCCGGGGTGTCGTCGGCGTACAGCGGCGTCGACTCGGAGTAGCGGACGGCGCCGGAGGTGGCGAGGCCACCCTGCCGGAGCACGGCGTCGACGATGAACTCGTTCTGGGTCATGTCGAGGATCAGCGCGGGAATGACCAGCGGGTCCTTGAGCAGGGCGTCGACTGTGACCCGGGGGCCGTCAAGGCTGGAATATGCCGGAGTGGGCACTTTGGTCTCCTAGTTTTCTTGAAGTGCTTCGTCCGGCGTTTAGAGGCCGATTCGGGCGCGGCCGACGGCGTTGGTGGAGGTGGTGACGCCGCCGGGCTGGGTGCAGCGGCCGACGATGAGGGCGGCGTTGGTGTCGGTGCCGGACACCCACGGGGTGACGGTGCCGTTCGCGGCGGCCTTCAGGAGCGTCCCGAAGGTGCAGTTCGCGGCGTAGGTGACGTGCATGTCGTAGCCGCTGGAGTACACGGACGTGTAGTCCGACAGGACGGAGATGTCGACCAGCGGCGCACCCCCGGCGGCGGTGTCCGTAGAGCCGGCCTGGTTCGGGATCGGGGCCGCGTCGTTGCCGGCGACGCCGACGACGAGAATGGCGCCGGCGCCGGCCACGGAGACCGTGGTCGCGGGGCTCGCGTCGGCGGTGACGAGCTGGCCGCCGGTTACGAGTGCGGACACCTGGTAGGAGGCTGGGCCGAGCTTGTAATGCGGGAGACTTCCGCTCATTGCGAGTCACACCGTCCTGTCGTGGGGCACAAAAAAACCCGCACTGAGGGCGGGTGGAAGCGGTTCGGGGCCGTGCGGGGTGGTGCTAGTTGGAGACGCCGACGTTCTCGCCGGTGGTGTCCCGGAACGTGGTGGCGCGGATCGCGGTGGACAGGGTGGTTTCCTGCCCGGTGGTCAGTTCGATGACCTGGCCTTTGACCAGTGCCGGGGTGGTGGAGGTCGCCGCGGTGGTCACGGTGACGACATGCCGGGCCATGACCTAGATGCCGGTCATCTGGCGGACGCGGCCCACCATGTCGGCGCGGTCCTTCGCGGTCTGCTCCTGCTCGGCGCGTTCAGCGTCCCGGCCGCCGTCGAGGGGGGAGCCCATCTCGCCGGACAGGTCCAGCATCTTGACGGTCTTGCCGACTTCGGACAGGACCTTGCGGACGATCTGGCCGGCGTCGGCGGTGCTGCCGTTGGCGAGGTCCACGACGTGGCCTTCGCCTTCGAGGACGGGGCGGGCGAGGTCGGTGATCCGCGGGGGGATGCCGTACTCGCGGCTGTAGTGGTCGCGTTCCTTCTCGTAGGCGGCCTTGTTCAGCGCCGACGTGACCCGGGCCAGCTCGATGGACGTTTCCTCGGCGCGGGAGTTGGCGAGGTCGATCTGCGCCTGCGCCTCGTTGGACAGGGACGCGCCCACGAGCTCACGGTCGTCCTGCGCGGCGGGCTCGGTCTCCGGCTCGGTAGCGGCTACCTCATCCTCGTCCAGCGACGCGATGAGCTTCTGCAGCTCCTCGTCGGTCATCTGCAGTTCCTCGCCCTCGGCGGGCGGCTCGGCCTCGGCGACGGCGAGCATCGCGTCGAACTTGTCGTCGGGGAGGTCGAGCAGCTTAGCCAGCCGGGCCTCCTGGTCAGCGGTGAAAGCCATCGTGTGTTCCTCCGTGGGAGTGCCGGTTGGGTTGGGCTGCTCTTGCTCGGGCTTGCCGCCGTCCGCGGTGAAGGTGACGGTGGTGGCTCCGCCGCCGCCCCCACCCAGGCCAGCCACGTTCACGCCGGGCGGGAACGCGGCGGCCGTCGTAGACGGCGCCGTGTAGTGGGCGTCGGTGAGGTCGATCAGGTCACCGTCCCCGTCGTTGGCGGCGTCGATCGCCTGCCACGGCCGCAGGCCCGTGATCCGCGGGTCCAGGGTGCCGAGGACGTGCTGGATGGCGGCGGGGAAAAACTTCCCGTCGGCCCGGTCGTAGGCCTCCACGATCCGGGCGGACACACCCAGGTCGGGGTATTCGGCGAGGTGTTTCGCGGCGTCCTGGCCGGCTTCGACGATGATGTCGAGGCCGTCGTCGGTGAGTTCCAGGTCCCGGACGGTGCCGCGGCGCTGCTCGGGGGCGTTGGTGTGGCTGTTGGCGCCGTCGGCGAACTGGAACGGCACCACGTCATACGCCTTGTCACCGAACGCCCGGACCAGGCCGGCGAGGTATTCGCGGCTGAACGTGATCTTGCGGCCTTTGTAGTCGATGGTGCCGAGCGGCAGGACTTGCTTGCGCCACAGGGACGCGCCGGACGGGCGGGCTTTCCCGCGGTCCATCGGGGTGAGGACAGTGGTGGTCACGTTCGGCTCGCCTCCGTTACCGTTTGCGCATGAGAATGTTCAGGGGGCGGCGGGCACGCGCCGAGCGGACAATGACGATCGGCCCGGACGGGTCGGTGACGCTGGCCGGCTACTCGCTGGCGGAGGCGCTGCGGATGGCGAAGGACCCCGAGTTCCGGAAGGTGATGCGGGAAGCGCGGGAAACGTCACGGGAGAAGCCCCGAATGGAGGCCGTACGTGACCTGGGATGAGAACCTGAGCCCGCAGGATCGCCGCGACTGGGACCGCTGGGTCGCCAATGTCCGCGAAGGGACCGTCAGGCAGATGACGGACTCGGCGTTCGTCGCCAGCCTCGTCCCCGACGACGGCGAGGTAGACATCAAGTTCGCGGTCGAACTGGGCTTGGCGATCATGCTCGGGAAGCCGATCGTCGCTATCGCCGTGGCGGGCCGTCCCGTGCCGGGCAGGCTCCGTGAGGTCGCCGACGCGGTGATTGAGATCGCCGACATGGACACCGAGGCCGGGCGGGAGGAGTTGCAGGCGAAGCTGACGCCGCTGCTCGAGCGCTACGCCTAGCTAGGCCGCTTTCGCGTGCATCGCGTCGGCGCGCTTCGCGAACGCCAGCGCCACCGCCGGCTTCATCTTCTTCGCCAGGAACTTCCGGTAGATCGCCAGCGCGTACGGGGACAGGCCAGACGGGTCGCCGCTCGGCGCCGCCGCCGGCTTGCCGGAGCCCATCGACGTGACCCGCGGCCCATCCGAGGACGACGACGCCGGGGTGGATACGGGGAGCGCGCCGGCGAGGTCCACGGCGTCCTGCCCGGCCGTGTACGTCTTGGAGCCGGGCATGACCGCTGTGCCGTCCTGCTGGGCGGGCGGGAACCCGGACGCTTTCGCTTTCGCCGCCTGCTTGTTGTGGAACGCGATCAGGCCCGTCAGGGCACCCTGCTGGCTGCCCGAGGCGCCGGTCATCGTGCCGGTGGCGTGCATGCCCTGCCAGCCGTTGCCCTTCGGGGTGATCGTCCCGACCTTCATGCCCGTCGACTTGTGCTGCACGGTGATCATGCCGGGCCCGGTGCGGCGCAACTGGACGTCAGCGGCACCACGCACCATCGGCATCTTCCGGGGGGTGGCCGTGGCCATCTCAATCGCCTCCGTGTCATTCGCTGCCTTGATGGCCTTCTCGTGCGCGACGTGCAGCTGATGCCACTGGTGCAGGGTCATCGTCACTTTTTTGCCGCCGATCGTGGCGGTGACGGTGCCCTTCGTCTTGTTGACCTTCGGCTTCGCGGGGGCTTTCGGCTTCGCGGGGGCCTTGGCCTTCTTCGCCTTGGGTGCCGGGGTGGCTGCCGCCCCCGCCTTCACCGCCGCCAGCGCCTTCTGCACCTGCGCCGACCCCGGAGCCGCGGCCTTCTTCGCCGCGGCCAGTTCCGCTTTCTGCGCCGGGGTCGCCTTGCCGGTGTCCACCAGATGCTGCAGATGCGCGAGGTGGGCGTCATGGGCGGCGTGCTGCTGCGCGGGAGTCGGCTTTCCGCCGCCGCCTGAGGTGGTGCCGAACTGGCCGCCTTGCGGGGAACCGGCCGGCATGTGCGGGGCGATGTAACTGCTCATCTCAAGCGCCTCACCGTCGTTCGCGGCCTGGAACGCCCACGTGCCCTTGACGCCGGGTGCGTTCGTGGCACCGAGAGCCTTCGCCCGCTTCACGATCAGGGCCTTCAGCGCCGGCCACTTGGACGGGTCAACGCGGCCCTTCGCCCGGATCGCCTTCTTCAGGTAGGCGACGTCCGGGATCGGTGCCGTGCCGTCGCTTAGGGCCTGGCCCATCGCGGCGAGCTTCTTACGGCCAGCGGCGCGCTGCGGTGCGGGAGTCTTCAACTGCGGGCCTTCCGTCGGGCGCTACGCTGATCAAGAGGGGCGGGACGTACTAGTCACCGCCGCCCGGAGAGCCACACCGGTCAGTGTTATCCCGGGCAGGAGCGTGAGAACCGGGACCGGCGCGCTCTCCCGCCTCTCACTCCGCCACTGCCAGCCGGTCAGCGTCCGTCCACGCGAACCCGGGCGGCGGCAAGGTAGACGCGCGGGCCACGGCACGTTCCGCCGCGTCCATCCCGTTGATCACCAGCGCGGCACGTTCTGGGGTGTCGTAACGGCCCAGCACCGTAGCCTTCCCAGCGAACTGGCCACCCTCACGGCGCCCGGGCGGGACACGCTCAGCGACAGCAGGGGCACCGAGCTCGATGCCCTCTACGCCGTTCCAGGAGAGGGACATGGCGGCACCGTCCTCGTTCGCGTGACTGTGGGCGGCGGCCTTGGCTCGCAGGGCGGCGAACTCGGCGATGGCCTTAGCGGCGGCGGCCTGGACTTCGGGGCTTACTTTCCCGCCGCCACGCGCCCACCGGGCCAGCACTCCGAGCGCCATGTGGATGGCCTCAGACTCAGTGGCGGCGCGGCCGGACTTCATGATGCCCTTGCTGACCTGCTCCACGTAATTTGGGAGTTTCCAGCCCTTGTGGTGCCAGAGGCCAGGGCCGGCGGGGCTGCCCCACGGGCTGGGCGTCTCGGCGAGCCGTGCAGTCTGCGCGCTCACTAGTTCGTCTTCCTGGAGTGCACGTCATCCCACGGGCCGGTCGCCGTCTTCGCGGTCCCGACCCATGCCGTGACCGGCTGGCCGAGCGCCGCACTGGCCAGGCACCTCGTGTGACCGTCGACCGCGCGGAGTTTCCCCGGCCCGGGAGTACGGATCAGCACCACCGGCTTCCGGGTGCCCGAGCGGATACGGGCGATGAACGCGGCGATCTTCGCCTTGTCTTTACGGGCCAGCGCCCAGTTCGTGTCCCCGCCGGTCATGTCGACCTGGCGGAGCGGCACCATCTGCGGCTGCGGCGTCCACGTGATGTCATCAACCCAGGCGAGCGCACCGGCCGGGTAGTCGCGGGCCAGCTGCAGCTTGACCTCTTGCGCCGTGGTGAGCTTCTGCGGGGTGGCGAGGGGTGCGTGGGCGTCGGACACGGGCTGCACGGACGGAGCGGCCACGAGGTCACCGCCCCGGTTCTACGATGAGCGGATGAGCCGTGACGTACCCGAGCACATTGGCGAACTGAGCCGCTACGCGCTCCAGCAGGCCATTGACCGCGTGGACCGCGAGCTGGCCGGTGCGCCGCAAGAGTTGCGTGATGCCGTGTCGGTGATCCGGCTCGTGACCGACGTCCCCCGCCGGGCGCCCTGGTACGGCGCGATTATCGACTCAGAGGACTCCAGCGTCAGCGTCGGCGTGATGATGCGGAACGCCTTCGAGGCGGTCGGCGACTCGATTGACGCCCCTACTGACCGTGGCCTGGAAACTCACGCCGATCACTGGTTCACCAAGCTCTACCTGTCAAGGTGGCGGCGCGGAAGGCGCGAGTACCGCGACTATCTGGAGCATCTGACCGACCCGGCCCGCTTCGAGCGCGAGTGCGCCGAACGCCGGTTGTCAGCCGAGCAGGCAGCGGCAATCCATCGCTCTGCCGTGGACTGGCTGGCTACGGAAGCACCGCAGCGTCCCTGAACGGCACCGCGCGGCTAGCTCAGTCGTCGCTGCCGTCCGGCCTCAGGCCACGTCCGCTAGCGTTTCCGCGTCCTCGTGCACGACGGGCTTCCCATCCGGCCACGCATCCGCCCGCGCGTCATGAGGGTCGTCGCCATGCCATACGAGGTCCGGGTGCAGCAGGCGCATGTGATCGGCGATCCGCTCGAACGGGACACGCTCAAGGCATAGGCGGCAGGTCACGGCAGCAGGTTCACCGCCCCGTCTACGATGAGCGGGTGACGGAAAGCGCGCCGGTATGGGCGACCCGCGCCGATGGTTCCGGGTTGCTGCTCACCGCCGCCGGCCCGCGAATGTGGCTCAGCTGGCGGATGCTCGACGACCTGATCCACTGCATGCCGCTGTTCCCGGTCGCACTGGTCTCCACCGACTTCACTGCGTGCCCGGAAGGTCATTACGAGCCGGGAGACGGTGCGGTCGGCGCGGTGCTCCGGTTCGCCTTGGCTGACGGCGGGCGGCTGGTGTACCGGATCGTCCGTTCCGACTTCGCGAGGATGGCCTACGAGTGCGCCTGGCCCGACTAGCTGGGTGTATGCCTCCACCTCAGGATGACGGCAGCACCTTAGCGCCCTTGAACGGCGCGACCGGGATACACCGGCACGTCGCCCCGTGGACCATGCCGGGGAACGCCGGGTGACCTTCCACGATCGGAGGCCGGTCCGCCTTGAAGTTGGAGCCTGACGCGGCAGCACAGCCCGGCGTGCACCTTTTGTCTTTGGTCGCTTGCCAGCCGAGCAGCTTCCCGTGCTTCGCCGCCGCGCTGTCCACGGATGAGGCTGCGTCCACACGGCCCTCGCTGGCCGCGATGTGCTGCCCGAGATACTGCTTCTCCGTGGCCAGCGCGTCCCGGATCGCGGTCATCGCCGGCTCGTTCTGGGACCGTGCCGCCTTCACCGCCTGCTGGACACGCCGCGACGCCGCCAGAACGAACTGAGCGCGCCGCAGCAGGTTGTTCCGCAGCGCCCACCGGGACGCCGGGCCGGTGCCCTTGACGGCGTCCTGCGGGGCGGAGACGGCTAGGGCGGCGATCGCGGACAACGCCGCACCGGAGATGCCCGCAGCCTTGAACGGGGCCTTCAGCGCGCCTGTGAGGGCCTGTGCGGTGCCGTAGGCGGCGAGGGCAGCGACGATGAGGGCGATCAGGGCAGCGTCAGCGGCGGTGTCGTCCTGCTGCTGCTGCGGGGCCTGCTGCTGCGGTGGCTGGGTTTGCGCGGCGGGCGTGGTCACAGCCTCACGCCTTCGGGTTCACGCTCATGTTCGGCACGTCGAACGGCTGCATGATGTCCTCCGGCAGTGGCTGGTTACCGGCATGCGCCAAAGCCTTCTTCGCTATCGCCGCCGCCGCCGCTGTTCCCCCCGCCAGATGCCCCAGCGCCGCCGCCGACTGCTGCGGCATCCCCGCCGGGGCCTGCGCGACCGCCTGCGCCTCACGGTCCTTCGCACCCTGCTGCACGATCTGCGTCACCGCATCCACGTCCAGGTTCAGGAACGTCGCCAGACGTTCCGTGATGATGTCCAGGATCCCCGCCGGCACCTGCAACGCGGGTGCGACCGCGAGAGCCTGGAACAAGGTGACCAGCTGGGAGCCGGACTCATCCGACAGGGCCCCGAACGTGAACCGCGGATAGCTCGCGCCCGGCCCGAAGTTCAGGGTCACCAGCGGGGCGATGACCTCGTGGGTGATGGACTCGGCGATCTCCAGGCTGATGGCCTGCCGGGACTTCAGGAAGAACGCCGACTGGTCCTGCGACAACGCGAGGGAACCGCGGCCCATCGCCGCGAGCGAGGACAGGCCCGTGAACCCGGCCAGGACGCTCGCGGTCTGCCACGTTTCAAGGAACGACAGGGCGTCAGCGAACTGAGTGGCACCCTTCGAGCCCGAGGACTCCAGGATCTCAAACGACTTGGCGCCCTGCGGGTCGCGGGCGAACCCCACGACACCGGACGATCGCATCGAGGCGATGTCGTCGGCCTTCGCGTTGGCTTCCCGCTGGTCCTGGCCGTACACGATGACCTTCGGCAGGCTCTGCTGCTCCAGGAACTGGAACCAGAGGTACAGCAATTTGAGCTTGGTCTGGTGGACCCAGTGCGTCAGCTCAAGCTCACTGGTGCCGGTGAGGGGCTGCCGGTGCCGGCCGTTGACGTGGACATACGACTTGATCTTGGGGATCTCGACGTAGCCGGGCAGTTTGGATGCCTTGTCCTGCTTGAGGTTGCCGCCGAACTGCCACACCTGCTGCCGGAACCCGTCCATCGCGCCCGTGCGGGCGTCCCGCTTCAGCTCACAGGTCGCCGGCGGCCGGTAGGCCATCTTGTCGATGGCGACCCCGCCGTCCCGCTCCCGGATCTTCCAGCAGAGCTCAAAGAAGGCGAGCTTGAAAATCTGCGCCGAGGTGACCTGCCCGATCACGTCCTGCATCGGGGTGCTCATGCCGCCCGAGGTGTGCGGCGCGAACAGCACCGAGTGGCAGAAATCGGCCTCGCCGCTGTCGTTCTTGCCGGGCTCGATCGCGCGGGACGCCTGCCGGATCGGCAGCGTCAGGACCGCCTCGAGCGCCGCGGCCTGGCCGTCGCGGCTGAGCATGGTCTGGAAGTCCCGGGCAGTGGCGGTGCCGTAGTCGGACTAAGAAGACATCACCACCCGAGTACAGGCCGAACATCTGGTTGCGGTCGAACTCGGTGCCGAGCTCCCCGCGCATAAGGTCATGGCGTGTCGCCGGCTTCAAGTCGGGGAACGCCACGATCCGCGCCTTCTGGGGGTCTTGGGGTGACATCTTCAATCTCACCCCCCGCCGCTAGCTAGTGGCGCGCTCGCGCGTCCGTCGGTTGAGTTGTCCCAGGCGGCGCGTCTCGCGGAATGCCGGGTCGGTCTTGAGCCGATGATGCCGCTCGTGCGCCTTTTCCCTGGTGCAGATCTTGCACTGGCGTCGATCCCTGCCGTTTGGGGACTTGATCAAGTACGTGTTCTCGGGCGTGTACTCGTGGTCCTGCGGGCAGTGTGTCGTGCGGGCGTGAATGGCGGCCATGTTGCCGCCGCGCAGTGTGTTCTCGCGCCCGGTCACGGCTTCAAGGTGAGATGGCCGGATGCAGTCCTTGAACCGGCATCCGCGCGCCTTAACGTGATCGACCTCGTGGCCGTCCGGAATGGGGCCGACGAACAGGATGTGCGAGACGCGGTGCGCTGCTTGCAGTTTGCCGCCGAACCAGAACTGGCTGTAGCCCTTGGCGCTGATCCCGACGGGGCGTCTCCAGCATCCCGACTCGCCGTCGATGACGATCTTGGCTATGAGCCGCTCCATCGTGCCGGCCGGAACTTGCATCAGTAGCGGCGGCAGCAGCGCCAGTATGGCCTGTGCGGTCGTGCCCAAACGCGGGCAGTAGCGCGTGGACAGATCAGGCAGCTCGTGGAGTGCCCGCATCGCAGCGATGTGCCCGAGCAGGGTCTCTCCCGGCTTGAACCACTCGTGCTGGCCGCGACCCAGGGGTTCCTTGTGTTCGGCGAACTGCCTGTGCCGGCGCTTCTCAAGGCTGAAGTACCCGGGCTCAACCGCGAGGAGTTCGTCATAAGCCTGCGCGCTGAGCCGCACCCGGATGTTGGCCGACGCCCCGATCTTAATCAGGTCACCGCGGCGTATGTAGTAGACAAACGCCTCGCCTGTACGCTTGGTCATGTCGGTCTGCTTTCACCAGATCGAACGCCCCCGGGAGTGAGTCAGGTGTTTGCGCACCCTCGCTCGCCGGGGTTTAACATGGCCATTCTAGCAGGTCAGGGCTAGTTTGAGACGCCCACGTGAAGCCCGGGAACGCCCCTTTGCACATTTGCCGGGGTGCAAGTGTCGGTCGCGCCGGGCGCGGCAGGTTCGATCTTCCCGGCGGCCAGGAGGCTGGCGGTGGACTGCTTGCTGGGGTCGAGCGGCAGAACGTCCCCGGCGGCGCAGTCCCATGTGCTGATCACCGAGTACACGGTCAGCGGGGCCAGTGCGGTGTACAGGACGGTGGCCATCAGGCCAGCCCGCCCGTGCCGCAGGCGCCGCAGAAGCCTCGCAGTACCCGTGCTTTCGGGTGCTTGCACACCTGGACGGACGGGCGGTCGGTGAGGACCGCGGTGGGGATGATGTTGCCGGGGTCGACGGCGGGTTCGATGACGGCGGCGACCGCTTCGGCGAGCGGGGACAGGCGCAGGCCGATCGCGCCGAGGATCCACGCGGACCGTGACTCGTCGCCGCGGATCTCATCGACGGCGGCGAGGACCGTTTCGGGGACCGTGACTTTCACGGGGACAGTCACGGCACCTCCGGTTGCGACCTGCGGAAACGTGGCACCCGTACTCGCCGGTAACTTACCGCCATGCCCTCACGTTGGGCCGTTCCGGTCTGCCGTCGTCGGCCTGCGGGGCGAACGAGTCCGCGGACCAGTTGTCGTCCCGGTCATAGTCCTGGCCGGGACGGGCACGCATCCGCGCGGACGGGTCCTGGCCCATCCGCTCAAGTTCGTCGTGGACAGCCCACTGCCGCGCCGACGGCGAATGCGGCATCGACCGGGAGAAGAACGCCTGAACCACAGCGTCGCCGTCGTCGGTGGACCGGCCGAGGCGTTTGCGGATCTCGTCTTTCGGCTCGACCTGGATTTTGCCGCCGGACAGGACTTTCCACTGCGGCGCGGCCAGGTCACCGAGCAGCATCTCATCATCAGGCAGGCACACGGTGGAGCCGGCGGACGGGTCGAGCTGCTCACGCATCGACCACCATGCGGCGCTGCGGGAGTTCGGGAAGCCCAGTTCGCCGGTGACGTCGCGGCGGTCGGTTCCGGCGGCGGCGTTGAACGCCTGCACCTTGTGGCCCATCTCCCGCAGCCGGTCCACGACACCCGCGCCGATACCGATGACGTCCACGACCGCGGTCCTGGCCGCGTCGGCGTCGAGGACACCGGCGACACGGCCAGTGGTCTGCATGGTGGTTTCCTTCACCGACCGGCGCAGTTCGGTCAGCACGTGGCCGTTGCGGACCGCGAGGACCGTCTTGTCCATGCCTTCACGGGCCACGTCCACACCGACGGTGCGGGGATAGTCCATCTCGGTGCCGGGGCGGCCGGCGAGGTCCCATTCGAGCCAGCGTTCGACCGCGGCCTCAGCCCACGCCAGCGGGATCACACTGTCCTCATCGCCGGCGTGGAACTCGCCGAGGACCCGGTTGACGTAGATGCTGGATTCGGTGCCCCACTGGCGGGCCCGGTTCGCTGCCCAGTCCGGGTCGATCTGCCCGGCCGCTATCGCCTGGTCAAGGGTGACGTGGACGGCGTGCCAGTCCTCATAGCCCGGTTTGCGGGACTGAATGTCGTAGAACCGGCCGGCGGGCGCACCCGGCGTCGAGAGCGCGAGGGCGAACGCTTCCCCGGTGCCGTTCAGGGCACCTTCACAGGCGTCGAACGTGGCGGCGGGGATCGCCTTGGACTCGTCGAACACGAACAGCAGACTGTCGGCGTGGGCGCCTTCGATGAGGGCCGAGTTCGCGGACGCGGACGCGAAGGCCGCACCGTGGTTGAGGCGCAGGTTCAGGTTCATCAGCTCAGCGGCGCTGAACGGGTGACCGCGCAGGCGGAGGTTCAGTTCCTCATGGGCGGTCAGCGGCTGGTTGCCGCGTATCTTGTCCCAGCGGATCCGGCCCGCCCAGCGGTGAATCTCCGGCCACAAAAATCTGGACAGCTGATGCCAGGACCCGGCGGTCGTCGCGACCTTCCAGTCCACACCCGCCGTTTCGCGGGTCAGCGCGAACCACAAGATGGTCACGGCAGCCGTGGTCGATTTCCCGGTGCCGTGGGGACTGCGGACACTGATGCGCTTACGGGCCGGCAGGTCCCCGACGATCTCCTGCTGGTAGGCGGTCAGGCCAGCGCCGTCACGCCAGTCGATGCAGTCGGCGGCGAACGCTACCGGGTCGTTGTAGTACCGCTGGGATGCGGCCTTCTTGGTCTCCGCCGCCTGCCGCTGAAGCTCACGCAGGTAGCGGAGCCGGTCAGCCGGTGCCTGGATGTACGGGGTCGTTGGCGGCAAGGTCTGCCTCCAGGCGCGTGATCTCGGACTCGATCACGTCGGCGGTGACCACTTCGACGCGGGACTTCGCGGGTGCGTCGAGGCCCTTGAGTTTCCGCCACGACTCACTGACCCGCAGCAACGCCAAACCGGCGGCCATGGCGGGGCCGTCGTCGGTGAGGGGCTGGCCGGGGTTCGCGGGGTCCATGATGACTTTCCCCGACCCGAGAGACACCGCGTAATGCTTGGTCGCGGCGATCCGCTCGAACAGGCGCCGCAGGGCGTCCAGGCGTTCCGCTTCCATCTGGGTGAGCGCGCCGGCTTCCTCACGGAACGCCTCGGCCAAGCCCCGCTGGACGGCTTCATAAGCGCTGGAGGTGGCGCGGAAGCCCATCTGGGTGGCGATCTGCTCATACGTGAGGCCGCGCCGGCGCAGGTCAATGGCGCGGATGTCGTTCTCGCGGGTGACGACGGAGCGGCGGCGTGGCATCTCTCACCACCTCCCGGAGATTCGGTTAACTAGCGTTCGGCGAATGCCGGTCAGGTGAAGGAGACAGGTTCGGTGGTGCCGTCGGGCAGGACACGCTCCGGTTTGATGCCGGTGAAGGCTTCCCAGCGTCCGGCGATGACGTCCCCGTATGCGGGTTCCATCTCGATCAGCGCCGCCGTGCGTTTGGTCCGGTGAGCGGCGAGGAGCGTTGATCCTGAGCCCGCGAACACGTCGAGGACGACGCTCCGCTCATCCTTGGGGTCGATGACACCGAACGCCCACTCGGCGAGTGCTACCGGCTTCTGGGTCGGGTGGACACGCTTGCCGCGTTCGGAGGCGCGGAGCATCCCGTTCCACATGTGCCGCAGCAGCCGTACCGCGCCGGGATGGCTCGTCCAGGCAAGCTCAGCGTCCGCGAAGTTGCCGTTAGTGTCCTTGTCCCAGACAAGCCAGCACGACGAGTCCGGCAGGCCGGCCGAGGCCGCATAGTGGTTGCCGCCCCACCAGATATGCATGGCGTCCGGGTACTCCGCATACAGCAGCCGGAAGGCGTCCACCGCAGCGTCGGTGCTGTCGTCCCCAGCGACGGGCAGATAACTGGTCGTGCGGACGGTGCCCTTGCTGCCTTGACCGCCGTTCTTGGCACCGCCGACGGGGTAGCCGATGGATGCGCCCACCTTTCCGGCGCTGCTCACGATGTCTATGCCGTACGGCGGGTCGGTGTAGACGATGCCCGGCGTGCCGAGTCCTTCGGTTGCCAGCGCCAGGTGATCCGGGTTGGTCGCGTCGCCTATGAGCAGCCGGTGCGGCCCGAGCAGCCAGAGGTCACCGAACGCGCTGACCGGCTCGGCTGGTGGTTCCGGTGCGTCGTCCGGGTCGCCGTTGCCGCCCGGCGTGTCCTCGGGTGGCTCGATGAGCGCGGACACGTCCTCTTCGGTCCACCCGGTGCCCTCATAGTCGCCGTCCAGGTACGACAGCAGCTCCACGAGGGCCTCGTCGTCGTACCGTTCCCCGTCCGGTCCCGGCAGCTCCGCGAGCCGGTTGTCCGTCAGGTTGACGCGGCGGGCTTCGTCGTCGGTGCAGGTGATGACCTCACACCGGGCGTTCTCATGCCCTTCAGCGGCCAGCGCGTCAGCGGTGTGGTTGCCCGCGAGGATCACCAGATCCGAACCGGTGTCGCGGACCACGATGGTGCGGTACTGGCCGAGACGGCGGACACTCGCACGGATCTCGGCGACGTTGCCGCGCCGGGCGTTGCCGGGGAAGCGGGTCAGGGTGGCTATGGGGATCTCGCGAACCCCAGATGGTGTGATGGCCACGCTTGCCCCGGCGGACGCTGGCGGCTAGTTGGAGGTGCCGGCGGGGCTGACCGGCGCTGCGGTGCCGGCGTCAGGCGCGGCCGGGGCAGCCGGCGGCGTGGAGGCCGGGACGTTCGCCGGGTCGGCGGCCTGCAGAGCAGCGACCTGCGAATTCATGTCATCCGCGACGGCCTGGATCGCCGGGTCGTTCGCGGAGTTCGCGCTGGCCAGGGCCGCAGCCCAGTCGCTGATCGCCGAGGTGACCTCGGCCTTCAGGGCGTTGTCCGCGGCGGTGAGGTTGTCGAGTGCAGCCATGATGGCCTCCTGGTGTCTGGTGGATGTTTCGAGGAACTGGCGGATCGCCTGGAGTTCCCCTGAGTGGTCGCAGTGCCGGCGTTCCCAGTCGAGTTCCATTACGCGGGCACCTGCCCGTCCGGTTCGGCGCTGCCGGGCAGCGGCGGAAGCGGCTTCCACGAGTTCAGAAGACGCTCCCGTGCCTGCCGTTGCCGCAGCTCAGCGTCGCGGCGCAGTTCCTCAAGAACCGGCGACGTGGGGCCGAGCGTGAGGGAATCGAACCCGCGGCGCACGCTGCGCCAGAACTCTGCGCGGCTCATCTCGCCTCCCGTGGGATCGCGAGCCGTCCCTGTATCGCGAGAGTGGCCAGTGCGTCCCGCCAGTCGCTGCCGTCTAGCGTCTCAACGCCGATGATGAGGTCATCCGCGTCCACGTCGATCATGACGCTGACGTTGACCTCAACCGTGCGGGCGACCTTGGCCTTGCTAAGGGTTGCGTAGGCAGCGCCGGTGACGGGATCAGTCACGGTCGTCATCACGCCGCTACCGGCTCATACAAAGGCTGCATCTCACAGCCGCACATGGCGGTGACCTTGCCCCAGTGGATGCCGCCGGAAGTCATGGTCATGTGGGTGCACTGCCAGCCGACGACGCGATAGCCGGACGGAACCGATGGAGCCGGTGACTTCTCCTGCTCAGCTACTTCCCGCGCAGCAGCACGGCGCATCCACTCGCTGACGGATATGCCTTCACCTGCCGCGAGGCGGCAAACGGCGTCCAGGAGAGGCGCGTCGGCGCGGATGGAGACTATGTGCTCGAGCTTGCGCGGCTCACCCATGCGCCCGCTCCCCTTGATAAGGCCCTTCGGCCGTTCCGGCTGTTCGCGCGGGGTGCCGAGAGTGAGATTCACGGAGCCGTATTTGAGCAGCAGCGGCAGGAAGCGGTCCGCGACGGTACGCAGGGCATCTGCGGGCACGAGCACCGTTTCTCCGCTGCTGCTGTCTGCGAGTTCCGTCATCTCGGGGTCGGCAGCAGGTTTCCGGTTGCGCCAGGTCATCGCCGCTCGTACCGGTAGTCGTCGCTCACGCGGGGACGCTCCCGTCCTGGGCCAGCTCGGGTGCGGTCATGGTGATCGGCATCGCGTGGGCCCAGCACACGTCGAGGGGGCCGAGGTGCTGAAGCGGCAGGTAGATGCTGCGGGTCACGGCGTGCTCGAGGTGCTGCCGGATCATGCCGGGGTCGTCGAGGGCTGCTTTGTAGTGGCCGGCGCAGACCGCGCACCACAGGCGGCCGGGCCACGGCTGCGGGAGTTCAGCGGACCGGAGCATCGGCAGTATCCGGGTGGGTGCCCAGGTCAGGAACAGGCGGCGGGACAGCGATTGCGTTCCGGCCATGCCACTCCCTGTCGCTGCGGCGTTCCGGGTTGGGTACGGCGAAGGCCAGGGCAAGCCAGGCGAGGAGTGCAAGCGGTGCGAGCAGCACAAGGTGACCGATCAGAGGCGGGGACTGGGCGTGATCTGGCCCTGATCTTAGTGGTCAGGCGGCTTCGGAGAGTGGCGGACGCTGCCGCAGTTGCCGCGGGTCTATGCCCGAGGCGCGGAGGCCGTTCTCGTGGACGAGCCGTTCGGCTGCCCGGACCGCCTCGCGGGTGTGCAGCGGGTAGCCGCGCTCGTCCAGGCCCTGCGGGACAAGCCAGCCTTTCCGCCGCCAGCTGCGGATCGTCACGGGCTTGACGCCGACGAGACGGGCAGCGGCAGGCGTGCTGAGCAGGCCATCTCCACGGGTGGGGCGCATGTCATCACCCGTCCCGCTACAGCAAAAACGCCCCGGCCGCAAATGGGCTCGGGGCATAGTTGTTACAACTGCGACTGATGATATACCCCGGCAGGTGAGTGTGTCGTTACGCTGCGGCATGGCCGGCGTGGCGGCACGGGCATACCGGCCAGGCGCACTGCTCGTGCCTGTCGTCCTGGCACCGTTTGCATGCCGGCAGGCCCGCCGAGTCCGCCCATTTCGCGTACAGCCTGGCCCATGCCGCGAACTCGGCGTCGTCCATCGTGTCGCCGCAGGAGGCGCACCGGGATTTCATCGCGGGCAGGTTCGGGTCCGATGGCGGTTCGGCGCGTTCGAGGGCCATGTCCTCGCAGCCGCGGCAAGGGATGCCGTCGAACGATTCCGGCTGGGTTTTCGTCTCGAACAGGATCCGGCGGGCCTGATAGTGCAGGTCGAAGATTTCGTTGCCGGCGTCGGCGCCGGACATGGGCCGCAGGACGTGCGCCTCGCCGCTGGGGCGGACGACGGTGACCGCATCAGGGTCATCGGCCCACGCTTCGGCGTCGGCGGGGGTCATCACGCGGGCCATCTGCTCGGGCATGAGGGCCAGCATCACGGTCAGGTGAACGGACAGGACGGTGACCGCGCGGTCGACGGTGCGGGCCGGGTCGGTGCGGGACGCGCCGGTGTCTGGTGGTGTGAGGCGGGCGACCGCTGCGACCCGCTCATGCCAGGAGCCGAGGACGGCGGCCATGTAGCGCATGAGCTCGTCGACGGCGGGCTGCAGCGGCATGCGGGGGCCGAACGGGATACGGACCACCTGGCCGCGGCGGGGCGGGTCACCGATCGCGGCGGCGAGACGCGCGTACGCGGAGGGGAGTTCATCCAGGCAGGCACCGATGCGGGTGCGGCACGGGTCGCAGAACGCCTGATAGGTGAGGCCGGCTTCGCGGCGCATCGTCCCGTCGGGCTGCTCAACGAGTCTCGCCCCGGAACACCATTCGCGCGGGACACGGGCGCATGGCCGCTGGCCTTCGCCGTCCGGTGCGGGTGGTGGGGGGGTGATGTAGCCGTCCCGGCGCTTGGGCATGGGGGTGATGATTGCGGAACGTCACGGCCAGTGCCAACACGGCGTGCTGTCAAGCGGTTACGGCAGGTCAGCGGCGTCCCGGATTCTCGCGATGCTGGGCGAACCACTGCCGCCCGGCCCGAATGTCGGCCGGCTCCTCAGTGTCGCCGTGCACGGGATGCACGCGAACACGCGAATCCAGTCATGCGTGCCCGGCTGGTAGATGATCATCTCGTACCGTCGCTCGTGCTCGCAAGGGCCAAGCCCCGCCGCGATCTGCAGCTGACAGGCCGTCGCGCCCTCGGCGTCACGAGGGTCATCGGGCGTGCTGTGCGGCGGCTGCGAGTAGTCATGGTGGCCGTAGCGACTGGCCATGCAATCAGTCACTTCGTCGGCTTTCGCAGGCCCCGGAACGGCCGGACGACGATACTCCCGTCCTGCCGCCTGATCGCCACGTTGCGGGGGCCTTTGCCCTTCCACTGGGTGATGACCGTGACGGGCTTGCCTCGCTCAAGGTAGGTGCGGCCGGTGATGGGCACGTCCGGCTCAGTTCCAGGCGTTCTGCGGGCCGGGCAGACCGTGCGCTTTCATGCCGGTCGTGTAGGCGACCGCGAGCAGCCCCCGGATCATCTGCCCGCCCAGCGCCTTGCCCGGCGGGTAGAAATTCTCCGAGATTTCGCCGGGCCGGGTGCGGACCTCGGCGGCGGTCCAGAGGCGCCCGTGGATGTCGGCGCAGTAGGCGATCACGGACTCAACGGCGTCGGCACGCTGGTGGAAGGTGCGGCCGAGCCGGTCCCGGTCAAACTGCTCCCGTTCCGCCTCGCTGGCATCCGGCCGAGGTGCGGTGACACCGAACCCCTCGATCTGCAGCAGGTAAGCGTACGGCGGATCGTGGGGGTGCTTCTCCAGCTCCTTCGCGGCGATCCCCGCCATCAGCGCCGGGTAGTCCGGCGGGTCGATCGCCGGGTCAATCGCTGCATACGTGCCGGTGTGCAGCCGTTCCCCGTCCCAGTGCAGGGTGACGAAGCAGTGCAGAGAATCCCATTCGGTGTGGGTCTCGATGGCTTGGCGGGTCGCGGCGGCGAGCGTTCCCTTCGGCGGTGTCACGGCGTGCATCCTCTCACTCACTGTCCGGTGGCTTCTTGCCGTCGGTCATCGGCGGCAGGTGGATGACCTTGGAGTCCAGCAGGTTGTCGTCCACGCTGAGCGCCGGGTTCCAGCAGATCAGCGTGCAGTCGTCGTTACCGCAGAACGCTTGCGTGCCGCCACCGAGCACCAGCATCGGCAGGCCGCAGCACAGCGGGCAGCGCGGCGTCAGGATGCTAGCCATCGGATCGCTCACCTTCTCGTAGCGCATGCCGGCCGTTCTCGGTGATCTGGGCTGTCCAGCCGCCAGGTCGTGGAGAGTGCGGGGTAACCAGGACCAAGCCCATCGCCTGCAAGCGGCGGATGGTGATGGTCGCCACGCCATCCTCGCCTCGGTACAGGTGCCGACGCCGGGAGGCGCTGCGCAAGGCGGCCAATTGAGGCCCCGTTAGCTCCGTCATTACAGTCCCCCAGTAGTCGCTTTACTTGCCGGTCAGCTGGCCGACGACCCGCAATACCTGCTGCAGGTTCGCGTACACGATCCCGAGCGCGTAGCCGACGTTCATCGCGTACTCGGCGTCCGGCTTCATCTCGGACGAACTCAGGATCGCTGCAACATCCGGGTACTGAGGCGCGGCCAGGTTGCGGGCGCGGTCGATAATCCGGGTTTGATCATCGTTGAGGTTCATGGTGCCCCCAGCCCGTCATCGTCGTCCGGCAGGTCGGCGGCCAGGATGAACTCAACGTGCTCGAGGCGATCCCATGCGGCCCGCAGCCGCTTCCCCTCGAACACCTCCCATTCCCGGTCCGGGTTGCCGATGGCGTCACGCCAGCGGGTGAAAGCCTCACGCCGGTCCCCATAGCCGCCCACCTGGCCGCGCAGTTCGCCGGTGGTGCCGATGCTCCACTGCAGCGGCGGCAGATGCTCGGCGATAGCACGGTCGACCAGTTCGCTGAGCAGGGCCAGGGCACGGAACTGCCACCCCAGGCGCTCGGTGTCGGTGATCGGGGTCATGATGTTCCCTCGGTCAGGCCGGCTCTCCTGAGCTCGGCGCGGGCGTTCTGGATGCTGGCTCATCATGCTGCCTGCGCGTACAGGTCGCCCAGGTCCGGGTAGCCGCTCGACGCCCACCCGGACCCGCGGATCGCGGCGATCTGCGCGGACGGGCTCTCACCTGCCGCACTGACGATGCCGCGGATACCGGCGCTGGCGGTGCCGTACCCGGGGATCGTGTCGCCGCCTTTCATCCACCCGGCGGTCGCGTCCGCCGCCGACACGGGGCTTGACCAGATGCCGTCACTGGCGCCGTACGTGCTGGAGTCGGTGTAGCCGATGTTCAGCCAGTCGTTGTTGCCGTCCGCCTGCCGCTGGGCGGCGTAGCTGCTGGATTCCTCGGCCAGCATCCACGCGGTGACCACACCCGGGTTCAGGCCCGTGTCGGCGGCCAATCGGGAACCGAAGGTCTGCTGGCCGCTGGTGAGCGCACCGCTGGCCAGATGCCCCGTGAACGCGGGGACAGCGGCGGCCGAGTGGTGGGTGCCCACGTAGAACACGGCACCGGCCCCGGCGAGCGCGAGCACCTTCTTCAGCCCCACGGCGGTTTCACCTCAGTGTCCCGGCGGCGCAGATGCTCTGCGCGACGGTCAGGATGTGGTCGGGGCCGATCACGGTGGAGCGCTCGCACAGCATCCGCAGGACCAGCGTCCGCTTCGGTGCCTGCGCCTGGCCGCCCTCGGTGAGCCACTGCGCCCATTTCCTGACCGGCCCCTTGATCTGCCCGCGCAGCCAGTCCGCGCGGCCCGCGTCGGCGCCGAGGACGTGGATCCCGCAGGCGATAGCGGCGCACTCGGCGGCGTACACCCATTCGGCGTAGCGGCAGTCCGGGTCGAGGCCGGGGACACCGGTCCACCACGGGATCGCTGAGGTGCCCGGCACGGTCGGCAGTCCCTGCTGCGGGATCGGCATAGGTGCCCCCTCAAACTCGTCGGCTGCGCTGCGCCGGTGATCCAGAACGGTCATCGGTTCTCCTCGGTGCTGCTGGCCGCCTTGAGGCTGGCCAGGGTTTCGGTGAGCTCGTCCGTCTTGACGAGCACGTCACGGGCCTTTGACCCCTCCGACGGGCCGACGATGTTCCGGCTCTCCATCAGGTCCATCAGCCGGCCGGCCTTCGCGAACCCGACGCGGAGTTTGCGCTGCAGCATCGACGTGGACCCGAACTGCGTGGACACCACCAGTTCCGTCGCCTGGACGAGCAGGTCGAGGTCGTCGCCGATCTCGGTGTCGGTGTCCCGGTTCCGGTCCGGTGCGACAGCAGTCAGCAGGTCGTCGCGGTACTCGGGGCGCTTCTGCTTCTTGCAGTGCGCCACGATGGCCCGGATTTCCTTCTCCGTCACGAAAGCGTTCTGGAGCCGCATCGGGGTCTTCGAGCCCATCGGGGAAAACAGGGCGTCACCCTCGCCGATGAGCTTCTCGGCGCCGGGCTGGTCGAGGATCACGCGGGAATCGGTGAGGCTGGAGGTGGCGAACGCGAGCCGGGACGGGACGTTGGCCTTGATCAGGCCCGTCACCACATCCACGCTGGGCCGCTGGGTGGCGAGGGCCAGGTGGACGCCGGCGGCACGGGCGAGCTGGGTGATGCGGACCACGGAATCTTCCACGTCCCGGGGGGCGACCATCATCAGGTCGGCGAGCTCGTCCACGATGATCAGCAGGTACGGGTACGGCCGGTAGACCCGCTCGCTGCCGGGCGGGGCGGTCAGCTTCCCGGCCCTCACCGCCCGGTTGAAGTCGTCGACGTGCCGGAACCCGGACGCGGCGAGGTCTTCGTAACGGCGTTCCATCTCGGCCACCACCCATTCCAGGGCTTCGGCTGCCTTCTTCGGCTCGGTGATGATCGGGGACAGCAGATGCGGGATGCCCTCATAGATCGACAGCTCGACCCGCTTCGGGTCGATGAGGATCATGCGGACGTCCTCAGGAGTCGCCCGGGTCAGGACCGACGTGATCAGGCCGTTGATGCAGACGCTCTTACCCGAGCCGGTCGCCCCCGCGATCAGCAGGTGCGGCATTTTCGTCAGGTTCGCCAGCACCGTCCGGCCCTCAACGTCCTTCCCCAGGCCCACGATCATCGGATGCTGGTCGGCCATGGCCGCCGGTGACTTCAGGACATCGCCGAGGGACACGATCTCCTTGACCGCGTTCGGGATCTCCACGCCGATCGCGGACTTCCCGGGGATCGGGGAAATGATCCGCACGTCCGGGGTCTTCGCCGCGTAGGCGATGTTCTTCGACAGCGCCGTGACCCGCTCCACCTTCACCGCCGGGCCCAGCTCGATCTCATACCGGGTGACCTGCGGGCCGCGCATGGAGCCAGTCACCTGGGCGTCCACGTTGAACTGCTCGAGCACGTCCGACAGTGCGGCGGTGATGGTTTTGCTGGCGGCGGCGAGCCGTTCCGGGGCGACCGGGGGTGCGGGGGTGAAGTCGGCGAGGCCGGGCGGGGTGTAGTCGTCTTCACCGAGGGCTCCCTGCCGCACCGGGCCGCCCTGAGGCGCGGCCTGCGGGACGTGGACGGGTTCGGGTTCCGTCACCGGCTCCCAGCCCGTCTCGTCCGCCTCGTCGGCCGGGGGCGGGACGGGGGCGTCGCGGCGGGCTTCGTGGGCGTGCCCGCCAGCCAGCAGGCCACCCGCGAGCAGCAGCACGATCATCCACGCGGCGGGCCCGGTGACGATACCCGCGAGCAGCAGCCACAGCACCCCGCCGGCCAGGGACACGATGGCACGCAGCCGGGCCGGGGTGCCCTTACGGGTGCGGCGGAACACCCGCCACGTAGCCACGGCACCCGGGACCGCGGTCAGCAGCAGCCGCACCTCGAGCGCCGGGGCGCGGTGCACGACGGCGGCGTACAGCCAGAGCACGCCGAGCAGGAGGAACGGGCGGATGAACGGGCCGTGGTGCCGCCACATCAGGCGGACCATGCCCGGCTTGCGGGACAGGGGCTCAGGCCGCGCCGGTTCGGCGGGGGCCTCGCCGGGGAACAGGCCGTCGGGGACGACCTCTCCCTGGACGAGGCCGTCCCCGCTCCAGCTGCGTTCGACGCGGCCCATCGGTCAGGCCCCCGAGTGGGCGATGATCGCGGGGGTCTGCGTGAAACCGCCGCCGGTACCCGAGACGACCGCGCTCCAGTTCATCGCGATCAGCAGGCCGAACACGGTCAGGCCCACGGTGACCACCAGCGGGCGGACGTGATGGTTGGACTTGCCGCCACCCTGGCCACCGCCGCCGATGGCCTTCAGGCCCAGCGGGGTCTTGTGCTCACCGCGGATCACGTCGAAGTAGAAGAACGCCGTGAAGCCGACCGCGCCGATGATGATGCCCAGCAGGATCGGGCCGCTGCCGATCGGATGCCCGAGCGCGGCCAGCATCGAGGGGACGCCGGCGAGGAGGCACAGGACGGCGAGCGCGGCGAGGATCGCGGTGGCGCGGGGGGCCTTGTGGCGCACGAGCCCGACCACGGCGAGCGTGCCGAACACGGCGCCGAGGAAAAGCGGGTCGTAGTTCACTGGATTTCCTTTCAGGGGTGAATGTGAATGTGCGGGACGACAGCGAACACGAAAACGAGGACGGCCGCGATAAGCCCCGCGACACGGAGCGCCCTATCCAGGGCCGCATAAAGAATCAGAAGCGGGATCTGGAGAATCCCCGTAATCGCGTAAAAGACGACCCCGGTACCCGCGATGAACTTGGCGGCTTTGCCGTCCAGGTCCGGCGGCACCCATCCCCGCGACTTGATGTAGGCGCGATGCTCGGCCAGTGATCCCGGCTTTCCGTGGTAGAGGGAATGACCGAGCCGGTCCGGGTGAAGCCACAACTGCCCGGCCCCGTTCGCGGCGAGTTCCGCCCAGTGCCGGATGGCGAGATGGGCGTGCTCGGCGGGCGACAGCGGGACGACGACAGCGTTACTGGCGGCAGGGCCCGTAACGGGCTCCCCGGTGTTACCCGTAACGCTGAGCGGCGTCAGGGGAAGCGTTACGGGGCCAGTAACGGGCTGCGTAACGGGCTCCTGGCCAGCGTTACGGGGAACGGTGTCCGTAACGGCGGGCAGCGCGAACAGGGTGCGCGTAACGCGGTTGCCGTTGCTGTGGGCCATGACTCTCTCGTCTCGGGTTGGTCGTCTCAGGGGTGCCGTACGTTGCTACCGGGCTTGGCCACCCAGCCGCCGCCGGGCAGCTTCGGCGGGTTGTACCGGTACTCGTCGCCCGGGTGGTTGCCGTGGATCTGGTGGGTGCGGTCCGCGAGTTCGTGGATGATCTGCCACCGGAACCCCTCGGCGTCCTGGGGGCGGCGGAGCTGGCAGTCCCGCAGTTCCGCCCTGGCCCACTCGAAGGCCCGCTGCAGCGCGATCTCCGCCGTGGGGGCGTTGTTGATGTGGTCGATGTGCCACTTGCGGCCGTTCGACACGGACTGCGGGGTGGTCAGCACGGCACGCTCCGTATGCGGGAAGGAGTAAAATCACGCGCGCCCGTCGGGTCCGCGCCCGTCGGGCGAGGCCGGACCCCTCTTCCGGAAGGGGCACCGCTCCCCGGGGGAGGGGCCATCTGGCGGGCCGCCGCACGGGGCCGGCGGGGAATCGCGGGAATTTCCCCCCAATTCCGGGCCGTGCGGGGGGTGCCGTGGATGCCGTGCAGGCACCCCCACGGACGGCCGGTTAGGCACCGGGACGGGAAGGCCATCTCAGCCCACCGCCCCGGCGTCGTCACTGACCCCCGCCGCGGCCCTGGCTTCCGCCTTGACCTGACGCAGCATCGCCGTCGCCGTGGCGATGGCGATCCCGCTGCCGCCGCCGAGGAGCTTCAGCTGCGGCATGAGCTTGCGGACACTCAGGGCGTCGCCCTGGTCGGCGTACAGGTTGCGGACCTCCGTGAGCCACTCCCCCTCTGTGCGCTTCCGGAGCCCCTCCCCCACGGCGTCCGTTTCCGGCGTAACGGGCGGCGGCGTTACTGGCACCGCTCCCCCGGCAGCCGGGGCCGTTACGGGGAGCGCGGGCTCTGGCGTTACTGCCGCCGCGACCTGAGTGTTACCGCCGCTCCCCTGCCGCCGCGTTACCGCCTTGACGGTGGTGAGCTTCCGCACCCGGTCCAGCACCTCGTCCATGTTCACGCCGGACTCCACCATCCACACCAAGTCGGGGTCGGCCTGGTCGCGCCAATCGGTGCCGTAGAAATCGGCGAGGCGGATAAAGGAAAGCTCAACGTCAATTACGGACTGCGGGAGATTACTGTCCGTCCAGAGCTTTTTCCGCCGCCAGATAGCGAACGTCTGAATTGGCGCGAGAGTCCAGCGGGCGAATGGAATGCGCTCGTCCCGCTTCCGCTGCCTTTCCGCCTCGGCCGCATCCGTCCGGTACAGCAGGACGTATTGCGCGGCTTCCATGATGATGACGAACAGCACCGGGGCGGCGACGCGGAGGCCGACGCCGATGGGGCGGGGCCAGCCGGCGGCACCGTTCGCGGCGATCACCGCGATGGCGAAGAACCGCGCCACCATCCCGAACCACCACACCGGCTTCTTCAGCCAGATGAGCCCGATGTTGATGATGATCGCGCCGAAGAGCCCGCCGTCGAGGCCGATCGGCGTCCAGCGGGCCAGCGGCACGCCGTAGGTGGCCGCCAGGTGGGACACGGTTTCGTAGGAGGCCGCGGCGGAGTAGACGGCGAGACCGGCCGCGACAATGGCGACGACGGTGACGACCGCCTTCACCTGCCAGTTACTGAGGTCTGAATGCTTTCCCATGCCCGGAATCCTCTCCCTGTTGCCGTGTGGTTGCGGGTAATCCGGGGTCAGGCGGCGAGTTGCGCCGGCTCACGCACCGGGAGCGGTGCGGCGGCCGGGCGGGGCAGGGCCGCGGTGCGCTGCCGCCGCTTGACGATCAGGCCGCAGCCGAACACGAGCACGACCACCAGGACGCCAGCGACGGGGCGGAACCGGGACGCCAGCGACGCGAGCTCGCCGAGCAGCGTGATCGACGCGAACGGGGCCGCGATCAGTGCGGCCCTGGTGAGCCGGTGACGGGTCTGGTTGGATACGGGCACGATCTCTCCTTCAGGGGATGGGGTCTGCGGGGGCCCGGCGGTTGCTTGGCCGCGTTGCCGGGCTCTCGCTTTAACGGCTGGCGGGTGCGGACCGGCCGCGGCTCTTGCGCATGGTGATGAGGACCAGGCCGATCAGCGCGCCGATGATGAAGATGACGACGGGGCTGGTGGAGTGCAGCGACGGGCCACCGCCGGCCTGGACGGTGGACGGATGGGCGACGGTGAAACTGCACTTCCAGTTCGCCAGCAGGTTGCTGGTCCGGGTGCTGCACGCCTGAGCGGCGGCGGCGACGGGTTCGATGCTCACGTGCTGTCTCCTTCGGGAGGTCCGGCCCGGTGCCAGGTGACGCCGGGGGGTCTTGGGTTAGGCGCGGCGACCGCCGCCGGCGAGCCGGAGGAGCCCGAAGATGACCAGCGCGATGAACCCGAGCGCGACGTACATGGCCATGCTCTGGTGCTGGTTGGCGTAGTTGTCGACGGGGGCGTAGGCGAGGACGTGGGTGGGGTGCATGGACTTTTTCTCCTTTGGTTAACCCGGCACCGTTCGGGCCGGGAGTCTTCGGTCTTCGGTTAGCCGCGTGCGCGCTGCGCGCGGGCACGCTTACGGACGCGGGCGAAGTGCCAGTTGCCTTCGGCGAGGATCGCCGCGCAGATGATGACCCCGGTGAGGATGGCCTCACTGTGGCTGTGGCTGTAGATCCAGAACAGGAAGATCGCCGCCGCGACGGTGATGGCGGGTATCACTTGCTGACCCCCTTGACGATCTTGAGGACGGCCATGCCCAGCGCGACCGTCACCAGCGTGTAGATGACCGTGGAACGCGCCGGCTCGGAATGGTTGGCCGCCACGGCACCGAAGTTGGCGACCACGGCGCTCAGCTGCGCCTGCAGCCAGGGGAGGATGCCGTCGAAGTTCACGGCCGCACCTCCATGTGCACGCCGTGCACTACGAACAGCCAGTAGCCGATGAGGAAGACGGCGAGGCCGATGGCCCAGCCGAGAAGGCGAGCGCGGATCATGACGCCTCCCCGATGATCTCGACGTCGGCCGGGAAGACCACGCCCTCGTCGCTGATCTCGATCTCGCCGAACGTGTCGTCCCAGCGGATCTCGGCCGAGTCGCCCACGACCCGGATGGTCCCGGTCATGTCCCACTTGATGTGGCGGATACGGGTGCGGTCGGTCAGGTCGGCCATGGTGGTCATGCCGCCTCCCGCTTCATGTTCCGGCGCTCCCGCTCGGAGAAGCCACCCCAGATGCCCCAGATCTCGTCGTTGTCCACCGCGAACTCCAGGCATTCCGCCCGGACCTCACAGCCAGCGCAGATCTTCTTGGCCGGGCGATCCAGGCCACCGTTCTCCGGGAAGAAAATTTCCGTATCGACCTCGGCGCACCGGGCCCGGTCCTGCCAGCGGCTCTCAGCGGCCACCTCAAGATCAGCGGCCTGGACGCGGTGACCGTGCTGCCCGGCGTCGCAGTGGTAGACGACCGGGCCGAGCGACAGGGGCAGGCTGTGCATCGGGCAGAGGGGGACCGGGAGGGCGAGCGCGGTCAGGGGGAGGGTCATGACACATCCTCCTTCGCGCGCTGGACCGCGCCGACCAGCAGGTGCAGGCCCTTCGCCTCGTCGCTGTCCGGCGGGAACCCGAACGCGAGCAGCGCGGCCTCGGCGAGGTGACCGTCTACGAACCGGCCAGCCTCGGGCAGCGTGCACTCGGCGACGGTGGCGGCGGAAGTCAGGTGCCCGAGGGCCTTGCGCAGCGCCCTGACGGCGGTGTCGGCCTGCGGGTCACCGTGCGGGTCGCCGGGCTGGCCCGGGAAACAGGCGGGGCTGTCGTCCCCGTTGCGGTGGCGGCCGGTGTAGCCCTGGTCCTCGTTCACAGCCGCACCCCGTCAATGGTCAGTTCGGCAGCGACAACATGCAGGACGGCATCGAAGTGGCCGGATGCCTCACTGCCGGGGCCGAGCGCGGGGACAGCGGTGAGGCGGGCCCGAGCGATAGCGAACCGGGCGTCGTCGATGCGGCCCTCGTCCGCGGCACGGGCCGCGGTGCCGAGCGCTTCGGCCGCTTCATGCAGGGCGGTCAGGTTGACGCTCATGCGGCACCGCCGGGGACAGCAGACAGGTGCCGGGGACGGTCCGCGGCCTGCGGGAGGCCGTGGCGCCGGGCACATTCGGCGTAGCCGCGCTGGAACGCTTCCTCCAGCTGGCCCGCGAAGTTCAGCAGCGCGGCTTCCTGGCGTTCCTCCGTGCCGGCGAGACGGACACGCGCCGGGTGTGCCGGGGTTTGGACGGGGGGTGCTGTTAGGGTGGCCATTGAGTGCTCCTTCAGCGAGGCGTTGCTCAGTTGCAGTCACGGCGGTCTTAGCGTCTTCAGCGCTAGGGCCGCCTTTTGCGTATACGGAAGTCATCACGCCGCCACTCCCTCGGCCAGTTCGGCGACGAGGGCCCGGACTTCCGCCTCGCGGTAGCGGCGGTGGCCGCCCGGGGTGCGGTTCGCGTGGAGCAGCCCGGCCTTGGCCCACTTCCGCAGGGCTCGCGTCGAGGCGGGGAACAGCGCTGCGGCCTCGGCGGGCATCAGCCACTTCCCGGGGCCGCTGGCGCGGTCTGCGTTCTCGTCCAAGGTTCTTCCGTCCCATTCAGCCGATTCGGCCACTCGTGGCGGTTCTTCCGTGTGTTCCGTCTGTAGACATGGAATCACTATGCATGCATAGTGTCAAGAGGAGACCACGAGGGAGGCTTGTTGTACTGTGATCACAAAGCTTGCAAGGCCGTACATAGCGCCGAAGGGGCCACCGGGTGACCGATCAGGAACCGCCGGAATACCTCCGCGTGGCGGACTGGGTTCTCGACGGGATCGCGTCTGGGGCCATTGGAGCCGACGGCATCACCCTGACGGGGATCGAGGCGGCCACGGGAGCCGGGCGCGGGACATCGCGGGCCGCTGTCGACTGGCTCAAGCATCAGCGGGTCTTGCAGGGGCGCCAGGGGCGCCCGTATCAAGTCCTGCTCAGCGCCGAGGATGCCCGCGAGCGCCGCTTGGATGTACGCCCGATCGAGGAACAGATCGCGGGGCTGCGTTCACAGGTCGCCGGGCTTCAAGAGGAAGTTGGCATCCTTCGCAGGCGCATGGGCCAGATGGAAGCCGACCTTGCCAGCGCAGCCGAAGAGCCGCACGGTGGCAAGCGTGAGCGCGCAACGACGGCGGCCGACGGTGGGCGACGGTAGCGCCGAGGTCGTCAGCATCGGAGTCGGTGGCACGCGTCATATCGACTACAGCCGGCAGGCGTGTGTTCAGGTCACCGCGGCGCGGCTCAAGCTCGGAATGGACTACGAAGAGTTCTCCGGCTTCATCCTGCGGGAAACCAAGCGGGACATGCTGCCCGAGACCATCGAGGCATGGGAGGGCGGCAGCCGTCCGCCCAGCGATGTGGTCATGGCGTGCTTCGCGGTTACGCAAGGCCTGCCCGCGCTGGACGTGCCGCTGCTGGCTGACGTTCCGCCCCAGTTCCCTGCCGGATTGCTGGCCGGCCCGTGGGTGACGGTCTATGAGTTCCCGTCAATGGGCGTCGCCCGCCGCCACGCCGACATAGCCACCATCACCGCCGTCGGCACCGGCCGCATCCGGGCCGCCAATCACCCACCCGAGCCACGCAGCGAGGGCCGGTCCGTCGGCTTTCGCAACGAGATCGTCGCGGACCTGCACGGCCGGCACCTGCTGGGCTGCTACATGAACACGTCCGACCGGAGATACCACGGCGTCGTGCAACTGGCCGTCCACTCGGGCGAGACCGTCATGGAAGGCATCTACGGCGGCGTCGGCAGTGACGTCGAGGTGTCGGATGGCCGGTGGAAGTGGGTCCGGCTCGACGCCGGCCCGGCCGAGGTGACTGGGATCGTCCTGCGTGACCCGGTGGAGCTTTACGAGCTGGTGATGTCCCGTGACCGCAACGACGCGCCGCTGATGCTGGCCGACATTGGAGAGGAACGCTGATGCTGACCAAGGACGACGTGCGCGAGGTCATCGCCGTCTACATCAAGGCGTGGCAGGAGCAGGACCCGGATTTGATCTGCACGATCTTCACCGAAGACGCAACCTACTGGGAGCGGGTCATGAAGCCCGTCACCATCGGCGACCGTGAGGCCATCCGCGCCTACTGGAAAGACAAGGTAGTCGGGGCTCAGGCCAACATCACGTGCGAGCTGCTGGCCGTGTACCTGGACGGCGACACGGCCACGGCGGAATGGCTGGCCGAGTTCGACGATGTGGCCCAGGGCGTGCGGAAGCGGATGCGGGAGGTGGCCATCCTTGAGTTCGACGGGCGGCTCATCCGGTCTTTGCGGGAATTCTGGAGTTCGGAACCGGTGGGCTCACTGGCGGCGGTCGATGGCCAGTGAAACAACGAACGGCGCTCTACCACGTGTTCGGCGACGCTGACCGGCTGCTCTACATCGGCATCAGCTATGACTTCGGCGGTCGCTGGAAGCAGCACGCAAGGAAGCAGCCGTGGTGGGACGAGCATCGCCGGATGACGGTCTACTGGTACGACTCGCGGCCAGAAGCGGCGAGGGCTGAGATCGCAGCCATCAAGGCCGAGCGGCCGAAGTACAACAAGAAGCACGCCGTGACGGACAGCCCGCGCCCCTACCGGAAGCGCACGAGCAAGCCAAAACCGAAGCCGAAGTTTCGCCACGTCGAGGGACCTGACGGAATTGGCTGGACGATACCCGGATCCTCCAAGTTGGCGTTCAACGCCAAGTCGGCCGAGTTGCACGCTGCGGCCTCGTGGAGTCAGGGAAGTGACGGCATCGGCTACGGGGATTCGCGGACGATCCCGAACGCTCTGGACGGAACGTGAACGCCGTGGGACGCTCCGTGAGTGCACGCAGCGCTGATCCCCGGCATCATGATCGGTGTCCTGGCAGGCTGGCGGTGGAAACACGCACACCGGGCCTGGCGGGACTGGAAGTCGGCAGCGGCAGCGGTCCCCGTCCTGCGGAGGCTGTTCCGGCGGCACGCGCTCCTGAGCCTGCTGTGGGGTGCCGCGGTGATCGTCGCGGTCGTCGTGGTGCTGCACCTGTGACCAGCGGCGACACGCCGGGCCACCTTACAGCACTACTCGCGGCACGCTTTGTGATATAGCTACTGGTATGGACATGGCGGAGAAGACCCGCGAGAACCGGGTGCGGCGGGTCGCGCAGCGACGGGGGCTGGAACTCCAGCGGTACCGCGCCCGCGACCGCCGCCACGTGCTGTACGGCACATATCAGCTCACGCGGCCGGACGGTTCCGTCTACGCCGCAGGGAACCATGAGGCGTTCGGCCATCAGTACGGGCTGAGCCTCGATGAGGCCGAAGAGATCCTCGATAAGGAGCAACGATGAACGATCACACGAGATGGTGGCTCACACTGCCACCGTGCTCCACCTGCGGTGAATCGCACGTGCTGATCGACTGCACGCAACGCCTGCCGTGGGAAGTTAGCGACCGAGCCTGATGCCTCGCACACATCCCGTCTCGCTTGGCCAGCGGTTCGGCCGGTGGACTGTGGTTGGCCCGGAACGCCGCCTCGGAACGGAAGGCTGGCGGGCGCGCGAGCATGGCCGCGACTGCCGGTGTGATTGCGGCATCGTCAAGCTGGTGAGACTGTGCGCCCTTACCAGCGGGCACTCGCAATCCTGCGGATGCCTCCGGATCACAACCGGCAAGCGGCTGCGCAAGATGCGAGCGCCGAATCGTACGCACGGCTTGTCGAAGCATCCGCTCTACTGCACGTGGCGGGCTATGCGCCGACGCTGCGGGAGCCCGCGCGACAAGGGATGGCACCTCTACGGTGGCCGGGGCATCACGGTCTACGTCGAGTGGCGCGATGACCCGACCGCGTTCATTGCTTGGATCGAAGCAACCCTCGGGCCGAAGCCGATCGGCGGATCGCTTGATCGGATCGAAGGTGACGGCAATTACGAGCCCGGGAACCTGCGGTGGGCAACCTCCGCCGAACAGATAGCCAACAGGCGCCAGGCGGCATGGCTTAGCGAACGGTACTGGGAGACCATCCTCGCCGCACTAGGCGAGGCTGACTCACCGGAAGCTCGCGAAGCTTACGCAGTGCTCTCGGCTCAACTCAAGCCGGCCGCATGACACGCCGGCTACGCGAGAAGGGGACGCCCGGACTGTCGGCGCGGCATGATAGGGGGCACGACTCGCCAGGAGATACTGCCCCCCGGAACGTAAAAAAAGCCCCCCGTAATGGGGAGCATCGCACAACAGAATCCACCTGGAATCCCAGCCCCTGAAGGTTGGCGCCCGATGTAGCTGGCGATTCCTGATCCGATCCACAGCACCCGGCGAACCGGGCCTTTGCTGTACTCCAAGGGAGTTGAATCAACATAACACGGGACGCAAGCGGGCGCGCAACTCCCGCAGACGACGGCCCCGGCGTGTCGGGCCAGCCCCCGTCGCGGGAGGCATCGTGACCGCGATACGCAGCGTTCGCGCTGCCGAAGGCAAGTTCGTCCAAATCTCCAACGCCGCGCTTCAGGATGAGCGCCTCAGCTGGCGTGCCCGCGGCGTCCTCGCGTTCGTCCTTTCCCTGCCGCCGGATCACGTCCTCACGGCCAAGTGGCTGGAGTCCCAGGCGCCTGACGGCCGCGAGGCGGTCCGGGGCGCACTGCGCGAGCTCGGGCAATGTGGCTATTACCGGCGCGACCGGCGGAAGGGCCCGCGGGGGATCTGGGTGTGGGATCAGGTTCTCAGCGATGAGGCGATCGTGACCAGCGGCGAGGATGGCGCATCGCCGCTGGTCACCACGACATACGGCTTCCCGTCGGTCGGGAAGCCGTCAGACGGGAACCCGTCAGATAAAGAACTAAAGACGGAAGACCCAAAAACGAAAGATCGATCCGCGCGGGCGCGCGAGGCTGACCCGCCTGTGGATAACTCAGGCTCCATGACCGACATGATCATTTCTGAGATTGAAGAACGAACCCAGGTCAGGGTCAGCCGGGACCACGCCGCGCAGGTCGCACGCCAGATCCTCGGCCGCGCCTCGTCGCCGCCCCGCAAGCCGCTGGTGTTCGTGCGCACCGCGATCCGGCGGGAAGAAGACCCGCAGAACTTCGTGCCCACGAACACGCCCCCGCCGTACCGGGCCGCGCCAGCGCCTGCCAAGCCGCCCGCCGACGCCGACCCGTGGGCGACGCCACCACCGGCCCGGAGCGATGATCCGCCTCCGCTCGGGGTCCTGCTGTCGGCAATCACCCGCGAAAGGATGACGGGGAATTGCGCCCCAACTGCGATTTAGCCGGGCCAGAATCAGGAAATCCCGGGTTACCGGGCCTCAAAGGGGAGGGGAAAGAAATGACAGGTGAACCAGAGGATCAGGTGCCGCGCAAGCTCGCCTACGAGCAGGCCCACCCGGGGGTGACCATCCTGCCGCCCGATCCGGGCGACCGCCGGTGGCGGGCCGTCTACGACGGCACACTGCTGCCAATCCGCACGCTGGACCTCCCCGAGCTGCTCGACAGGCTTGAGGAAGCGGGGGATCCGCGGGCCGCTGGTGCATGCCCGCTGACGCTGCCGTGGCGTCCCGGCCGGCAGGTCAACCGGCACATGTACGCCCAGTTGGGTGACGGGCCGGACCGCCAGGACCCGTACGTCGGGACGGTGGAGACAGCGGATCTGGCCGCGCACATCTGCGCGGTGCACAACGAGCGGCTGGGGCGGGAATCTGTGACCGGCGGGGGAGACTGAGGACATGACCTTCACGCTCTATCCGGCCGGGGACTGCACCCATTGCGGCGACGCCATCAACGAGCAGCACCTGACTGAGTTCGTCGCGGGCGAGTCCGGTTTGGGCAGCCGCCCGGTGACGGTGCTGGTGCACACAGAGTCTGGCCATGAGCGCTGCACTGGCCGTGACACCGTGGCGGAGCGCCGGGAGGGCGCTCCAAGCGGGCGGCCGGTCCTGCCGCCGCTGACTGCGGAGAACGTGAGCAACTACATCCGTAATCGGCACACACCTGGCACCGCGCCTGGATTGTCGTAGGCCCGCGTTACCGTTCCCTTGGCCGCCCGCCGGGGAAACGCCGGGTACACGGCGCCCGGATGGGCGGCCACCGCTGGCGGGGAGCATGGCCGGGCTGGTCCTGGCCGTGCCCCGCTCGCCGTAGCGCATCATGGAGCCATGGGCTACCGCGACACACGACGCATCGTCGTCGCCGGGGACTGGCACGGCAACACCGACTGGGCACTGCACGTTATCGGGATGGCCGCCGAACGGCTGGACGACAAGAACCCGCTGGCCTCGCGGATCATCCTGCACCTTGGCGACTTCGGCGTCTGGCCGGGCGACGCGGGGCGGAAGTACCTGCGGCAGGTGAGCGAAGCGCTGGAAGCCGCCGACATGGTGCTGTGGTTCGTGGACGGCAACCACGAGGACTTCCCGCAGATGCATGAGGCGGTCGAGCAGAACAAGCGCATGTTCGGCGGCGGCATCGGGGTAACCGAGATCTCGCCGGGCATCTACTGGCAGCCGCGCGGAACCCGGTGGATGTGGCACGGCCGGACCTGGCTGGCGCTCGGTGGCGGGGTGAGCCTGGACAAGGCCATCCGCACCGAGGGCAGGAACTGGTGGCCCGAGGAAGAGATCACCGCCGAGCAGGAGCGGGCTGTCATCGCGGACGGGCCGGCTGATGTGATGGTCACCCACGACTGCCCATCCGGCGTGAAGCACACGTTCCCGCCCCCGCCTGCGTTCTGGGATGTGCGGGATCTCGCACGCAGCGACGCGCATCAGGAGCGCCTGCAGCGGGTGGTGGGCGCCGTACAGCCGTCCCACCTGATGCACGGGCACCTGCACCGCTCATACCAGCGTGTATGTGACTTCGGCTATGGCCCGGTCGAGGTGACTGGGCTGGACTGCGATGAGGGTGACGGTGCTAACTGGGCGGTGCTCGACGTCAAGACCATGATCTGGGAGGCGTAATGCCGCGGATGCTCGGCCGCTATCAGGCGCCCGGCTGCTGCCCCGGCACGCGCGCTGGCCGCGACCCCGGCCCGGACTGCTCGGGTGGCGGGTCGATGGGCGCACGGGCTGCGAAGCGGAAGGAGGCGCGGCTGATGGACCCTGAGATCAGCGAGGAACTGGCACAGGAGATCCCGCCGTCCCGCTTGACACGGGGCCGCACCATTCGCTTACGCTATGTAGCGGAAAGATAGCGGCCCGACCATCCCTGATTGCCCAGGCACCTCCTTCCCCCGGAGACCTGCAGTCCGCGCGGGCAGGCCGTAACGCCCGGCCAGCGAGGGGTCCGCCCACCCGGATCCCCTCGCTGGCCGGGTTTTTTCATGCCCTGGTTGGTAGACGTGGCACACGTAGCATGGTCTGCTAAAAGAGTCCGGTCAGATACGGCTTTAGCGGGCGGAGGTGGCGGGTATGCGCATCGAGTGGGGATGACCTCCGCGAATCCCGCCGGACAGGGAAGGGGAACCCTGATGAGCATCGACTGGGATTGACCGTTCCATCAACGACGAGGCCCCGCCGGGCTGGCAGCCGGCCGGGGCCTCTCTCGTGCCGTACGCCTCTCACCTGGGCTTGGTTGACCGATACACCAGGGGTTTCCGTGTCACAGAGAGGCCGGAGTCCGTGACAGGACGTGGCTGGCATGACTAGGCTGGCATGGTACGCAATTGCGTAACTCGGTACAGGGGGGGAACCCTGGTGGGCGTCGATCAGCTTCCGCATACACCCGGCCAGATCGGGCAGCGCATCCCCGACCCCGTACGCGCCCACTCCCGGCTGCTGGCCCTGCAAGGCGACTTCCCCGCCTACAACATCGCCCCCGTCACCGTCCACGGGGAAACCTGCTACTTCGCCACCGCCCGCCACGACCGCATGTGGCCCGACTGGGCCCAGTCGGCGACCCTCGGCGGGCTCCGCGCGAAACTCGAGCAGACCCTGATGCCGTTCGACGCGACCGTCCCGAACATCGCCCGCGTCCACGACTGCCTCCTCGGCGGGAAAGACAACTTCGCCGCCGACCGGGCACACGCCGCCATGATCCTGGACCGCCAGCCCCGCGCCGGGGCTCTCGCCGCGGGCAGCAAGAGTTTCGTGACCCGGGCTGTCCGGTGGGCGGCGGGGGAGGGGATCGGGCAGTTCATTGATGCGGGGACGGGCCTGCCGACTGTGCCGCGGCGGTGGGGCGGGGGCCCGGAGTGGCTGCCGGTCCATGAGGCGGCCAGGGCCGTGAACCCGGACGCCCGGACCGTGTACGCCGACTATGACCCGATGGTCCTGGCCCACGCCCGCGCGATCCTCGCCGACGGCCCGGACGTGGACGTCACCGGCGCCGACGTCCGCGACCCGCACGCCCTGCTGGCCAGGGGCGAGGTCCGGGGCCTGTTCCGCATGGCCGAGCCGGTGTGCGTGGTCCTCGGCAACGTTCTGCACCACCTGGACGCCGCCTGCGCCCGTGACGTGGTGGCCGGGTTCGCCTCGGCGCTGGTCCCCGGCTCCTGCATCATCGTCGCGGTGTGGCATCAGGACGGGGAAGCGGGGGATAAGTTCGCGGCGGTGTGCAGCGAACGCGGCCCGAGGGTGTGGAACCATACCCGGGCGCAGATCGGCGGTATGTTCGACGGCCTGGAGATGGTGCCGCCGGGCCTGGTGGACGCGCAGGCGTGGCCCCGACCGGGCGGGCCGGTGGCGTCGGTGAAGGATTCGGTGATTCTCGGTGGTGTCGGCCGCCGGGTGGGGTAGAACTATCTTCCGCACGGCCGGGGCACTGGCGACCTAGGGGGCGGCCACCCGGCCGTGCGGGTAAAGCCTGGCCGCTGGCGGTGACCTATCCGATCCCTATCTCCCCACGGGTATCTGACGGACAACTCCGCCGGCGGCCGGTTACTTTCCCGGATCGCTTGATCACCAGATGTTGCGGCGGTTATTCTCGCCGGATGGCGCGCGGGGGGTCGCCTACACAAGCGCTTGGCTCCCCCCGCCCGCCCCCATAGGGGGAAGGCGCGGTGTTGTACTACGACCGCAAGGGCCAGCCCATCGACCTGATGACGTGGGCGCGCAAGCATGAGGACCACGATTACAGGACGGTCGCGCAGCACTGGGTGCGCGGCTGGATGGTGTCCACCGTCTGGATCGGCATCGACCACAGCTTCAGCCCGTTCGGCCATGGGCCGCCGGTCATCTTCGAGACGATGATCTTCCCGCCCGGTGATGAGGCTGGTGGCGAGAGCGTGTGGGGCGAGCAGTACATGGAGCGGTACGCCACCGAGGAAGCCGCGCACGCTGGCCATGACCAGGCGCTCTCCTGGGTGCGGGAGAAGCTCGGGGACGACGCCGTGAACGACATCATCTCCCCGGCACAGTTCTCCGACCCGTGGACGCCGCCGGATGACCTGTCCGGGGCCTGACTCACCCGCCGCCGAGGACCGGCGGCAGCGAGACCGGGACTGACGGCACCGGGATGACGGACGGCAGCACAGACGGCACCGTCACCGGCAGGCCCCCTCGGCGGTGACGGCCGCCGTCACGCGGCCTCGTGAGCCCGCCCACGCCCTGCCCGAGCCCGTGCACCGTCCGCCGCGCATGCCGCACCACCGGGGCCGCGGCCTCGGCGACAGCCGACACGGGGACGCTGATCTGGACCGGCGGGATGTCAGGGACAGCGGGAACGGATGGGATGACCGGAGCGACAGGGACGTCCGGGACGGGTACGGCGGTCACCGCAGGGAGCGTCTGGGCGGACGCGGACGGGGCCGGGCTGGCTGAGTTCACCGCCGCACCTGCTGGTGCCTGCCGGGACGGCCACAGGGCCGCCGGGGACGTGACCGCCGACGCCGGGGTCACGGGCATCGCCGCCGCCGCGGGCGGGGGAGAGCCGGCCAGGTGGATGGTGGACGGGGCCAGCGCCACCGTCACCCCGCCCGCGACCACCGTCACCCCAGCAGCGACGGTGACCCCCGCAGCGGTCGAATGGGCGGCGGTGTACCGGGCGAACGCCGCACCCGCCGACGTGACCGTCCGCGCGGACCCGGCGAGCCGCAGCGCGGCGAACGCGGCCACCCCGCCGACCCCGGGGACAGCGGACAGGTGCCTGCGGTGCCGGTGACGGCCAGACGGTGCGGTGAGGGGCAGGCCGTAGCGGCGGGCGCATTCAGCCCACCCGCGGACCCGGCCCCGCTCGAACGCCTCTTCCAGCTGGGTGGCGAAGTTCGCCAGCCCGGCGGTCCAGCGTTCCTCGGCCTCCTGCCGGGCGCGCTCGGTCTCGGCCAGCTGCCGTTCAAGGTCGTCGTCGTTCCTGCTGCTGTCTGGCATAGGCGTGCGTATCCCCCCCGGGAAACGAGGCTCTGGCCATGCAGGCGCGGGGACTGGACGCGCACGGTCAGCGAATGTGTGTGATGTGTTACGGGTGGCCTAGAGGGACAGGCTAATACCCGGCGGGGCAGGTGATCTAGCCGCCGGCGGCAGCTACCTCGGCCTCAGCGCGCGGGCGGGGGACTTCCCACCGGTCCGTGCCGCCGGCGTCCTGCCGGTTCCGCCGCCGCCACCACGCGATCATCGGCACCAGTTCGCTGATGGGGACCTTGGCGCCGGCGAGAGCGTTCCAGTTCCGGGCGTCGTCGGTGATCACACCGGGGACACTGCTGGGGAAGATCACCTCACCGGGAGTGCCGGGCGGGTGCCGTTTCACCTCAGCCCACACGGCGGCCTCGTCCTGGTCGGCTTCGGGCAGGGACTCAAGCGCGGTGGCCTCACCGGCGAACACGGCGGCGATAGACGCCTGGGTGACCTGGTAGGCGCGGCTGATCACGGCGGTGTCGTCACCAGTGAGGGTGGCGCGCTGGCCGTTTTCCACGTCCCGGGCGAGTGCGGCGCTGATGCCGCGGGCGGCGCAGAACACGTCCCGGGCATGCCAGCCGTCGGCGAGGCGGTGCTCGGCGAGGAGATCGCCGAGGCGTCGGGCGGCGGCGGCGCGCAGGACGGCGGCGGCACCGGCCCGGCCGGCGTCTTCCAGCTGCCGGGGGGTGACGGGGTACCCGGCGGCGGTGACTGTGGCGGCCATGAGGGCGAGTGTCTCGTCGGAGGCCCGCATGGGAACCCGCTTGCCGCGCCGGCCGCCGTACCCGGTTTCCACGCACCGCCAGTAGGGGGCGCTGATTTTCCCGCCGGAGGCTCTCGCCTGGGCGGCGGCGGCCTCAGCGGTGAAGCGGGGGATGACAGCGTTGCGTGCCCGGCGGATGAGGACGGCTTCGGCCGGCGGGGGTGTCTCTGGCTGCATGCGCGGTTGCTCCCTGGTTGCGTCGGCTACGCAAAGACTAAGGGAGATATGTCTGATTCCCAACACTCCTGGGGCACGCCGGCGTTTCGGCGGCACCTGTCAGACATTGGCTAGCGAGGCGGCTTGAAGTTTATCTAGTCGTCGCATAGTCTGCCCGTATGAGCGAAAGCTACGACCCCGCCAAACTGAAGCGCCTGCGCGAAGAGGCTTACCTCACCCAGGCGGAGCTTGGCTTCAAAGCCCACGTGACCTCGACGCATATTTCAAAGCTGGAACGGGGCGTGATCCCCGCGGTCACCGCGAAGACCCTGGTGAAGCTGGCTAAGGCACTGAACCGCAAGCCGGCGGACCTGCAGCCCGACGCGCCCCGCGAAACCAGCGTGCCACTCGAAGCCGCCGCGTGAGCGGCCATTAGACGTAAAAAACCCCGGCCGCTGCTGACGACCGGGGGCGGGATCAAGCCGCGCATTCATTCTACCAACGAAGGGATCAAGCCCCATGGGGCACGAAGATCTGCAATACGAGAGGCTCCTGACTCCCGCCGAGGTGGCGGCGACCTTCAGGGTCGACGTCAAAACAGTCAGCCGCTGGGCCAAGGCCGGCAAGATCACAGCGCTCCGCACGCTCGGCGGCCACCGCCGGTACCGCGAATCCGAGGTCACCGCGCTGCTCAACGGCACGGACACCCGGCCCGGGGCGGTCACCGTCACCGTCGCCGCCCGGCACATCCTCGCCGGTGACATCCGCAACCCGGCCCGGCACCCCATCGCGCTGGCCATCAGCGAGACGATCGCCCGGCCGGTGACGGTCACCTACGGCTCCGCGACGGTCCTGTTCCGGGACGGCGGCGGCACCGTGGACCTCCCCGAGGTGGCCGCGAAGTTCAAGCGGGCACTGGAGTCCGGTGAGCCGGTCAGCCCGGTCACTTTCGTCATCGCGGTCCCGTCCGGGGAGCGTGCGGCATGACCGGGCCAGAGCACTACCAGATCGCCGAGCAGTTGCTCGGAAACGTCACCCAGGTCCAGCACTACGGGCCGCCCGTGATCCTCGCCGAGAACGGCTCGGCCGTGATCGCCGCCGCCCAGGTGCACGCCACGCTCGCCCTGGCCGCCGCCACCGCGCTGCCTCAGGTCGGCGAGATGCCCGTCACCGACCACGACGCCTGGAGCGAAGCGGTTCGCGCACCGGAAGCCGGAGGCACCGCATGAGCGAGCCAGTTCTCTACCACGGCTGGACCGACCACGAGAAGGCCCTCGCCGCAGCCGGGACCGGTGAGCGGACCGGGCTCGTCTCCGCACTGACCAGCGTCGCCGTGTTCACCGCGACCCACCTGGACGCCCCCATCCCCCCGCACGTGGTCATGAACATCCCCATCCCGGCCGGCCCGGATGAGGACCGCCGCGCCGCCGTCGATGAGGTCGCCCGCCTGTACGGCGTCCACGCCGAGACCACGGTGGACGGCTGCTACATCGCCGCCCGCCACTTCGGTGACGTCACGGTCGAGGCCCACTACACCCCGGCCGCCGCGCAGGCAGAGAACCGCCAGCGCGCCCTCTACGGCATTAAGGACGCAGCCGCATGAGCATCCTCTTCCGTCACGGCCGCCACGCGGCACCTTCCGGCGGCCCCATGTTCGACCTCCCGGAACTGGCCCACGAGCCGGCCACCGAGACCATCACCATAGTGACGGCCGGCGCATCACCGGACGACACGCAGATGTTCCCGGCGCCTCTGCCGTACCGCAAGGTGCGCCGGGTCCGGCCAGTGCCGCAGCCCTCAGCGGTCCGGGTCGCTCTGCACATCACCGGGCGGACCCTCATCGGGGACAGCATCCCCGACGAGATCGGCCGGTTCACCCTCACCTGCGGCCACTGTGCCGTCTCCTACGCCGACACCGCCGCAGGCACCTTCCACGCCCTCCGCGACAGTGCCCGCGCCGCCGGGTGGCGGCAAGACCTGTTCGGCTCCTGGGTGTGCGTCCGGGACGTCCGCTCCAACCCGCTGTTCATCCCGCAGATGCCGCTCGCTGTGAGGGCCGCCTGATGGCCATCCCGATGACCGCCAAGGCTGACCCGTCACCTGTCATCGGCACCACCGCCGGGGCGCACGCCCTGCTCGCCGCCGTCAAACGCGCGGACTGGCCAGCCGGACCGGCAGCCAGCCGGGCGATCCTCGACACGATCCACAGCCTCGCCACCGCCATCACCAACGTTGAGGCCCTCGACGAGGGCATCCACTGGTCCGCGATCTACCACGAGCTGGACAGCGATGAGCCCGAGCGGGAGGCGGCCCGGATCGCCGCCCAGGATCTCGCCGACACCACTGACGCCGCGCGGAAAGTGTTCGCGGACCTCGGCATCGACCTGACGCACCGAACGGAGAGGGCAGCATGAGCGCCGACATCTGGACCGAACTCCGCAAGCCCTTCCCGGCCGAGGAAGTCGGCAAGCTTCCCCGCGTCACCTGCCCCAACTGCAGCGACCGGCGCAAGGACTGCAACGAGCACAAGAAGTCCAAGTGCAAGGTCTGTGACGCCTACGTCTCCGAACGGCACATCCACATCGACTACGTGGGCCACGCCGACGTCACGAGCCGCCTGCTCGCCGCTGACCCGGAGTGGAACTGGGAGCCCAAGGCCGAGGACGAGCACGGCATGCCTGCGTTCGACACTGACGACAGCGGCAACCCGGTCGGACTGTGGATCAAGCTCACGGCCGGCGGCGTGACCCGGCTCGGCTACGGCTCGGTGCCATCTGGCCAGCCGGACGCTGTGAAGGTGCTCATCGGCGACGCCCTGCGGAACGCGGCGATGAGGTTCGGCGTGGCCCTGGATCTGTGGGCCAAGGGCGACCGGGCAGACCCGACAGCGGAGAATGCCACCGCCTCGGCCGGCAAGGCAAGCCGGGGCCGCAACGCTGACCCGTTCGAGGACGCCACCCCCGCCAGGCCACGGCAGAACGCCGACCGCGGCCAGGTCGCCCGTCCCACCGTGCAGGCCGCACCCGACCCTGACGCGGAGATCGACGATGAAGCGCAGGCGCTCGCCGACGAGGCCGCCACTTGCCTCAGCGTGAACGAGCTGCGGGAGATCCACGCCAAGGTGCTGGCGAAGGGCAAGCTCCGCGCCTACGTCGCCGACCCGTCGAGCGGCACCAAGGGCCAGCTCGGGCCGTACCTGAACTTCCGCAAGAAGGTGCTGGAAGACACCGACGCCGCATGGAACGACCTGTACAAGGCGGCCGAGGCGCACCGGATGGAAGTCGGCGCGGTTGAGGATCACGTCCGCAAGGTGTCCGGCAAGACAGTGGAAGGCGCAACCGCAGCCGATGTCCGCAAGGCCATCGACGCCCTGAAGGCAGCAGCCTGATGTCTTTCATCGACGAGGTGATCAAGCGGGCGCGCGACCATGACGCCGCGCGCCCGCGGTCGACCCAGACCGCCGTCGGCTGGTCCGAGGTGGGCGGCTGCCGCTCCGCGCTCGGCTACCGGCTCGACGGGGCGTGGGCCACCGACGAGACAGACACGTGGGCCGCGCAGCGCGGCACCGCCCTGCATGAGTACCTGGAGCCGATCCTCACCGGGCCGGGCGTCCGCACCGAAGTGGACACCGAGTACCGGGGTATCCCCGGTCACGCCGACCTCGTTGACGCTGTGTCCGTCACGGACATCAAGACCAAGACGCTGGCCAACTCGAAGACGTGGCGGGACAAGCCGGCCACGATGCGGCAGGCCCGCATCCAGGCCCACGGGTACGCCGCCGGGCTCATCGCCGCGGGCGAGCTTCCGCCGGACTGCACGGTCCGGCTGCTGGTGATCCCCGTGGACGGCACGTTCGCCGACTGGTGGTGCTACGAGGAGCAGTTCGACCGGGCGCTCGCCGATGAGGGCGCCGACCGGCTCGACGAGGTGCGCGCCCTCATGGCGGCCGGGGAGCCGCTGCCGAAAGACAAGCCGTTCGCGTTCTGCGAGAACTACTGCTCGTTCTTCTCGCTGTGCCGCGACCCTTCGGCGAGGCGGGCGGGTGAGGTGATCACCGACCCGGAACTGGCCGGTGCGGTCGCCCGGTACGGGGAGATCAACGCCATCGTCGGCCCGCTCGGCAAGGAGAAGGAAAGCCTCGCCCCGATGATCCGCGGCCTGCGCGGCACGGCCGGGGAGTGGCGTATCTCCCTCGGCGAGCCCGGCGAGGACAAGGACGCCATCGACGAGGCCCGCATCCGCGCCGAGTACGAGGCCCGCGGCGAGACGGTCCCCATGGTCACCAGGCCCGGCAACGCGCCGCGCCTGACCGTCACCCGGATCAAGACACCAGCGCAGCGGAAGAAGGCCGCATGAGCGAGGTTCTCAACCCGGTCGACGCCGAGGGCAAGATCCAGGAACTGTCCGAGCGGATCGCCAGGGGCGTCGGGGTCGTCACCAACGCTGAACGGGAGGCGCGGGGCAAGAAGCGCGCTTTCGACCTGGCCTACGCCCACGCCTACAAGAAGGCCGACGGACCGGCGCACGAGCGCAGGTACACCGCGGACATTCAGGCGATGCCGTTCCGCGAGGAAGCCGACACCGCCGAGATCGCATTCAAGCACGCCGAACGAACCGCGAAGGCGCTGGAGAAGGAACTCCTCGCGTGGCAATCGATCAACAGCAATCTGCGGGCGATGTACGGCGCGGCAGGGGTGGGGCAACGATGAAACGCACCGGCATGAAGCCCCGCACCGAGCCCATGGCCCGCACACCCATCCGCCGGTTCAAGGTGATCGACGGGGACGGGGCACCAGTCATCCAGATCCCGCAGCAGCGGACCCCGATCAAGGCGGTCAGCCTCAAACGAGCCCGCCAGAACCGGGAACGCGCCGCCATGGCCGACCGGCTTTACCCCGACCGCCGTGAAGGGACCGTCATGTGCGCGGTCCCCTGGTGCCCGCGCCTCGCCGACGATTTGCACGAACCGAAAAGCCGCGCCAGGGGCGGAGCTATTACCGACGAGAACAACGCCGAGCCGCTGTGCCGCAAACATCATGATCAGGTCACATTCGCGCCGGAGAACCAGCTCCAGTGGGCTTATGACCTGGGCCTCTTGGTCCACTCATGGAACGACGGAGGACCCGCCGCATGACCACCGCCCGCATCGCGGCCTGGGCCGACACTTGGCGGCAGATCCCCCGCGCCTGCGACCTAGCCAAATGCAAATGGCGTGGCCCGTTCCCGACCAGCGAACACAAGCCTGAACCGGCACTGGCCCGCGCACAGATGGACGGGAGCGCGACGCATGCCTAGCCCTCTCCGTGCCCGAGACTGCGAGGTCTGTGGTTTGCCATTCCAGGCGCGCGCAAAAAACCGCACCTGTGGCCGCAAGTGCGGGGCCATCCTGCGAGAACGCGAGCATCCATCCTCCGGGTCGTTGCGTGACTACCCCCCCGAGACCGTTCAGCTTGTTCGCGATCTTTACGAATCCGGGCTGACGGTGGCCGAGGTTCAAAGGAGGCTCCCGAAGGGATTCAAGGCGCAGAACATCATTCGTCGCTACCAGATCCCCACGCGCCCCCTAGGGAAGCGAGATCAGGCTGGACCTGCCAACTCCTTCTGGCGCGGCGACAGTGCTGGGCTTGCCGCTTTGCACCTGCGAGTTGAGGTGGCGCGAGGGAAACCCAAGCGGTGCGCTTGCTGCGATACGGACAATTCATCAGCGACGTATCAGTGGGCCAACCTGTCCGGCCACTACGAAGACGTCTACGACTACGCGCGCCTGTGTGTGCCATGTCATCTGCGACTTGATGCCCGGCGCCGGGCGGTACTGGGCCGTTCTACCCAGTCCCTCTTTAAGGAGGTGGTGGGAAATGTCTGAGTTGCGGATCGGTTCGCTTTGCTCAGGCTACTTACGAGGGCCTGGGCATGGCCGTGGAATCAGTCCTCGGCGGCGAGCTCGTTTGGGTGGCCGATAACGACCCGGGCGCGGCGAAGATCCTCGCCCACCGCTTCCCCGATGTGCCCAACTTGGGCGACATCACGGCCGCCGATTGGGCCGCGGCCGGGCCCGTGGACATCCTGACCGCCGGTTTCCCATGCCAGGACGTGTCCTGCGCCGGCGCACGTAAGGGCCTGCGGGCCGGTAACCGTACCGGCGTCTGGGCGTATGTGGCGCAGGCCATCGGCGTGCTGCGGCCGTCGATCGTCCTGCTGGAGAACGTGAGAGGACTGCTCAGTGCCGGAGCCGACAGCAACATGGAACCCTGCCCGTGGTGCATGGGAGAGTCCGGCGATGAGCATGCTCTGCGGGCATGCGGTGCCGTTCTCGGAGACCTGGCCGACCTCGGGTTCGATGCGGAGTGGGCAACTGTATCCGCCGCTGACGCAGGGGCACCCCACCGCCGCGAGCGGGTCTTCATCGTCGCTTGGCCTGCTGTCAACGCCGAGAGCTTCGGACGGGGGATGGGCGGGGGACGAGGACGGCAAGGGAGCCAGGGGCAGCAGCGCGGGCTGGGGGTTGCGGAACGAAGTGCGCGATCTGCTGCCGACCCCGAATGCGGGGAACTTCAACGACGGGGAGTCTCTGGAGTCCTGGGAGGCGCGCAGGCAGGCGAACTTGGCGAAAGGGATCAACGGGAACGGGCAGGGCACGCCGCTGGCGATAGCGGCGCAGCAGCTGCTCAAGACGCCGACTGCACAGCTCGCGGTGAACGGCGGCTCGCAGCACCCGGACAAACGGCGGGCGGGCGGCCATGGCCCGACGCTGGCCGATCAGGTGGAGCACCAGCTCCTGCCGACACCCGCGGCGAGGGACTGGAAGTCGGGGCAGTCGAATCTGATCGGGACGAACGCCAGGCCGCTGAACGAAGTTGTGGAGATGCTCCTGCCGACACCTACGGCCAGGACGCAGGATCGCACGCCGGAGGAAGCGGTGAGGAGGCACCTGCCGGGCCGGGCGATGGGCAGGAACGGCGGGGCGGCCCCCGACCTGGCGTCGGTTGCGGCACTCCTGCCGACGCCGAACACGATGGATTCACTGCCCGCCAGGACGCTGGAACAGGTGAAGGCCCGCAACAGGGGCAACGGGGATCATGGCGGGTCACCGCGGAACCTGCGGGAGACAGTGGTCAGCGAACTGCGTGGGGAACCTACGAGCCCGCCATCCGCCGATGGGAACGGGCAACCGGCCGCACCGCTCCCCGGCCAACTGAGCCTGGACGGACTGGAGAGCGCCTGAGCCCGAGGTTCGTGGAGTTCCTCATGGGCCTGCCTGACGGCTGGGTGACCGACGTTCCCGGCCTGTCCCGCAATGCCCAGCTCCACGCCCTGGGGAACGGGGTGGTTCCGCAGCAATGCGCCCTCGCGCTGCGACTCCTGCTGGGCATCCCGGACGAGAGCAGGAGGGCCGCATGAAGATCTGCGAACAGTGCGGCGGCGAGTACGGGAAGCGCCCAACTGAGGCTTACTGGCAGTACGAGGCGCGACGCTGCTGCAGCAAACGATGCAGCGGGCTGCTCCTGAACCGGCGTCTGCCGGATGGGCAGTTTGTCGGCCGGTACCGCCAGATCAAAACCCCTGACGGCAGGAAGATCCTTGAGCATCGCTACGTCATGGAACAGGCGCTAGGCCGCCGGCTCAAGCGCTGGGAGCAGGTTCACCACAAGAACCGCAACCGGCTGGACAATCGCCCCGAGAATCTCGAACTGGTCACATCCGAACAGCACGGCCATAGGCACACCCGGCACGCGACAGTCAAGGTTTGCGTCGTCTGCGGGACGCAGTTCACGCCCCATAAGACGAAGCGTCTGCGTCAGCAGACATGCAGCCCGGCATGCAGGGGCGAGCTGATCAGCCGGCGCAACGCGGAGCACACGGAATCAAAGGAATGCATCGTGTGCGGGACAGTCTTCCGGGGCCTCCTGCAGCAGAAGTCGTGCTCCGACATCTGCCGGGCTGAGCGGAACCGTCAGACCAAGCGGGCCCGCGAGCTTAGGAATGCCGCATGATGCCGCAGCAGGGTGCCGCGGCTATCCGGCTGCTGCTGCGGGCGCCCGAGGCTATGCGGTCGCTGCTGGCCCGCACGGAACCGGCGGTGGCCGCGTGAGCCCGATCCTGCCGCCCATCCGCACCGCGGCCAGTTACCAGATCATCCCGGACGGCTGCTGCTGCACCTGGGCGTGGCGGACATCCATGGACCCGTGGCGGTGGGAACTGAGCGTCCCGCACCCGTTCTGCCCCCTGCACAGCCCGCGGGACAGCCTCGAGGGGGGGCCGGTGTGACCGCCCGCAGCAAGCGCAAGGACCGCTGGGTGAAGTTCTGGGCCAGGCACCCGGACGCGCTCACCGCACCGATCGACGTCACCCTCCACCAGGCCCGGGAAGCATCAGTGTTCCTCGGCGGGATCGTCGCGGACGCCACCGAACTGCGGGAGCGCATGGAACAGCTCGGGTTCCTGCCCTCGGAGACCGCACCCGGCCCGTACCGCGCCGAGCATGGCGCCCCCTTCAACGCATACAGAAGGCCAGGATCATGAGTGTCGCTGTAGCCGCGATCATCGCGGAGAACATTGTCCTGCTCGCCGGAATCGGCGCCGGGTGGCATCTGCTGCGCCAGGGCGGCGGTGTGCAGGTGAAGGCCCCCCCGGTGCAGAAACAGGCACCGCAGGAAACCGGGCAGGCCGCGAACGTCCAGACCTTCGGGCGGGCGTCGTGACCAGCCCCAAGACTTCCGCATCCACGTCATCCACTGTCCCCGGGGGCGTGGATGCGGAACCAGCCCCGGTGGCCGCCGCGTGGGAAGCGCGTGCGGCCATCGGCCCATCCACCAGGGAGACCAATGCCGGGGAGCGGGAACAAGTGGCGGGACCTCGAGCAGGAACTGCACGGGGAACGGGAACCGGCCGTGAAGCCCGTGAAGCGCAGCAGGAAGCCACCCAGCCGGCGGACAGCACCGCCAGTCGTGGACGTGACCAACGCGGCGGAGCGGGCCAGCCAGGAGCCCGGGGGGCGCTCGCCGCGGCGATGAGCGAGGCCGGGCTTGAGAGCCACGTCCGCCGGTTCATCAAAGACCTGGGGCTGTGGGGATTCCACCCGTTCGACTCCCGGCGCAGCAAAGAGGGCTGGCCCGATTGGGCGATCGTCGGGAGCCGCATCATCTACCGCGAGCTGAAGGCCGAGCGGGGCAGGGTCTCACCGGCGCAGCGGACGGTGGGTGAACTGCTCACCGGGGCCGGGGGCGACTGGGCTGTGTGGCGGCCGTCGGACCTGATCTCAGGCCGGATCGCGCGGGAACTGACGGCTATCAGCGCGCTCAGGCAGCGGGCCGCGTGAGCGCGCGGTCAGGCGGCCTCGCGCTTGCGCTTCTCCGTCAGCCCGGCCGCCTCAAGGATGCGGTTCACCTGCGTCTGACGGACAGGCACCCGGGCTGTGATGTCCTCGATCTTCTCGCCGTCGATGCGCTCGGCGACGATGGCGGCGGCCAGTTCCTTCCGGGCGTCCGCGAACTGCGACTTGAGCCGCGTGTAGTTGCGCGATGCCTTCGCCGTCCGTGCCTTCGCTGCCTCGCTCATGAGATCCATGATGACACAGCCCTCCGGCATATCCATCGCGCCCTTCCCTCCGGTCTCCGGTGTGATCTTACGCTACGTTCTCCGTTAGGGTATAACATAGTGGAGAGATGAGCGCGACGTGAGGCAGGGACCGGTTCATATGAGCGGAAGGACAGCCGCAGGTGGCTATCGGCGTCATGACCTGGGCCTGGAATCACTCCAGGCCCCGCCGTGGCGCGCGCTGTACAGGCCAGGTGGCCTGATGGGCTGGCAGCTTGTCCGGGAGGCCGAGGATCGCGCCCCGGAAAGCCTCACGTGGCGTGAGCGCTTCGCGCTGTCCGTGCTTGCGAACGCTGCCATGGATTCAACGAGGGAATGCCCGCATGGCATTGAGGACAACCCTGACATTGTTCGCCGGCTCCGGCTGAACCGGACCGCTCGCTATGAGGTTATCGCTGCCCTGCGCGACAAGGGCGCGCTTATTCAGGTTGAGCGCGGGCGGAATGGCGTCCGCGCCGTTTATGCCATCGCGCCGTTTGCCACGCTGGCCCACTTGAAGGGTCCCGGAAACCCGGACGCTTCACCTGTGGATAACTCCGGGAAGCGTCCGGGTTCTACGGACCCTTCAAGCAACGTCCACCACCTGAAGGGTCCGGGTTCTACGGCTGAAGGGTCCCGGAAACCCGGACTGAAGGGTCCCGGAAACCCGGACCCCATAGGAGACGATAGAGACTCTGATGAGAAAAGAACGACTCTCGCGCGCGTACGCGAGGCGATGCTCACCGCCGTCCCTGACGCCACGCCCGATGAGATGGACGAAACAATCCGGGTTATCAAAACCAAGTTCAGCCCGAAGAACCTGCCAAGGTACGTCGAGACGCTGATAGAGCGCGACGACCTAATCGGCCTCTTCCCTTGCGGATATGGCGAACGGAAACATTCCGACCGCTGCCGCAATCGGGACTGCGATAAATGCACCTCCTCATGGTGCGAGGGCCGATGCCACTCCCGGACCACGAAGGGCGCGCGATCCGCATGACGATCATCAAGGCCCGGCCGACCCTGTACAAGGGCATCCAGATGCGGTCCCGCCTCGAAGCCGACTACGCGGCCGAACTGGACCGGTGGGGGTACCGCTGGGAGTACGAGCCGGAATGCTTCGCCAGCAGCGACGGGCAGTGGCTCCCCGATTTCGGTCGCAGCCACGGCTACAACGAGCCGCTCGCGGTATTCATCGAAGTCAAGCCCGCAGGTCCGCTCATGGAGTGGATTCCCGGCTCCATCGGGTTCGTGGAGCACGTGGACGCCATCTTGCGCCGCATGATGATCGCCCGGGCGAGCCGGCCCGACGCCTACCTCTGCCTGGTCTTCTGGAATTACGGCGACGGTGCATACCTGACGCTTCACAGTCGCCGCGGCGGCGATGCGTGGTACGCGGAATTCGACGCGCAGCCGATGTGGCTGCTCTGGTCCGGCATGGGTCAGTTCAGCCGGTGCAGGTCCGAAGACTTCACCCCTCTGGCGAAGGAGTCCGCATGACCGCTGACATCGGCACCCTGGCCCGCATCGCCTACGAGGCCGGGATCGCCCCCCTCGACTACGCCGAAGACGAGATCGTGCTGCACATCGCCGCCAGTGACGCGCTCGCCGCGGCCCGTGTCACGGACCCGGAACGGTTCGCCGGGTACCCGGCCCCGCGCCGTGATGTTCTCGCCCGCCGCATCCTCGCCGCCCTGCTCGACGCCGGCTGGGGAATGCCCGTCTGGCCCATCCCGGAACCGCACCAGGAGCCGTCATGACCGAGCCGTACTTACCGCCTACGTCAGCCCCAAGTTCAGCAGCGACAGGAGAAGTGACCCAATGAGCCGATTCGGGGACTACGACGATTACGAGGGTGAGCCTGAGCAGATCCTCGCGATGGGCCGCTGGCAGCGGAATGCTCGCGCGACCCTCAAAAGCAAGCGCGGCCGGAAGGCGCTCCGTGACATCCGCGAGGCGCTGCTGGCGCTGCCCGATCACCGGCTGATTGAGGGTGCGCTGTGCACCGTCGGTGGCCCGGCCCGGGTGCCCGATGTGGACGAGGAGGCTATCGCCGCGAAGATCGCCAAAAAGGCCGCCGACTACGCCCGGTGTGATCTCGACTGGACCGAGCAGGATGCAGCGAACACCGCCCGGTGGATGCGGGAGGACGTCGAGGAGGAGCGCGCAAGTGTCGCCTCGGCCATCGGGTCGGCGTCGCAGGGTGAGGGTGTCTGCCTGATCGGCGCGTACCTGTGGCACCAGAAGGTCAAGGGCGGCATGGCCCCGGCCGGGGCCTTCGCTGCGCTGCCGGCCGTGACTGGCCGCGACAGTGACCCGCTCCAGGAGACGGCCAAGCACGGGGAGGATGCCGGGCTGGCGTACACGCTGGCGTGGGAGCTGGCTTACCGCAACGACGAGACGTTTGGGAAGAAGACGCCCGAGGAGCGCTGGGAGGCGTTCGCCGCGTGGATCGACAACGAGCTCGGTGAGGAAGCAGCGGCGTCATGACCGGGCTGGATGGGGAAACCGAGCAGGCCATCCGTGCCCTCGTCTACCGCCTGAACGACCGCGGCGACGCCGACGTTGAGGTCATCGCCCGCTCGTTCATGACCGAGCTCAGGGCGCGTGGGTGGAGGCCGACGGAGGCCCGGACCCCATGGGACTACCGGAATCAGCCGCACGGGGAGGGCCTGCCGACGTCGGAGGAAACCCGGCTGCAGGTCGCGGAGACCCGCCGGCTGCTGGCTGAGGCGTCGATCCGGCGGCGGACCCTGGCCGCGAACCCGCCGAAGGGCGACGTCGCATGAGACACGTCAGTCAGTGGGCCAGCGAGCCGGCATGCCTCAGCTGCCCCGAGCCGCGCCCGGAAGACGCCTGGCGCAGGGGATGGCAGGGCCCGTACTGCGGGCGCTGCCGAAGCCGCTGGCGCCGCAACGGTTACCCGCCTGACGGGCCGCCGCCACCCCGCGTACGGGGCCGCAGCCGCACCCGGACCGGGCGGATAGAGGACTACGCCGAGCTCCGGTCCTGGGGTGAGCCGCCTGAGCGGGCCGCGGAACGTCTCCGTGTCTCGCTCCGTACCGCCCAGCGTTACGAGGCCGAACTGCGTGACCGTGACACGGAAAGGCTCGCCGCATGATGCCCGCTGATCACCTCGTGGCTCACGGCTGGACGGCCGGGGACCTCGCCGGGGTGGCCGAGTTCGCTGCGCACCGTTCATGGACCTACGCGACCCCGTTCCCGGACCGGTACGCAGCGGCCTGGTCAGCGGCAGCCGAAACCCTCCTGCTGGCCACCGAGCCGCCGCCGCGTGACGAGCTGCTGCGGGCGGCGCGTCTCGCCGTGGCGTACCTGAACCAGGCCGACCGCCAGTTCCACGGCCTGTCACGGGCGTCCGGCTTCACCCGTCCCGGCCCGGGGTTCGCCGGCTACTGGCATCAGCCTCCGCTGACCGGGTGGGAGGACGCGATCGTGGACCGGATCGCGCTAGGGCAGGTGTGGGAGGCGATCTCCCCGGCGCACCGCAGGGTCCTGGCGGCTCTCGCGGAGGCGGGGGATCAGGAAGGCGCGGCGAAGGCCCTGGGAACCACGTATGCGACGTACCGGTCGCGGTTGCGGCGGGCCCGGGAAGCGTTCCGGATCCTGTGGCATGAGGGGGAGACGGCGCCGGGGAAGCAGGGGATGGACCGGTCCTGCTACCGGCGGGGCGAAGTTGGGCGGGCGGCGTGATGCATACAGCTTGGCAAGGTCCATATGCTCCTGTAGGATTAGTGGCATGGATCAGGTAGGAATCGAGAAGGCGCGGACCAGCCTCGGCGAGCTCGTCGACCGGGCCCGCTTCACCGGCGAGCCAGCGACGATCACCCGGCAGGGTAAGCGGGTGGCCGTCCTCGTCAGCTCCGACTGGTACGACCGCGCTGAAGCCCTGATGGCCAAGTACGGCGAGAGTGAGGCGTGACCGATGAGCACCAAGCCACCTTCGGAGATGCAGATCCCGGAGCTGTACGCCGCCCTTGAGGCGGCTAAGGCCGACCTGAACATGCTGTCCGGGCAGGCCCGGGAAGCGCACCGCCGCTGGGCCGAGCTTGACCAGCGGCAGACCTGGAAGGCCGACGAGGTCCGTGAGCTTGAGCGGGAACTGCGCGCAGCCAACGACACCACGGGATCGGGCGATGAGCACTGACACCCCGCCTCGCAAAAAGTGGCGCGTCCACGACCGCGACGAGAACGGCGGCCCGGACAACCCGGTCACCGTTGGCTCGGAGAAGGCGGCGTTCCAGGACGTGGCCCGGGCCATCAACGGCAAGGGCCACGAGGCGTGGGTCTACCACTTCGAGGGCGGCCGGTGGCAGCTGTTCGAGAAGGTACCTGCCGACACGATCTGGCATGTCGCCGAACCCGTCACCGCCAAGGAGGCGCGAGAGATGAGCGCCGCCCGGATTTCCCTCAAGGACCACATCGAAGCGACCCTTACCGCCAACGGCTTCCACGGACTGGCAGTCACTGGAGGCCGGGGCGGCGCGGCCGGTGCGATTGTGGAGCCCGTCAAGAACGACCCCGACGTGCTGCGCATGCTCGGCAAGGTGGCGGGCGCGCTAGAGCGCAACGGCCTCATTGCCGAGCCACGCGCCGAAGGTTTGTACGTGACCACGGGAAACGCCAAGGAGGCGTCCCAGTGACCCGCTTCAGCCTGGACGATGACGTGGCCGTGGTCGAGCACAACCCCGCCACCCGCAAGCCCCGCGAGGGCGGCAAGGTCCACTACGCCACCATCACCGGCATCGCCGGCCTGTACTGCCAGGTCCGCTACGACGACCCGGGCGCATTCACTGGCCGCCGTGACACCTTCTGGCTGGAGTCCGGCTGGCGGACATGGGACGGCATGCGCCGCTGGCGTCTCGTCCCCGTGTGTCATCGCTGTGAGAAGCCCATCACCGGTATCCCCGTCACCGCAGGGGATGACCCGCTCGGGCGCCAGTGGTGCTCGGGGGAGTGCCTGGACGCTGCGGCTGAGGCGTCCTATGAGCAGCAGTACCGGCCGGGGGTGGCGACGTGAGCGGGCGCCGCGCCCCGGACGTGATCGGCGACGACGGCCGCGTCCGGGTCCTCTCCCGTCGCTGCGGCACGTGCCTGTTCCGCCGGGACCACCCGTTCGGCGAGGAACGTGCCGCCGAGGTTATCGAGACGAACGTCGCCCGCGGAGCGCTCCTGACGTGCCACGCCACACTCCCGTACGGGGAGCACCCGGATTTCGGGCCGGCTGTCTGCGCGGGATTCTGGGCCCAGCACGCCATGGCAACCGCAGCAGGGAGGATGGCCCGGTTCCTACTGGGCGTCACCCGGATATCGCCTCCCGGGCAAGGCGACGCGATGGCCGCCGCGGAGGGGGACGACTGAGCCATGACCATTGAGACGATCAGGAGCACCGACCTGGCGCGGGATCTGTCCCGCATCCTCGACGACGTTCTCGTGCTGCACGCGGACCGGCAGTTCGTGATCACGCGGTGGCGCCGCCCGGCGGGTGTTTTAGTGTCCCCCCAGTGGCACGCCGAGGCGGAAGAGGCCATCGCTACCGTGAGGGCCGCAGCGGGCGGGACAGCACCGGGCGGGCGTCCACGGCTGAGGGAAACGGAGCACGGCGATGGGTGACGACAATCCGACGAAGCCCCGGCCGTGGGTCATTCACTCACCCGGAGCCACGCACGATACCTACGGCATGGTGAGCGAGTATCCCGACGAACTGTCCTGCGGCGAGTGCATGAAAGCCGCCAATGTGTTCGTCGTCCCCTACCGCCAGGACGTGGAAGTCGCACCGGGGGTTGTCGTGCGCCTGCTGTCGACCGGCGATCAGCGGCTTCCCGACAACGCGGGCTTTGCTGCGGGCGCGTCGCTGCAAATCCTGTCGCCTAGAGGGGACGGCTCCTGATGGACACCAGCACCCGCCTCCGGGGTCATGGCCTGCAGTCTGAAGGCAAGCCCTTCGAGGACGACGGCCGCGGCGGTACACGCCGGACGGAACTTTACGGCGGGCCTGTCGGCTTCGGTCTCTGTGCCTGCGGTGAACGGTCGGGTGTGCTCGACTCCGACTACGCGCGCCGCGTGTGGCACCGGGGCCATAAAGACGAAGTGCGGGCAGCGACAGAGGGCGGCAGTGATGCGTGAGGCCACGGAGAAGACTCTCGGCCAAGTCGCGTTCGAGGCATACCGCGACCAGCTCGACGGCGTTCGGCCGTGGAGGGATGTCCGGGATCCGGAGCGTGAGGTCTGGGAAGCGACCGCGAATGCCGTAGCCGGCGAAGTGCGGGCAGTGCTGGAGGACAGTAATGGCTCGTAAACGGATCGTCTTGGAAGGGGCCACCGCAGAGGCGGTCGAACTGCTGGCCGAGTCGGCGGGGCTGTCGCTGGGGGAACTGCTCCTGCGTGCCCTCCGGCGTGAGGACGAGGCACAGCAAGCCGAGCGGGCCGCGGCGGGCGGCCCGTCATGAGGCGCCCCCGGTTGGTGACCGAAAACGGCACGGTTCCCCCGGTTCGACCTGGCCCCGCTGTACTGGCCGGCGATCTGGTGGATCGAAGCCGCCGTGACCGCCTCGATCGCCGGGTTCTGGTGGCCCGCGCACCGGCCCGTCAGCATCATCCTGGCCGCCGTCACTGTCGTGTTCGCGGCCACGGGTGCCTTCCTGTACTGGCGGGTGAACCGCAGCGACCGGATGCGCGTCCGGCGCGAGTTCCTGGCCATGGCCCGGACGATGCCGGCGAGTGACTGCCTGAACCGGGACGAGCATCTGGTGTTCTCCCGGATCATCAACAGCATCCTCGGCCTGAG